CCCCCCCCCCCCCCCCCCCCTACGTTGGCGCCTGTTATCCTACCTCATACTACCTTGGGTGCCTGGGTAGGAGAAACAACGACGCCCGCGTCGGAGGTCCGACGCGGGCGTCTGAGGTAGGTGGAAGGGCGGAAGGCTACGCCTTGAGAGCGTCGACAACGTCAGTGACGTCGGGAGCGAGCGCGGCACCGAGGAAAGAGATGTCCACGCCCTTGATCCCCCTGAAACGCTTCTCCGCCACGGGGATGGGGCTGGCGAAACGAATGAAGGAGCCGTGGACCTCGGTGCCATCGGGCTCCACGAGCCCCTTCTCCACGAGCTCATCGAGCGCCTTGTGCGCAGCCTTCGGAGCGCCCTCGGAGGTGGTCACGACGTACACCCCGCCCGGCCGACGCTTGCCGCACTTGCGCTTCTTTTCCACCACGAGCGCTTCCGGCCCCACCGGGGCGAAGTCCTTGACCGCCTCCAGCTTCTCTTCGTCTTCCTCGCCGGACATGATGTACTCGATGCGCTCCGGCACGAAGACACCGAACACCTGGGCGTTGGGCATCTCGCCCGTTCCGCCGCACGCGGGGCACATGTGCTTCTCCACCACCAGATCTGGATCGAACTTGGTCGGCTGGTGGAGCCAGTAGTTGTAGCGCCTGTAGTCCCAGACGTCGTCATCGACCAGCAGGACGTGTCCGCCCGTGCCCGTCTCGACGGACGCCCGCCCCTCACAGATGACGCACGCGGCGTCTCGCTCGTCCAACGTCCTGATCTTGGCCTCGCGCAGCGCGACGTAGCGCCTGTCGCCCTCGGGCGCCATCAGCTCCCATCCGGCGAAGCCAGCCGCCTCGGGCGCGTGGCGCTTGCGAACGCTGTCGATGGCCTCCTGGAGGGCGATACGCTCCACCGCGCGCTTCCGACACTCGGGGCACTCGACGGGGCCGATGCAATGGGCGCAGGCGGTGGTCTCGCCCTCGTCATGGGCCACGAAGATGGCGACGCCCGGCCGCATGAGCGCCTTCCCGGCATCGACCGACGGAAGGCGCTTGGAGATGCCCATCTCCACGGCTTCGTCGGTCCAGTCGCCGATGCCGGGGTAACTGTCGCTGCCGATCCACATCAGGTAGGCGCTCGTGATGGCCGGCTCGGGCGGCGGCGCGGGCTTCCTCTTGGTCTTGACGGGCTTGGGTGCGACGCTGGTCGTGGTGTCCATGGCTGGTCTCCTCGCTTCCAGGGAGAGCGTAGCGCGTCCGCTTCCACCCGTCTAGTGGGACGGCCAAAGAACACTGATAACTGTCGTCGGAGGTGGAAGCTACTCGGCAGCAGCTTCCTCGGGCTCGCCCTCGGTCGTGAACTTCACGAGCCCGAGGCGTTCCAGGTCGAATTCGTCGATGAGAGCATTGGCACCGACGTGGCAGCCCAGCTCCTGGTTGAGGATGGCGAGGGTTAGCCCGATGGCCGCGGGCGAGCGCCCGGCGGTCACCTTCTCCAGGATGGTCTTGATCCGAGCACGGGCCACCACCACGGCCACGGGCTCGCCTTCCTCGGCCGGCTGGGCTGCCTCGGGCTCCACGATAGCGTTCTTGATCGTGGTCTCCTCGGCCAAGTCGACCGTCGGCGGCGGAGGGGGCGGCACTTCCCCGGCCGGAGCGGAGCGCCGAAACCTCCGAACAGGCGGAGGCGCGGCCGGAGGCGGAGGGGCAGCAGGCTCTGGCAGCTCGGTGGCAGGCTCGGGCTCCTCGGCCGTCGCCTCCGCCTCGGACTCCACGGCGGTCTCTTCGGTCGCGTCCCTGTAGCCGTACTGGGGGCAGTCGGGATTGCGACAGAAGGCGTACGGGTCCTCAGGCCGGACCTTGGCGCCCTTCTCCATCGACTTGTAGAGCGCGCGGGCGCAGTCGGCGCACTTGGGGTGGGCGGCATGGACGGTCATGGCGTCACCTGAGCTCGATGGCGATCACGGTCATGAGCGGGATGGTGTCCGACGGATCGCCATTGAGCTCGATGTCCGTGATGACGTTCTGCTTACGGTTGTTGTACCTGATCTCACGCATGTGGATCGCAGTCAGCTTACCGCCGCGCACCACACCGTCGGACGTCTCCAGGTTCACGTACTTGCCGACGCCGTTGGCGATGTCGTTGAGCCAGCCGGCCACGTTCGGGTCCGGGCGGGCGACGGACACGCTTGCGCCCGCCTGGTGGTTATTCGCTGCCATCGTCTTTCCCCTGTTTCTTCCAGCACTCTTCCGAGCAGTGCGACTTATGTTTTGGAACCCAGTTACCACACGGGCACTGGGACTGTCGGAAGATGGAGAGCCCGTCCTTGACTCTGTTGAACAGAGTGCGCTCCGCCCCCGTCATGTAGGGCAGCTCCGGATTGAGCTTGAGCCACGAAGTGTGAATGATTCCCATCGTCCAAACGTCCCAATCGCCCCAATAGGGTAACGCGCGATTGGCGCGGACGGAAGGTCAAACGGGGCAACCGACTACGATTGCCCCATAGACATCAAAGCGTACAGTTCCGCAGGCGCCGCCAGCGACTGGAACTTGTACTTGCGAAGATGTTCCAGAACATCTCTCTGGCTCGCCTTCCCCGGAAGGCGCTCCACAGGAAGGTCGGTGCGTACCTGCGACACCTTGTAGTACAGAATCACATCGAGCGCGGCGGCGGCGACGAGCGCACGGAGGCGTGGCGTCAGCGGCCATCCTTCATCCTCGTTGATCGCCGCACGAAGCACCTTGTTCAGGCTACCATAGTGGTTGACGAGAGTCACGCCGGACTTCTTGCCAATGCCGTGGACGCCAGGCAAGTTATCCTTGCCTCCGACGAGCGCCTTGAGCGCCGCCATCTGTTCCGGGGCGACGCCATGCTTGGCGATGACTTCCTCCGGCGTGTAGATGTGGTCGCTGACGCCCTTGCTCTTGCCGCCACCCTTGAACTTCTGCTCCGGAGCGACCACGGACACCGAGCCTTCACGCACCAGTTGGCGAAGGTCGGAGTCACCGCTGTAGATGTAGACCGTCTCGCCTTTGCCCGCCCACTTCGTCGCAAGGTGGCCAACCACGTCGTCGCCTTCACACCCCACGCCCATGTACTGCTCGACGCCCATCGACACGAGCACCTGCTTGAGACGCTCCTCCTGGCCGATCATCTCGCGGATGAACTCCAGACGCTCTGCGTCCATCTCTTCGTCCTTGCCCTTGTATGACGGGTACAAATCGAATCGGAAGTTGCGAGGGCGTGGGCGACCGTCGGCGCGCTTGCCGTGTTGCCCCTCCCAAGTCACGGCGACCCTGCCGCCGTACTTGGCGTGGACTCGAATGGCGACGCTGAGGAAGCCATACATGCCTCCGGTCGGAACATCCTCGCCATCCAGCTCCACGGACAAGTCCGAGTGCGCGTCAGCTGTACGCCATAGCAAGTGGCGGCCATCGATGATGAGACGGTTACACCTCATGGCGCTTGTCTCCGGGCAGCGGAACGTAGTGGGCGATGCCGTGGATCTCCTCCCTCCACCACCGCTTCCCTCGGTTGTTCTCGCTGTACCATCGTTGACGCTCGATAGGGCACGCCGGAGCCTCGCCCCGGGCGCGCCACTTGGCCTCGATACGGAACCACTCCGCCAGCGCCGGATTGGCAGGCGCCTTCGGGTCGCAGCCGGGGCACCCGAGCCGGTGGTGAATGTCGTCCACCAGCCCGTGTGTGTAATACATGAACTCCAGCTGGCCCATCTTGGCCATGTCGTCGGTGTACTCGGTGATCCCGATGGCCGACGAGTGCTTGCTGACGGGCTTGTCCGAGTGCATCAGCTTGCCCGTCGGCGGATGTCCAGCGGCGACCGCCTCTTGGCCTTGGCCAGAGCGGGTCCGCCCGGCTTCTTTTCGGGCTCCATCGTGCTGCCGCACTTCAGACATCGGTCTAGCCTCTCAGGGTTTCGATGGTGGGAACAGCTAGCCTGGATCGTCTGAATCTCGATCAGCAGGCGTTGGACTTCGCCCTCTTCACGCTCGATGTCTCGGTGGCTGGCTTGCCCGAGTGGAAGCAGACGCCGCGCCTCCGCCAAGCGTCGCTCCGCCAGTCCAAGATCACGAACCAACTCCCAAGTGTTCGCCGCCATCGGAAGTCTCCTGGGCTTCCGTAACGGACGGACTCAAGGGCGCTGTCAAGTCTCGCGGCAGATCCACTCACGCGAGAGAAGCGACGTTGGATATGTCGCCGTAACTCGGTTGAACACCTGGATCTCTTTCGGCTGGAGCTGGTCCAGGCGGATGATGCCGAAGCGCAGCAACACCTCCGTCCAGACGAGCACGGCGATGGTGTACGCGTCGGCCAAGTCTTCCGACGTCCGCCGGGATGGATGCTTGCCCGTCTGAGGACCGTTGTATGCTCCGAAGTCCCACCCCCAACGGTCGGCAACGGCGGCTTCGATTGCGTCCTTGGGCGCTCCGCCGTTGAACGTCGCGAACATCTTCACGCTTACCGGATCGTGCAGCCGGAAGTGAACGCCCCTCTTCCACAGGAGCATCCTCGCCATGCCACCCACTTCACCGAGCTGATGAGCGCCTTGCCCTTCGTGCAACGCATAGTCTTCCACGCCCACGTAGTCAGGACCGGAAGCGAGCGGGACGCTGTCGAGCCACTCTTCAATCCACGCCAGACGCTTCATCGCCTTGGTGTGCTTGTCCGCCTTGCCGTCCAACGTCAATCGGTAGCCGATGCCATGGCACCTGCTAGCAGAGCCGGCTTGGTCGGTGTAGTACCAGAAGGTGTCGAGCGCTCCGTTGCGAAGTTGAACGACGGCTCCGTGGTTGAGAGATAGGTCCATGCCTTGGACTACAACGTCGCCGTCAACGTCGATGGCGGTCACGTTCAGGACTTCGCTCACAGGTCATTCTCCGGGCAAGCGGGGTTGAGGCACTCATACGTGACGATGTCGGCGTCGCTCTCTCCATCTCCGCTTACGGCACCGTTGGGATGCTCGTCATCGAGCGTGACGCTGATCTCTCGCGTGATCGTCTCGTTGAGCACTTGCCCGCACGTCTCGCAACGCATCACGCCACCTCCAGCGTTGACACGCCATCCTTCTTCACGACTGTGATCGCTCGCTCGAACACCTCAGCAACGTCTTGCTCGTGGCTGACGACGAAGATGGAGCCACGACGCGAACGAAGCGAGTGAAGCAAGTGGAGTACGCGCTGACGCCCCTCGGCATCGAGTCCGTCAAGACACTCATCGAGGCAAAGCAAGTCGATGAACGCACCTTCACGAGAGCAAGCGAGATCCATCAGCGCGAAGTCAGTAGCCACGGACATCTTCTTGAACTGCCCTCCGCTCGGAGGATAACCGTCCACTCCCTCGATGCTCCAGTTGATGCCGATCTCATCTCGATACTCGCCCTTGGCCTTGAGCTCTCGTTGGGTGCTGAACGTCATCGTGATGTCGCCATCGGCGAGCACTTCCAAGTAGTGGTTCGCGCGCTCGGTGAGATACGGCATCCACTTGTCGAGTGCGAACGAGGGCAACCCAGTCGGGCCGAAGCCGCGCATCCAGAACTCAAAGTGAGCTCGTCTGTTCGTGACGGCATCCAACTCCGCTTGCGTCGTCTCGATGAGCGCGTTGAGCTCATCGACGCGAGCACGCGCGGTCTCCAACCGAGACGTATGTGGATTGGTCTCTGCCGCGATGGACTTCGCTTCATCCAACTTCGCTCTTGCCGAGGCGGCGACGACATCGACACGACGGCCGTGATCGCGACCTTCGTTCAACTCATCAAGAGCGTTGGCGATCAAGTCATCGTGACGTCTGACTTCGCGTGAGGCTCGCCGGGCTGCGTCGCGCCTCTTGAACTCATCGGCAAGTGACGCGCGAGCAACGCTCAACCGCTTGCTCGCGTCATGCCACTCATCGGTCTTGGTCTCAAAGTCAGCGCGCATCTGAACGACGTGCTCATGCGCCGTGCTACCCTCCGCGAGAGAGCTGGAGCAAGTCGGGCACGTGCTCTCGCCCTCCAACGCAGCCAGACGTTCATCGATGCTCTGCGCCTCACGCTCTGCCGTGCGCACTTCCACGTCGATGTCGTTGACTCGCTCCTGGAGCGTAGTGATCGAAGCCTCGATGGCGTCGATGCCCGATGCTGACTTGGAGCGCTCCGCACGCTCGCTTCGGAGCGAAGCCAATCGCGTCTCGATGTCGTCCAAGTCGGGCGCACTCGCGCGGAGCGTCTTAGCTTCCGTCAGGAAGGCACGAGCGCTCTCCCGGGCGGCGACCACTCGGTCACGACGTTCATCGTCCCAGGCGCTGGTCTCTGCCTCCAGCCCATCCAAGTCGATCTCATCGACACGAGCCCGATACGTCGCGAGGGTTGCCGACAGCGATGACTCCGACCGTTTGAGGTCAAGGTTCTGCTCCTTGGTCCACGCGTGGCAGACACCGTAGATGTTCGTGCGGAGGATGCGTTGAAGAACTTCCTTGCGCTGGGCGTCAGTCACTTCCGGCTCTGCGAAGCGCTTGTTGTCGCGCTGAGCATACATGGAGGTGTTCCTGAACGCTTGGAAGTCGATTCCAAGCAGCTCGTTGATTCGCGCTTGAAGCTCGGTCCTGCTCCCGTCTTGTAGAGCACCGTCACGGTAGAGCCGGAGGCGAGGCGCGCCCTTTCGACGATCACGCTCCCATCGCCACGACGTCTCTCCGTCCGTCGCCTCTACCTTCGCGCTCGCGCACTTGGTACCCAAGCGGATGATCTTGTCAGGGTCCTCATCGTCGATAGTCTCACCGTACAACGCCCACGTGATGACCTTGAAGACGTTGGACTTGCCTGAGCCGTTGCTCTTGGCCGCCTCGGAGTCACAGTTGTGACCGCCGATCCATACCAGCCCCTGGCGATGGAGAGGCATCTCCAGTCGCTCGAATGAGCAGGCGTTAGTCGCGGTGACCGAAAGCAGATCCATACGCACCCACCTGGATGACTTCACGTCCGGAGATGACGGCGCTGCGATGACGTGACTTCTGTTCCTCAACCCACATCGCGTCGGTGACGTTGAATTGGAAGTCAGCCCTGGTGGCTCGCAGCGAGATGTTGAGAGCACGACCCTTCATTGGGTCGACTCCATAGGCTCGCTCGATGTCACGTGACCACAGCGTGATGATCTGTGCGAGGCGGTTCTTCAGCTGGTTCCACGATGGAGACGTGGGGTGGAAAAACTCCGTTGGAAAGACGATGCTGCCGTTGATCTCCTTCAGCACGGACTTAACATCCACGAGCAACGGGCCCGCGTGTGACATCAGCTTCCAAAGGCTCGGGTCCATCGACGCTTCAAGAGCGTCGTACTCATCGGCGCGGCGTCTGTATTCCTCCTCACGCTCAGCTGCCGTCGTGAACCTTGCCGCGAACGTCGTTGTCTCGGTCGGCAGCCGCAGCGACGGCTCCCGAACGAACAGCACCGGGGAAGAGGCGCCCGGACTCGCGATGTCTGGCCCCCGCTCGAAACGTCGGCGCATCTCATCGAGCTTCATGCCATCCTCCGGCGTGCCTCTTCCAGCGCCTGACGACCGATGCTCTTGAGCAAGTCGACGTCCAAACCATTCGTGTCAACGTCAGCGGAAGCAACGTAAGCATCCGCCATCGCCTCCGGCGTCATCGACGTCTCGACGGACGATGCGACCAGACGCTCTGAATGGTGGTAGATGGGACGATGTTTGGCCGAGGCTCGGATGCCTTCGCCCTTCAAACGTTCGATGTACTCATACACGGCCGGACGGACCGCCACCCACTCGGGCTGAGTGGCCTCGACGGTGACACGTAGGTAGTCGCCGGGGCGCGCCTCGTGCCGAGTCTTGGCCGCGCTTCCCCGCCACGCAGCGCTCCACATTAGCGGCGCACCGCCGTCCACGAACGTCTCGTCACGTTGCCCGTCGGAAGTGAAGTCCACGAGCCAGTACCCCGCGGCACGTCCCTCGTCATCCATGCGATGGTGCATGGGCGCTCCGAGGTATCGGCCCTTGTCGTCAGGGCCGAACATCTGCGGCGTATGGAAGTGCCCGCTGAGCACGTGGTCGAATCCATCACAGACTTCGTTCGCATCGAGCCCATCGTCGCATGTCCATCCGAGGTGCGTACACCCGAGGATGCTATGGTGTAGCAGCAGAACGTTGACGGGGCGTTCCGCCACATTCGCGGAACGGATGGCGCCCAACGCTCGCTCGGTGTGGCTGTACTCGACGGGATGGAAGCGCAACCAATCGTCGATATCGATGTACGCAGCAGCACTTCTCGCACCGATGTACTGGACGTCTCGACGCCCCATCTTGCCGAACGCTTCCACCGTAAACCGCCCGCCCGACGTCGACACCGCGTCGTGGTTGCCCGGCAGGATGTACTTGGGCCCAGGCAGCGACGTAATTGCCTCGACGGTAGCTGTAAGCGTCACCGCGTCGACCAGCGACTTGTCGAACAGGTCACCTAGAATGTAGGTGGCAGCGGGCTTCGCCTCCTTCACGGTCTGTTCCACGCGCGACCACAACGCCAGTTGGTCGTTGAGTCGGTCGGTCACGCCATCGGCGACCAGCTGCGCTTGAGGCAGCTTGTTCGACATATGGATGTCCGAGATGAACAGAGCACGATAGGAGTGAACCCGGGGCATCGTTCGCCTCACAGCCCGTACGCCGGGCAACCCTCGATACAGTCGCCCGGCGAGGCCAGGCAATCGTCGCTGTGGTGGATGACCTCGCCCGACTCTGCTGCCGCCTCCGCTTCCTCCACCCAGCCCATCTTGCTCCGGAGTGCCCAGTTGATGTCGGCCGTCATCGTCGCGTTGGCGGCAAGAGCCTTGGCCGCGGCGATGGCGCCGTTGCCGATGCGCTCATCGTTGTAGGAGAACCATCCGCCCGTCTTGACGACAATCTTCTGGGCGACTGCCGTCATGAGCAGGGAATAGTGGAAGTCGATGCCTTGGCCGTAGCGAACAAGGAAGCCTGCCTTGCGGAAGGGCGGGGCCACCTTGTTCTTCTTGGCCTGGGCCTCGCACATGTAACCGACCTTGATGGCGTCTTGGTCGTCGCCCGTCGTCGCGGCGCCATCCGCGGACTCTCGCGATGCCCCCGTGGGCGTGAGCTTGAGGATGATGCTGGCGTAGAATTTGGGCGCCTCGCCACCGGCAATCTCGTCAGGATCGCCGAACATGACGTTGAGCTTCTTGCGCACCTGGCTGATGAAGATCAGCGCCACATCCTCCTTGTAGCAGGCCGCGCAGAGCTTGGGCAACTCCGCGGACCAGATGCGCGCCTCCGGCGCCACGTGTGCGTCGCCGGGCTGCCCGTCGATGCGACACTTGGCGATGGCCGCGTTGATCGAGTCCAAGACGATGACGATGGGGACGCGACGCCCCAGACGCTGTCGGTGTGCAGCCGCCAAGTCGATGATCTTGTACATCATCTTGACGATGTCTTCCAGCGTACCGTCTTGGCTGATGATCAGACGGTTCACGTCCACGCCGATGGCAGCAGCGTACTCCGGATCCAGAGTGTGCTCCTTGTCGATGTAGACGGCCAAGCCGCCCTCTTGCTGACATTGGGCGACGATGTGTAGCGCCAGCGTCGTCTTCCCGCAACCCTCCTTGCCGTGGAGGATGGTCAACCGAGCGAGCGGGACGCCCCCACGTCCCAACGCGACGTCCAGACCAGGGCATTGCGTCGAGATGACACCCCTGATCTTGAACGCCATGGCATCCGAACCCACGAACATAGCGACGTCATCGCCGCCGCAGGCCGCTCGGATTCCTCCGAGGACCTCAACGGCGATGTCGTCATCTGCGAACGCGGGGGATGCGGCCGTGGCAGCGTCCGTGGCGGACGCTTTGGACTTCTTTTTGGCCGCCATGGGTGTGGACTACTTCTTGGCGACGATGGCGGGCTTGGCGGCGGGCTTGGCAGGAACGGCCGGCTTGGCCGCGGCAGGCTTCGCGGCGACGGGAGCGGGCTTCGCCGGAGCCGGGGCGGGCGTCGCCGCCGCCGCGGGCTTCGCCGCCGCGACGGCCGGCTTGGCGGCTGCCTTGGGCGGAGCGGTCATGCCCTTGAGCTCCGCCTCCAGCTCTTCCAGGCCCAGATCTTCGTCGGCCGGAGGCGCGGCCGGCTTGGCCGCGGGCTTGGCAGCCGCGGCTGCTGCCGGCTTCGCGGCGGGCGTCGCCTTGGCGGCGACGGCCGGCTTGGCAGGAGCAGGCGCCGGCTTGGCAGCGGCCGGCTTCGCCGGAGCCGGGGCGGGCTTCGGCGCGGGCTTGGCGGACGCCACCGCCTTCTTGGGCGGAGGGGGCGGAGGCTCCTCGGGCTCCTCGGCCACCTCTTCCTCCGCTTCTGCTTCTGCCTCCACCTCGGCCGTCTCCTCGGCCACCTCTTCCTCCGCCTCCGCGGGCTCCTCGGGCGTCTCCTCGGCTGCCTCTTCCTCCGCGGCGGCTTCCTCCGCCTCGGGCTCCGCCTCGGCCGCCGCCTGCTCGGCCAAGTAGATGGCCACGGGGCAGTCTTCCACGCAATCCTCGCCACCCGCCTCGATGCACTCCTGGGAGTGCTCGATGGTCTCCTGCTCCGCCTCCGCCTCGGCCGGCTCCTCGGACTCGCCAGCTGCCTCTGCCTCCAGCTCTGCTTCGTCGTCGGGCACCACTTCCTCGGGCTCGGGCGCCGGGGCAGCGCGCTTGGGGGCGGGCTTCGCCGCCGCCGTGCGCTTGGCCGGAGCCGGCGCGTCATCGTCGAATTCGGCCGCGTCACCGGACACCGCCGCTCCGGAGAGCAGGGCCTCCACCTCTGCGGGCGTCTTGAGGAAGTTGCCGACGATGCGCCACAGGTCACAGTCGCCGCCCACCTTCATCGCGTCGGCCAGCTTGGCGCGCAGGCCCTTCGACAGCACCATCGCCTTCTTGGCCGTCTCGGTGTGTACCTTGCCTTCGTACTTGGTGTTGCGGTCCTTGCCGGACTTGATGAGGCGGACCAGGATCGCCGCGTTCGGGTCCGTGATGTCGCCGTAGTCGAAGAACACGCCGGTGATGCCGTCGTACACCTGCTTGCCGCCGAAGTACACGCCCGGCTTCGGATTGGCCTCCATGCTCCAGAGAGACTTGGAATCCTTCCGGAAGCCCAGGACGGTCATGCCGAACATGAAGCGCGTCTGCGGGCGCATGTCGTCGATCTCGTCGTCCGTCAGCGTGCCGGAGGCCAGCGCCTCCGCCATCGGGCACACTTCGGGGATGCGGATCTTCTTGGCCTTGAACGCCTCCTTCAGGAAGGGATGGGCGATGACGGGGTTTTTCTCCTTGTCCAGGGAGACCACCATGGACTTGGACTTGCCGACGCCGTAGTGGACGGTCACCGGAATGTACGGCAACCCGGTCGTCGGGGCGAACGTGTCGTTGTCGCGGCACGGCGGGTGGATGTACACCAGCGTTTCGCCGTTCTCCAGCTGGATGAAGTCACCACCCCTCTGGTGTGACTCCGCATCCTCCCTCATCTTGTTGACATCTACACCCATCGCATCCTCCTTCAATCGTCCGACATCTTGTGGTGCTTCGCCATCGGCCCTTCCCGACGCGGGCGTGGCTCTGAATCTACGTCACCGGAGCCAGCGCGCGCTGACCGAGCCGGCCGGGGCGCTGCTGGCGTGTGGAGTCCAATCGTCTCCACCTCCGAACGCACGTTTGCTCCCTTGGATTGGAGCACATTCGCCTTCTTGGCGAAGGCATCGAACATGCCGCGAGCGGTGGCGATGTTTCCCTCGCAGCGGGCGATGTCAGCCTTGTGCTTCCTGAACTCGGCATCTCCATCGATGGCCGCCTTGACGCGCCACTCGGCCAGCGTCGCCGGGAGCCCCCCGACCTTGCGCGAGCGGAACGCCCTGTATGCGGCGTCCACCTCGATGAGCTCACGCTCCGCCTCGCCCATGACGCTCGCCCACCACGCCATCTGCGAGGCGACTTGAGTCATGTCGTTGCTGATGTCACTGATCACCAAGTCGGCGGTGTTCACCTCGACTTGTGTCCCCGCGACGACGATGATACGCTTGTTGAAGTCGACAGGCATCGTCAGCCCTCCTTGGTCGGCACGGCGGTGGCCTTCTTTCGCGGCGGGCGCTCCAAAAGGTTCTTGGCCGCCGTGGCTCGTCCCTTCTTGTATGACGCCATGTTCGCCAGCTTCTTTTTGACGAATGGAGCCGGCTTGAACATGATCGACAGCTGGTCTGAGAACGTCACGGGCTCGCCGCCCTGGATGACAGGACTCTGGACCGTTCGCCCCGGGATACGCTTGACCCTGAAGGAGCCGAAGTTGGGGATGGTGACGTGAGTCTCGTTGTCGTCGGCCAAGAGACCGAGGATGGTCGAGAACAGGCTCTTGGCGTCCTTCAGACTGATGTTCGCCTTCTTGGCCAACTCGTTCAACCCAGACATGACTTCCTCCGAGGGAAGGCCCTACGCCGTCCCGCCTGCGCCCGATGAAGCGTCCACATCCAACTCGCCGCCATCCAGCACCTCGGCTCTCTTCAGCCACTCGACGCGACCGCCCGTGTACAGATACGACCATCCCCGCCGCTTGTCCGGCTGTCGCTCCAGTTCCAGCTTCAGGAGCCGCCCAGCCTTGAACACGCGCTTGGCATCGACCCACACAGAAGCGAAGATGACCACCTCAATGTACCGAAGGTCGCCGCTGATCATACCGGCATACGCCATCAGACCGCCTTTACGGTCGTACTTGAGCTTGACGTTGGTCACCAGTCCACAGAACACACCGCCGCCCTGTGAATGCCAGAACGCCTCGTTGGTGATGCGCAGGTTCGCCTTCCGCTCGTCGGGCCAAGGGTAGGTTACGGCCGGATGCTGGCCGCTGATCACGCGCTCCCACATCGTCATCGCCTCGCCGGAGCGAACGCGCGTGCGGAAGCCCTCCATGTCGACCGCGAACTGGACGCGTAGGGTGCCGGTGAAGTTGCTGGCCGTCGCGTGGACGAGAATGGCGGAGCCAACGCCTAGATCGATGATGGGACGCAAGTCATCAAAGACATCGATGTCAAACTTGAATCTGTTCTGCTTACCACTCTTGTCTTCGATGTTGACGTTGGCGTACCGGGCGCCCCAGAACTGACGCTTGCGCTCCAGCTCGGACGGGAGTTCACCGGTGTGGAAGTCGCCGATCTGGTTGTACTTGACTTCCACGACAACGCCAGCGACGAAACATCCCTTGTTGTCATAGTCCTTGAAGAAGTTCTCATCGCCCATGTCGGCAAGCTCGACACGCACCTGCTCTTCCATGAAGAGCTTGTAGGCGTCGATGGGGTGGTTGCCGAAGGCGAGCGGGTTGACCGATGAGGTCACAAACTGTCGCTCCTCATCGGTGTAGTCAGGAACGCTCTGTGCCTCTTCCAGCATCGCATCCAGAGCGTCCACGGACTTCTGGCTGCGCGGCTTCGTCAACGTCCCCCAGTATCGCTCCATGTTATCCACGAGCCATCGGATGTTCGGGAACATGTCATCGAGTGCGCCTGCCTTGGCGAGCGCCGCGACGGCACCCCGGTTGCACTGACGTCGATCAACCCTGTCCGCAAAGTCGACGATGTCCGTGTACGGCTGCGCGGCGATGACCGCGGCTGCTGCCTTCTCGCCCACACCCTTGATGTCGACCAGCGAACCGCGAATGGCTCCAAGCCCGTCATCGATGCTGAACTGCTGATTGGACACCGAGACGTGCGGAGGGAGGAGCGGGATGCCATGGCGTTTGGCGTCCTTGGCGATCTGCTGGACGCGAATGCGGTCTGGCTCGTTACGCATCAACGCCCAGTAAAACTCCAACGGATAGTACACCTTGAGCCACATACACCAGTAGGCGATCATCCCATAGGCCGTAGCGTGGGACTTGTTGAAGCCGTACGACCCAAAGAAGGTGATGGCATCCATGATACGGTTCGCCACGTCCTTGGTCATCCCGGGCGTATGCTTGAGCGCCCCCTCCACGAAGGCTTCGCGCTCCCGTCCCAGCGTCTCGTCGCCGATCTTCTTGGCGATGGTCTTGCGCAGAGAGTCGGCGGTGCCCGGGGCGAAGCCCGCGATCTCAGTGAAGATGCGGATGACGTGTTCTTGGTACACGAGGATGCCGAGCGTATCCTTGGTGATCTCGGACACCATCGGATGGAAGTCGACCTTGGCCACCAGCGCTGGATTCTTCTTGCGCTCCACGTACTTGGTCGCCAGGCCGGAGCGCGACGTGCCCGGCCGGTTGAGAGCCGTCATCGCGGCGACGTCCTCAAACGTGTCGAAGTTGACGCCCATACACACCTTGTCGGCACTGGGCGTGTCGTACTGGAAGATGCCGCCGTAATCATGTGCCGTGAACGCTCCCAACACCCTCTGGTCTTGGAGGTCCACGTCCGCCACGCTCTCCATGTCGATGACGCGGCCGTGTCGCTCCTCAATCGCCGTCAGGGCGTCGTGGATGACAGAGAGCGTTCGGAGCCCGAGGATGTCGAACTTGACGAGACCCACGGCGGCGACTGCATACATGTCCGTAGCAGACACCACGACGTCGGCGCCATCGTGCTTCCGGACTTCCAGGGGGATGACGTCGGTGAGCGGCACCGACGAAGCGATGACGCCGGCTGCGTGGATGCCCAGATTCTTGGCCATGCCCTCCAGGTGCTGAGCGTGATACAGCACCTTGGGATAGTCCTCATTGAACTTCTTACAGACATCGAAGTCCTTGAAGGAGTCCACGATGGTCTGGCTCGCTCGCTCGTCGCCGCTAGACCGCTCGATGATCGAGCTAGTCACTTGTCGCACCCTCATGAGCGGGACGTCAAGCACCCGGGAGACGTCGATGAGACACTGCTTGCCGCTGAGCTTGCCGATGGTCGCGATCTGGCACACCTTGTCATCGCCATACGTCCGTCGGATGTACTCGATGATCTCGTGTCGACGTCTGTCTTCAAAGTCCATATCGCAGTCGGGCATGTCGATGCGATGGGGGTTGATGAAGCGCTCAAAGATGAGCCCGTGCTCGATGGGGTCGATGGCCGTGATGCCGAGGAGATACGCCACGAGCGAGCCGGCCACAGAGCCTCGCCCCGGCCCCAGGACGTGACGCTGCTCCCGAGCGAAGGCGTAGATGTCGCGCACAATCAGGAAGTAGTTGACGAAGCCCTGGCGCTTGAGAGCGCCCATCTCGTGCTTCAGGCGCGCCGTGTAGCGCTGGGTGGCCTCGTTCATGTCGATGCCTTCGCGCGCAGCGTATGCGGCGACGCGTTGGGGCATATCACGCCATGCCCACCCCGTCAGACATAGATGCTTCAGATACGCAAACGTGTCGTGGCCAAACGACTCCGGGATGCCCGGCTCCGGGAGAAGCGCCTTGCGCCAGTCCACGACCACCTTGGCCGTACATTGATCTGCGAAGGCGAGCGTGTTGTCCAGCGCCTTCTTGACGAGGTGGGAGGGCATGAACTCGTGGTGACGCGCGAAGGCTTCCGCCATCTCCTTGCGCCGCCTGAAGTGGAACTCATTGCCATCGAACTTGAACCTGTTCGGGTCGTCCAAATTCGAGCCTGTACCAATACACAATAGAATCTCGTGGTGCTCCCAATCGGACTGCTCGATATAATGCGCATCCTGCGTGGCCAGGAGTCGGTCGGTGCCTCCGTAGCGTTCCGCGAGCTTGAGCATCAGGGCGTTGGCAACGCGTTGATCCGCGATGGCGTGAGGTTGAACCTCAAACCACAGGCGGTCTGCGAAGATGCCGTGAAGCCGGTCTGCGTACTCCAGCGCCTGGCGCCGCTTGCCGGCATTCCAGCTGTCGTTGACCGGACTCGACAGGCACCCCGTCGAGATCATCACGCCTTCGCTGTACTTCTCCAGCTCGTTGACGTCGATGCGAGGCTTGTAGTAGAAGCCCTCCATGAAAGCGGCCGACGACAGCTTGTACAGATTCCGAAGCCCGACGTCATCCCGGGCCCACGCGCAGATGTGCCACCGATCGCGGATGCCCATCCGCTCCTCGTGGTTCTTGATCGCATCCTTGCACTCTGCCTTCTTGAGCCCCTTGGTGACCTCTGCCTTCTCTTCGTCCGTAAGCCCACGTCGGCGCATGTCCGGAGACACGTAGAATTCGATGCCGTAGATGGGCTTGATCCCGTGCTCCTCGGTCGCCTCGTGGAGCTTCATGTAGCCACGCATCGTACCGTGGTCGGTGATGGCGATAGCGCGATGGCCGCGCTCCTTGGCCGCCTTGACATAGCCTCCGATGGTCCCGCAACCATCGAGCTGGCTCATGTCGCTGTGTGTGTGTAGCGTTACAAAGTCATCGACTTCAGCCACGGCCACGCCTCGCCTTCAGCGCCTCTACATTGGCACGAACGTACTTGACTACATCGATCAGATCTTTGGGCCAGTCGCCGCCCGACTTGGACATCCAATCCAGGTAGCCGCCATCTTCCAGAACGATGTCGCTCAGCGACTTGCCCTTGTGCTTGCCGACGTTCATCACGGCGTCGGTGCCATCCACAGACAGCGTATACCGCTTGTCCTTGGGGAACACAATCGTCGTGGGTGGAAGCGGCGCCGGGGGAGGGCCGAGGGGAACACCTCGGGACACGGCGGCAGCCTTGATAGCGTCTCGCTTGATCCTTGTGCGATCCTTCGACATAGCGCCGAGATCCACCCCGCCCGGCCGAGGCGAGTCAGGCGAGCGCGACGTGGGCGGCGGCACTTCCTCGCTGGCCTCGCTGGCGAACAAGGCAGACATCTCTTCATCGGACATCTCGCGCGACGGCAACGAAACCTTGGCAACTGCGACCAGGCCAATCTTCACAGCCGCGGCCTTGATCCGATTCACAGCCACCGGCACTTGCAGCGACGCTCGTTGCTTCGCCACGTCCACGCTCGGCTTGAATGGATGTGCGTACTTGACCGCATCTTCCAGCGCGGCGCTCACCTCGGGTCGCACGCTCCAGTCGCGCCCGCAGTAGGTGACGCAGCCTCTTAGGGTATGTTTGTTTGCGCTGCCCAGTTGCTCCGTTACACCGTCGAGAATGACAGTCATAACGGCGTGTCTGTAGAATGATTCCAGAGAATCGACGGACACGCCCGAAGGCGATTCGGGCTCGGACACAGATGCCGCTCCGGGCGCGAAGCGGCGGCGCATCTCTTCCAAGGAGGGCATCTGTGTCCGAGCCTCGGTGCTGCTACTGGATCACGCGGAGGCGACGCCCGCTCCACGGGTCACGACCCCAGAACAGCTTCCGCTTGTCGGCGTGCTCGCCCATCGCACGCGCCGTCGCCTGGTTGTCGGCGAGTGTGCGTTGCTCGGGCGTGGCCTCGTGCGTGTAGTGGAGAGAGCACGGCGGCAGCTTGTCCTCGCCCGTGTAGCGGCGCCTGTTCTCCTCCATGAAACGGCACCCCACCCACTCGGTCGGAGGCGTCGCCGTCGTGCCGTCGTACAAGCTCGGCGGGCCCTCCTTGCCCGACAGGCACGGAGGCGTCACCAGCGAGCTGAACACGGGATCCACCTTCTCCACCAGCTCCGCGATCATCCCCTCGATGATCGGCCCCCAGATGCCGAGCTGAAGAATCCAGCACCCACGCTCGCCCACGATGTGGCGGAGAGACTGGATGTTGAGGCTCCAGCTCATGCGGTGCTGCATCGCGATGGGGATCAGCTCGCGCGCATCCTCCATCGGGATGCCTTCCGCCACCATCTCGTTGTAGAGCGCCTCGGTCACCTCCATGTGGTGCGTCCACTTGGAAAGCAGCTCCGCCATCTTGGGGTGCTCCAGAATCGACTGCGGCACCCGATAGGCGTTGTCGCGCGCGAACGTGCCCATGTCCAAGATACGCGCCGACTGCGACCAGAAGCTGGACGTGGCCCGGTCCGGGATGATGTCGATGACCGTGTCGGCTCCGGAGCGCTCCGGCGAAGGCGAGACGCCGATGCGATGTCTCACCGCGTGCTCACGCCAGCTGACGCTGATGTTCTCGAACATGAACACGAAGTTGACGTGCTCGCCGATGGGGATGCCCTGGCGGATGACGGCCAGGAAGAGCTTGCGCACTTCGTCGGGGTGTACTTCGGCCTTGATCTGCTGCGGCGTACGCAGCGGCTTGTCCGTCTTGGACGCCTCCCAGATGGCGTACACCACCTCCATCGGGTCGCTGGTCCACGACATCAACGTGACCTTGGGCGTCTTGATCACGGGCTCCGGCTGTTCGTTGCTATCGAACACCACGGGCTTCTTCACTCTATCCGACATGGCTGATCTCCTTGCTCTGCTACTGTCCGACGGCTGCGAGCGCTTCCCGCAGTCGCTTCAACCCCTCTTCCAGTTCGTCAGGACTGATGTTGAGGGGAGGAGTGATCTTGATGACGCCGACACCGCGCCGGAAGGCGCCGATGATCAGGCCTCTCTTCATGGCTTCGTTGGCCACATCGAAGATGCTTACATCGCAGTCGAAAGCGACCATGGCGCCGACGCGACGAATGGCGCCCACGTGCGGCATGCCCTCGATTCCCTTGGCGATGATCTGGCCCACGGTCTCCGGAACGCCTCGGTGGAGGTCCAGCCAATCCATCATCCCATCGATGGCGAGCATTCCGAGTCCGGAGCCACCGAACGTGGAGAAGTGGGTGCCAGGAGTGAATGCCTGGCTGTACGGCATCTCGGCCACGACCGCGGCCACCGGGAAGCCCATGCCCAGCCCCTTGGCGAACACGGAGATGTTCGGCCGGAAGTCGCCCCGGAACCTGTCAGCGTAGCTCATCGTGCCGGAGCGCCCCGCACCCGTCTGAACCTCGTCCCAGATCACGGGCGCTCCGAGAGCGAAGGCACGACGGTGAACGGAGCGGAGCCACTGCTGATCATACGGGCGAACGTCGTTGGAGCACGCGACCGGCGACAGGAGCACGGCGGCGCAATCTTCCCCGATGCCCCTGGGCTCGGTGAAGCGCTGGAATCCCTCCGGCAGCGGGCCATAGCCGTCCGTGTGATACGACGGGCAATCGCCGCTCGCCATCGAGGCGTACGTGCGCCCGTGATACGCCCCGGCGACCGTGTAGATGGTCGTACGCGCGTTCTGCTTGTCGATGTCCCATTGCCATCGTCGGGCGAGCTTGATCGCAGTCTCGATGCCTTCTGTCCCCGACGTACAGAAGAACACGTGGTCCATCTCCAACTTGGAGCAGAGGCGCGCCGCCAGCTTCTCCCGGAACGGCCAGTTGAAGATACACGGCACGTGGAACGGAACACTCACAGTTCCAGTCGCCGCACGATTGAGCATCTGCGAGTGCTCTGTCGAGTTGTATCCCAGCGATGCCGCTCCGCTATCGGCAAAGAAGTCGATGAACGCGCGACCATCCTGCGCATACAGAGTAGCGCCGCTGGCGTCCACGAAGGGAACGTCACGAACGGTCACTGTGGACATCAGATGCATTTCCAGATCTCCTGGTTGGCTCGCTTCAAGACGTCGGCCGGGGCGAGCGCTCCGGTGGGGATACGGCAAGGCATCCCAAACAGATGGTAGGACCAGTGTAGAATAGCATCCTGTAGCTGGTCATGACGAACGCGCATCATTCGACGCTCCGGGGCGAGCCTCGCGCTGGCGGTCTCGTGACTCACGGTCAGCACGATAGGAACGATGGTTACGCCCTCCAGTAGGCGCAACCAAACGCGGCACATGTCCGCTCCGATGCTCGGCGGGGTGCCGGCGTATGCCAGCCCCGACGGCAGCGAGCGGTCCAGGATGAACGACTGCCGCGCTGACAGCGCGCTGACAGCATCCGCGATGAACAGGTCCTCTACTGGCGAGTTGAAGGGCACGCGCAGACGCCGCAGAAGCTCATCGCCGCTGCCATTGTTCCCCCAGTGGCCCTTCCTGAAGGCTTGGAACGGCTTGAGCTCCACCAAGTCGTGTTGTTCCTTGAGGGCAGTGACCAGCGTGGACTTGCCGCCGCCGTTGACACCTTCAACGACCACGAGCACCGGACATCTCCCTGGCTGCTTCGTTCATGATCGCCAACCCGTGCTCCAGCTCCGCGCGAACGATGTTGAGAGGCGGGGCAATCTTGACCGGGTTGGGCCGCCACGCTCCGAGGATGAGACCACGCTCGCCACAGAGCCGGGCGAACGATCGCGCGTCTCCTCGGATGTCGAAGGCGATCATCAGGCCAACGCCACGGACCGCCCGAACCCAGGAGCTGCGCTCCAGATGCTCACGAAGCCATTCGCCATTCTCGTGAATGCTCTTCAGCAGCGACGGCGTGAGAGCATCGATCATGGCGTTGATGAACACCATCTGAATAGGATTGCCTCCGAACGTGGAGAAGTGCGTACCAGGGGTGAACGTGTCCGCCAACTTCTCGTTGGCGAGCGTCGCGCCGACAGGGATGCCCATGCCCAGCCCCTTGGCCAAGCATACGATGTCAGGACGCGGGCGCAGGTGGTTCCATGCTCCGGCGCGACCAGACCCGCTCTGGACCTCATCGAAGATGAGCACGATATCGTTGGCGTCTGCGTACGTTCGGAGCGCCTTCAGGAAGGCACGGCTGAGCACTCGGACGTCGTGGTGGCCGAACACAGGCGCCAGGAGGATGGCCGCGGCGTCGCGCGGAATCTCCTCCAGCTCGTTGAACTTGTAGAAGCCCTCCGGCATCGGGCCGAAGCCGTCCGTGTGGTATGGCGGCCCATCGCCCGCTGCGACCGTTGCCAGCGAACGTCCGTGGAAACCTCCCGCCATGGCGTAGATGTCCGACCGTCCGGTGCCGCGCTTGTGGTGCCATAGACGAGCGAGCTTGATAGCGGCCTCCACGGACTCCGCGCCGCTGCTACTGAAGAACACCTTGGACATGCCTGTCGTCGCGCAGAGACGACGGGCCGCCAAGTCGCGCTCCGGAAACGGGCAGATGTTCGGCACATGGACCGGGATGCCTTCCCTCACGATACGCACCATGGCCGCCGTGGCTTCCGTCGAGTTGTACCCCATCGAAGCGGTGCCCGTGTCGGTGAAGAAGTCCAGATGCTTCCGTCCACCATCGTCGATCAGGTATGGCCCTTCGCCGCCCACGAACAGATTCGGCTTGTATTCGACCGTCGACATCAGCATGGTTTAGATCCCCAACCAGGCCAGAACGGCCTGCCAGTCGTTGACGCGAGTGATGTTGGCTTGTTCGGGCATATCTCGATTGCGAGGAGTGTCGAACAGGAGTACAGGCACCCCGATGGCAGCCAAGGCAGTGGCGTTACGCGTGTGGTCCTCCACGAACGCCCGCGGCCAAGCGGGTTGGATATGGTGATAAACCGCCTCGCACTTGTCCTTATTGAAGAGCAGCAGATCGTAGGGCACATCGTGGCGCGTCAGCCAATCCATCGTATCGCCCTGAAGACGACGATACTGCCACTGGGGTCGCGCCGTGACGACCGCGATGGTGTACCCGTGCGCCTTGACCTTCCGGAGCGCTTCCGGCGCGCCTCGGACAGGAGGGCACCGGAGGAAGCCGCCCGATCTGTTCCACTCGTCTTTGAACGCTTCCTCGTTGGCCTGGATCGCAGCCGGAGTGGCACCGTCGATGGCTTCCAGCAGGGCGCGCCATTCGCTAATGTCCACCACGACGTCATCGAGATCCACGCACAGAAGCTTGGTAGTCGCTTCCAGACTCGTGCGCTCCGCCTCGGCTCGCGCCGTCGTGATCGCGGTCTTGCGACGGAACGCGTCCATCAGTTGTTCGGCGGTGATGCCGTTCAACTGTGCCCAAGCCAGAGCGCACTTGAATACATCGGCAACATCTTCCGCCGCGTCCATCTGAACGACGGCCGGCATACGCAGGAGGTGTCGCTTGTAGCCCGGAACGTGTCGCCCCAGGTCGGTGACTTCCTCGTGTGCTTGGGCCACTAGCTCGGTGGCGACGGTTCGCCGTTCGGCATCATTCAGCCCGGCCGGATCCAGCCCCAGTGCTTCCTGCTGCTCGCGTTGAAGCGTGTACATCTCTGACAGGCGATCACGCATAACGTTGCCAACCCCACTCGGAGCACATCGCGTACGCTCGCTCCAGAACGACATCCGCCGTTGCCCTTGGATCCCACTGCGCGAACCGACCGAGCGGCTGGATGTGCGCCGGCCAGGCGGGCTCTCTCTCCAGAGGCAGCAGATGCCCATTCAGCCCCTTGGCCACACGTCGGATGGCCCATCCGTTCGGGAACAGGAAGTTGAGATCGCTAGTGAGACCGACGGTGATCCGCTCGTCGCCCTCGGGCCACGCTCCGTTGAACTCACACGCATACCCATCCTCAAACGGATAGATGCGGTGGATGAGCCCGTCCGGTGTATATGGCGTGTAGATGTAGTCCCACTGGCTGTACGGATCCTTGAGGGCGCCTGGAACCTTCTCACCGCCGCCAGCCACGATCTTGTGCGGCTCGATGTACACCACGTTGAGACGGATTGCGAGCGCATCCGGGAGCCGGAAGAACATCGCCCGCTGCGCCGCCCAGAGCGGCGCCGTCCAGATCAGGTAATCATATGGATACACCGCTCCAGAAGTGGCGGTGATCTCGGCGGGCTCCACCTTCGCCACGGCATCTCGCTGTACGAAGGCCTGCCGTTGTAGACGCTCCACGACGTCCGAAGCATCGCACCGGAGGGCGAGCCGAGCGCCCGTGGCTTCAGGATCGTTCATGGACTTGCCGCTGAACGACGGATCAGGCTCGGTCTGCCGTGTCTTCCTGTAGTGGTCTTGCTGGATGCGCTTGGCCGCTTCCGTTGGCATCCCGCGGAGCACATCCGGATACGCCTCCACCTTCCCCCGGAGATGGATGCCGCCCATCACCGTGTACTGGGTGAATACACCGCCGATGTCGATGATCATCGACTTCATCTCATCGGACGCGTGGAGGTAGCGCAGACCGCCCGAGAGCCATTCGCCGCCGACGCGCCCTGGCTCCAGGACGATGGGCGACGTATGTTTGTGCTGCTTCGCCACGTAGTTGGCGATCAACCCCGCTACGCCAGCACCGATGATGACCACTCTCATCTTGTCAGCCACGTTCGCCTCCACGAGAAAAGCGGAAGGGCCCAACACGCTCCGCGGAGAGATCAGCCAGATCACGCGGCGGCACGTTGGGCCCTTCCTCCACGGTCACTCCAGGTGACGGCCGTTTGCGACCGTGGACAAGTCGAGAATACCTGCTCTCACGGCGCGGTCTAGCGCCTCAGCCACGAGAGCTGCCCCGCCTTTGTCAAGGCGGTGGAATCGAACCTTGAACGCTCCGTCCCTGCCCGTGTAGTCTTCCGGACTCAAACGAGCCCTGTTCTGGAGGGAGAACATGCCGATGAATGATTTGTAGTCACAGGCGACACGCACCTCCAGCACGCCGTTGTTCGGACGGAAGTACATGGAAGTGACTGCCATACGTCCACCGTCGTCTGTCTTCATGTACAGTGAGCAGTATCCGCTCCGTGCGCGACGGTCGACCATGAAGAACTGCCCCGGCTCCGCCTCGCCCTGGCTCGTGGCCATGGTCCGGGCGAGGCGCGACAGGACGTTCTGCTGGTAGTGGTCGCCAATCTCCTCCACGATTCGGCGACCTTCGACGTTGGGCACGAGCTTGCCACGGGAAGCGCCCGGCTTCTTCACGACGAGCGGAGCCTTGCTCACGACCGACTTGACAGCAGAGCTGACAACGGCGGTGGCAGGACGGATGCCGCCTTGCGTTACCAGCGGGGCGTGCGCCGCTACACCGTCCTTGATCTTGCAGCGAGCGATCGTGGTCGACACGGCTTTCTGTAGCTCGTCATCATCGCCAGCGGCGATAGCGTACGACGACACATGCCCGTCGGCGCCTCGGGCTCGCACAATCTGGATGAGCTGCGACCGCTCCAGCCGGTTGGAACGTCCGTAGATGCCGGTGGCGACGCATCGGTCACGATACACGCATGGCATCCGGTCCGCCTCCGTCTCGCCGGAGGGGGCGCCGTCGCACTGCTCATCGCCTCGGTGGTACGTGGCGACGCACAGCGGCATCAGCGTCTTGTTCCCCTTGTACGGTTGCTCACCCATCTTGCACCTCGGCCGTATGCTTCCGCTTGGCGAGCGCCTTGTTGAGCTCGCCATACCAAGGCAAGTAGTCCGACACCTGTTTCCAGTGGCCAGCGACGCCGATGACTTCGCCCGTCCTGTGGTTGAACCGTCCCTCCAGCAGGAGCGTCGCTTGGCGCTCATCATCGAGCCGCAGGTGCACGATGGAGCCCCATTCGTAGTGCTCGATGATCCTGTGGATGTCGCCGTCCGACGTCGCATCGACAGCGGCACAAGGGCGTGCGTCCAGCTGTCGAGCGTCGATGAGCGTCTGGATGAACAGGACGTCGGCGGCCATGTCGCTCTTATACACCATCGGCCAGCGCCCGTCGCGCATCGACGCCTCGATGATGTCGATGTATTCGGACTCCTCCAGGATGATGGTGAACAGTCGCTTGATCTTGTGTACAGACCAGTCGATCTCATTCTTGTTCAGCCCGAGGAAGCCACCGATGGCGTCGATGGTCGGACTCTCAATGCCCCTGTTCCTCATGTAGATCAGGAACGCTTCCGAGGGCTGCGATTGGCACTCGAACACGTCACGCTCCCGGCCAGACAGGGACATCATCAGCCGGAGGCGGAGCAGCCGGATGCGCTCGTCTGCTTCCGCGTGGAGGTACTCCGACTCTGGGCAGCCCTCGTCAGGCGGGTCAAGCAGAGGGTGCGACTCCATCGACTCCACGCTGTAGCGCAGCAGACGCTCGGAGCCGTCGGGAGACGTCACCACCACGTGCGGAGCCCTCATCTGCGCCGTCGCTGCGTACATCAGCCCGCACATCGCGTTCCTGATCACCCTTCGGGCGTAGGCTTTGATGCCGCCGCGGCTCTTGGCGTAATCGTAGTGCGGGAGCGACATCAGCAGAGCGATGCGCGCTTCCTGCTCAGCATCATCTCTGTCAACACCGAGCGCGCGGTGGAAGCGCTCCGACTCATCGCGGATGACCCCCTCCACGTGCGGTACCAGCTCTTGGTACAGAGTGTCAAATGTAACGTTCATCACGCTGCCCTCACGACCAGACGCTGCCCGAGCGCCGCGAACAGCGTAGGGGCGAGCTTGTTCAGGTCCCTGATGATGATGTTCTTGGCGCCTGTGCGCTCGTTGTAGTAACTCCGGGGCGCCTCGGTCCCTGCGCCGATGCCCCACACCTCGATGCCAGCAGAGGTGATGGTGGAGACCGTCTGGATCAGATGCCGCTCCAACGTCGACCGGCTGATGCCTGGATGGCAAGGCTGGCCGTCCGAGATGACCACGAGGATGCGCCGCGCCTCGCGCCGCCCGGCGACACGACGGGCGGCGGCCATGACCGCCTCGCCATCGGCGTTCTGCTCGTAACCATGGATGGCGACGAAGCGGTCACGGCACTGGGACAGGCGCTCATTCCAACCCTTGAAGATGGGGAACACCAGCGGCGCTCGGGACACATAGCCCTCGGGCGCTCGCTCCCAATCGCCGCCCGTCGGATGCGGGCGAGACTCGTGGTTGTAGAAACCGATGATCTCATACGGCACGCGGATGGCTTCCCACGCCTCGGCCAGCGCGATGGCGGTGCGCTTGGCGTAGTACGCGCAGCACTGGGAGTTGACGCGCGGATCACCGATGGGGTCAGACGGGCCCATCGAGCCGCTGAGGTCAATAAGCACCTCGATGGCCGTGTCAATGGCCATCTTCTTGGAGATGTCCGTGAACACGTTCCGGTCGCCCATCCGGACGTTGGCGAGCGCATCGTCATCGAGGCGCCCAGCGTCGAGTCCGGGCAGAACGCGCCGCCGCGTCATCGTCTGGAGCTGCGACTGCTGCTTGCCCCGAAGCGCTCCGATCTGCGAGCTGACGTCGTCGTACGCCTTGCTGTAGTTGTCCAGCGCCTTGTTCTTGTCCGCACAGTACGGCGATGACGCCTGCTCGAATCGGTCCAGCTTCTGTGCCTCGGGATTGGGAACGTAGCGATGGTGCCGGTCCACATCCTCCTGGATAGTCCGCTCCATCTCTTCCTTGGCGATGTCAAACAGATCATCCGTGGTGACGTCGTCGCCCAGCGCGTGCTCCGCCTCGGGCGCCAGCTCCAGACGCGGGATGTCCAGCGCGTCATCGCCCGTTCCAGGCGCCTCGCTCGCTTCGCCCGGCTCCATCGGCATGTCCACGTCGCCATCGGGTCCATCCGGCTCACCTTCGGACGCCTCGGGATCGCTCGCCCCTTCCTCGCCCTCGCCCGGCTCGCCCGCGGACATCTCCGCTCCACCTTCCGTGCCTTCGCCGTCCGCCTCCATCGCATCGCCCATCTCAGGGTCGCGCACGTCGTCGGCGGCAGCTTCCTCACTGTCCCCGTCGCCTTCGGGCTCGCCATCCTCGCTCGGCTCCGGCTCCGCCTCGGCAGGTTCGCCTTCCGTGCTCTCCTCGCCATCTGCGGGCTGGTCCTCGCCTTCGATGGCCTCCGGCTCCTCGCTCATCTCCGACGGCTCGCCTGCCTCTTCGCCCTCGGCCGGCTCGGAATCTTCGCCCGGCTCCGGCTCACCCTCGGCCGGTTGCTCGTCGCTGTCACCGTCTTGCTCACCTTGGACAGCTTCCCCCTCCTCACCATCCCCCGGTCCATCGGCATCGTCGCTCGTTGCTTCGCTGCCATCGTCTGCGTCAGCGTCGCCATCGGCGCCTTCCGTGTCCTCATCGGCAGCCTCATCGCTGCCTTCGGCCGGCTCCTCGGAGGCTTCCGGGGCGCCCTCGGCCGACTCATCGCCGGTCTCAGCATCCGCATCGCCCTCGGGCTCCGCGGTCTCCTCGCTGACAGACTCGCCATCCGAGTCATCCCCGCCGTCACTGCCTTCGGACGCCTCAACAGCCTCCTCGGCCGGCTCCTCGCCCTCACCATCGGCTTGTACGGCGTCACCGTCGGGCGTCTCCATCTCCTCGCCGGACGCCTCGGGCTCGCCATCCTCGCTCGGCTCCGGCTCGCCTTCATCGCGGCCATCGTCGGATTCCGGCGATGCCGGAGGCTCCTCGGACTCCGGTGCCGCTTCCGGCTCGGGCGGCGGTGCGGGCTTCTCTGCCTCTTCCTTCGCCGCCTTGGCCGCCTCCGACACCTTGTCGAAGGTACGCCGGGCGAGCGCTTCGCAGTCCTGGACCCACAACGCCTTCGCCACATCGGCGATCTCATCGGCGACCAGATCCACGTACGGCTGAACGTCCGAGCGGACCCAGCCGACGTCCAAGCCGTCGGCGCGGCAAATGATCGCACAACCCAGCTCCATCCAGAAGCTAGTGCGCGACTTCTCCTTGGCCGTCCGAGCCCGGAACGCCTGGATGAGCTCCACGTTCTTGGCAGCCAGGTTCTCGCCCATGCCAGGGTAGCGCGCGCCGTACTTGCGCTCAATCCGGATGTCCTCGTAAGCATTCGTCAGCATCGAGACGATGCGCGCCATCCGCGTGTTCGGCGAGCGGATGCGCTTGAGCGCGCTGATGGGCGTCTCGCGTCCGACTTCCTCGTGCGCTCGCTCCTCCATCACGTGCGACAGCTCGTGGTCGAGATGCCCATGAAGCTTCTGGCGCTTGTCCTCGGGCAGATGGTCGGCCGTGAACGGGATCCAGATGCGCTTGCCGTCTGTCTGGCACTTCATGCCGCTGGGGATGATCTCGACGTTCCAGTTGCCCGACATGACACGGGCAATCTTCCCGAAGGGACCGGCGAGGCCCAGCAGCTCGGGCGCGATGGTAGTGGAGCGAGACATGTTCAGACCGTCCCTCCAAAGTGACGCTGGATGATCGCCGCGATGGCCTTGGAGTCATCATCCGGTAGCTTGTTGAGGATAGTGATCTTGGCGGCACGGCTAACATTGGAGAAGCGGACCGCCTTGCGCGCCCAAGCGATGAGGCGCCGAGGCGAGAGAGACACCATCGTCTGCTGGTTACGTTGCGCCTCGCGCACCTTCATCGCCACCTGGACCATCTGCTCGGCCCACGACTGTCGAAGCCCTGGTGCCTTGGACATCAGGATCTTCTGTTCCGCATCGGGCTCGGGATAGTCCATCCGGATGACGGTCTGAAACCGATCCAGCAGCGCCTCGTTCATCGGCCCCGTTCCAGCGTACAGGCCGGAGTCGTCGCCGTAGCCGAGCGTGTTGGCCGTGGCGATGAAGCGGAAGTGCTCATGGAACGACACCTCGGTGCCGCCCGCCCGATCCATCAGCATCAGCTGGCGATGCTCCTCCAGCACAGGATGTAGAACGAAGGTGACCGTGGGTGGCGCGGCGTCGAATTCGTCAGCCAGGAACCAGTGCCCGCGTTGCGCCGAGTCCGGCAGCGGACCGTCGGTCCAGGAAGTGATCGCCTGTCCGCTCGCTTCGTCCACGCGCAGGTCCTTGCCTCCCACGAGGCTTCCGAGCCGCATCTCACCGTTGAAGGGACAGCGTCGGAGCGGCTGATCCACGATGGCCGCCAACTCGCGCACGAGGGTGGTCTTGCCGAGACCGGGCGGCCCCACGATCAGGACATTCTCCTTGTCCTGGACCGCCAACGCCAGCTCCTCCAGCGCCGCCGTTTCGTTGGGACCCATCTCCCACTGCTCGTCGTGGATGGGGATGTATGCCCTGTCGTATCCGTCCAGATCCTCACGCCGCGCAAGCGTCGCGACGCCGAACTTGAAGACGTTCCCAGGAGAGGCCACGGCCACGGGCGTCTCAACGTCCGGCGCGGAGGCGGCCTTGGCGTTGGCCTTGCCCGTCTCGGAAGCGAGCGGAGCACCAGGGTACTTCTTCAAGTACGCCCTGGTGTTCATCTTGTGGACGGAGGACAAGTGCGCGTCCAGGCGGTGGTACCACAAGTTACACTCGCGGCACTGGACCTTCTCTCGCCCGGCGCTGTCCCGTCTGTCGTGTGCGTCGCCCATCGTCTGTCTCCTCAGTGTTTCTCGTTGTCGCTTGCCATCCGTCCGTCAACGAAGGGCGAGCAGGGAGCCGATAGCTTAACCGCTACTTGGGCATCCAGGAAGAGTTTTTTTGTCCAAGCACCCATGGCGTCCTCAAGACCACCTGGAAGCGCCAGCCCGTTTGGCGGCTGCCAACTTCGCTTGGAGCCGGGGAAGGCGCGCCCCAGTCCAACGCTTGGCGTTGTCGATGGCGGCATACGCTTCCTTGGTGGTGCTGTTACCAGGGTCCAACTTGCCTCTGTCGTCAGACCCATCGATGGGAGCGAGCAAGGCGATGTAGACATCCGTGAAGTGGACCGCCAAACGCGTCGCGACCTTGATCGGCGCTTCCATCTCTTCGGGGTCCAGCATCACGGTCATCGATGTACTCGACGGCAACGACATGAGCATAGACATCTGCTCGTCGTGAAGCTCCTTGCCGCCGAGAGAGAGCGCGCTGATGGAGTGCTGATACAGCTTCACCGCGTCCAGCGGACCTTCGCACAGAACGACATCGCCAGTGAGCCGGGCCAGGTTCCAGCCGATGAGCAACCGTCGGAAGTCCGTGCCGGTCGGGTTGAGGTACTTCGGGATCTGGTCGCCAAGCATATCACGAGCCGTGTGGCTTCGTCCGTTGGGACACTCCACCGGGATGACGAGGCGCCCCGAGTAGCGCCGTGCGCAGAGTGGCGTGCATTTCTCGCCTTCCCATCCAGGGCAGCCCCTGGAATGCTTGGATCCTTTGGCTACGAATCCCATGCCCCAAGCACGAGCGGTCGCGCTCTTGATCCCGCGCTCCTTCAGGTACGCGGGCAGCTGCCATACGTCCTTGCCCGCTTTGCTGGCGTAGCAGGGCCGGAAACCGTCCGGCAGAGCGTCGTCCACGAAGGTGACTTCTGCCACCTCCTGCCCAGCGTGCGGGCGGAGCGCTTGGAGCCGCTCCCGAAGGCTGACGCTGGTCTCGCGTCGCCGCATCTCCACCGACTGACGGAAGATGAAGCCGTTGGCCTCCGCCTCTGAGATGTCCTCGATGATCGCGATGAGACCGGCGATACGGCGACCGGCGAGCCCGCACTTGTTGCAGAGATACGCTCCGCTGTCCGTGTTTGCATAGAATCCACCATACCGACGGCACGATGGAGAAGGGCACACGCCGGTGACCTCCGAGCCGGCCGACGGCCGGAAGCGTTCCAGGTGCTCCTCCATGTAAGCACGGATGTCGAAGCGTCGCGACACTTACACCCCCACCGGGCGCGGAATCTCACGCACCTTGCAGCCCATCCTGATCAGCTCGCCCGTCGCCTTGGACCAGTCGGAATCTTCCACCGCACACTCACACGTGAACGTGTACTGGTACGTGTAGATGCTGGTACGCTCGATGCTGATCGTGGTACGCAGGAACTTTGGATCGCCATAGACCATGTTGGAGATAGCGCCCATGACTACCTTCTGTAGCGCTTCGCCCTGGCCAACGGCAATCTCTTTGCTGTTCTCCACGATCATGTAACGTAGTTTCATGCTGCCATCCCTTCCACAAGCCGAGCGTCATCCAGTTCCTTCCAGCAGCGCGCTCGGCTACGCGCCACGGCATCCTCGACCACATCGAAGCCCAACCACAACCGACCGGACGCCAGCGCCGCCTCGCCGGAGGCGCCCGAGCCCGCGAACGGGTCCAGAACTAGCTCGCCCGGCTGGGTGGAGTTCAGGATCAACCGCTCGAATACTTCGGCCGGTTTCTCAGTTGGATACAAGTCCTTGCCTTGAAGCCTCTTACACTCGATGACGTTCGGCCACCCTAGCTCGTTGAGACGCCGCTTGCCCTTCTCCAGGAACAAGATGAACTCGGTGCGCTTCCTCCAATGGTAGCCCATCCCGATGGTCTTCTTATCCCAGATGAGCCGGTCCCACACCTTGAAACCCACCGCTTTGGCCATTGGCTTGACGATGTCGCTCGTCTCATCGTCGCACAGAATGTAAGCGTGTCGGTCGCGCCGGAGTACACGATACATCTGCGCCAGCAGCTCCGGGAAGCGCTCGTTGGCGAAGATTGGAAACCAGTCGTTGGACGACATCTTGGAGTGCGACAGACGCGTAGTCGTGCCCGAGGCTCGGTGCTTCTCCAGCGATTCGTAGGCTGGATCCGTCGCCACCAAGTCGACGCTCTGGGCGGGCATCGCCGCCAGCATATCCACGGCATCGCGGCGGAGCACCGCAAACCCATCGCGGCTCACGACGTCCATGGCAACGCTGTAGTCAGCGACGCTCATGCCGCCTCCGCTTCCTCGTCGCCCGCGCCGGTCGCTTCCTTCATCAGCATACGTGTGAAGTCGCAGTCCAGCTTGATCTTGAGTCTCGACACGCCGTCGCGATACTTGGCGAGGAACAACTCCATCTGGCGTCGCCCCTCTTCATCGGAATCGAAACCGCTGACCTCGCCAGGCTCCTCACCGACATCTTCATCGTCGGTCACCACCTCGACGGTCTTGTGCCGACGATGAATGTCCTTGGCATTCGGGTCGTTGATCGACAGGATGATGTCCGCGATGCGCGCCTTGTCGTAGCTTTCGCTGGTGGCTTCTGCCGTGGCGATCTGGACGGCCCACTCCCTACCTGCGTGCACCGTCGACCACACCATAATGCCCAGCTCCTCAGCCAGCTCCTTCAGGTCCCAATACACCGCCGCCTGCTGAAGCCGGAAGCTGTCCAGCGACTGGTCGACCGACTTGAGGTGATCGCCCGAGTCCATGGTGAGGAAGTCGGGAGTGAAGTCGTACTCATCCTTGAGCTCATCGAGCGCGGCGCGGATGGTCCGGATGTCGGCGCTGCGGACGGGCATGCTCAGGATGTGGAGCATGTTGGCGTACTTCTTTGCCGCCTTCTTGTATCGCTCCTCCAGCTCGCGCAGCTCACTGGGCTTGAAGTCAAACCCTTTGAATTGGTCGTACTTCATCCCGGACCACCGAGCGTCTTGCCGGGTGGCTACCTGTCGCGCCGGCATCTCCAAGGCGAAGTACACGCCGCGATGCCCTCTGGAGATGCCAGTGTGGGTGAAGTTGGAGCCCAGAATCGACTTTCCACGGCCCGTGGTACCCATGATGAGTCCCACCTCGCCCTTCCGGCCGCCACCGCCCAACGCCTTGTCGAGGCGAGCGATGCCGGTGGGGATGACCCTGAACTCGTCGGGGTGTTCCTTCTCATACTTGCGAGCGGCCTGTCGCTCGCCAAACTCCTCACTCCATCGAATGTGCGTCCAAGTACGCTCCACGGAGACACCCCGGGAGACGCCCGCCAGCGCCTTGTCCGCGGCGTCGAGGTCATTCTTGGACAGCGCCTCCGCTCCGCGCTCCATGGCCAGTTGTAGCGTGACGTACCGAACAAACTTGGTCAGTTGTTCGAGCGCCGCTTTGGGGCCTGCCGGCTTGGTCTTCAGGAGGCGATGGACGAAGGTGAGATGTAGCGCACGCTCCTCATCCTTCTTGAAGTCGGTCCGAGCCCGAGCGATGATGAGCTTGGCGTTTGGACGCTCCCGGTACTTGGCCCACGTCTCGGCTGTCACCTTCCATAGCCAAGCACGCTCCTTGGTCCCGAAGTGGTGCGCACTACAGATGCGCGACGCCGTGCGCAGGTACGAATCGTCACGAAGACACTGCCCCAAGACAGCATCTTCAAACTCGGCATCGAACGTCGCTTCAGGCTCACTCATTGGATGCCCAGTTCCTTCTTCATCCTGGCCTTGGCCGCCTTGCGGAAGTCGCCCGCCTCCAGAGGCACCACTGTGTACTTCCCCTCCAGCATCGACTCGATGCTCGACCCATACATCTTGGTCAGAGCGGCATACGACAGATTGGTGGCGAGGAGAACAGGATCGCCATCGTCATACCGACGCTTGAGAAGCAACTCCAACTGCGTCGTCAGCCACGAGTCCGCCTTGTAGTGCTCCTTGCCTAGCTCGTCAATGGCCACGAAGTCCGAGTCCAGCAAGAACGCCAAGCGCCGATCAGAGTCCGGGCTGTGGAAGCCTCGCTTGATGTCGGCATCCAGTTGTGCCAGCGTGGTGTAGTAGGCCGTGCGCCCTCGCCGCAGGGCCTGTGTGAGCACGAACGACATGAAGATGGTCTTGCCCGCTCCGTTGTCACCGCTGAACAGCAGCGAGTAGCCACGGACCATCGCCACCTTCATTCGAGCCGTGTACTTCAACACACACGCATCGAAGGCAGCCCGATTGTACTTGATGTCGCCACTCCCGACGTTCCAGAACGTCTTGGGGATACACGCTTCATAGCATCGCGTGTAATACAGCGCTCGTGTATCGTCGTCACCGAAGCGCTCCGCCATGGACGCTTGGAAGATGGAGACTTGTTCCGGCGTTCTCATGGCGTGAACAACACCTCCGCGACAAACTCCGCCATCTCTTTGGCCTTACCAGCTGCCATGAACACCTTCGTTCCTTTGGCCAGCAGTTCTGCGTTGTGCTGTAGAGTCAGCAGATACCTGTCGTTGTACGCTTGCGTCTTGAAGCCGCCCTGTTCCAACGTCTTCCGCAACTCCGGATGGAGTTGCCCCATAGCCGTGTAGCTGTTGCCCGCCGGTGGCTTCGGGCTTTCTGCCGACACGGCGGCCGACGTCGGCGCCGGGGCGGACATGGACGAGCACGCTACGCGGTCGATGTTGGCAGGAGACTTCAGGAAGCTAAGCGGCGGCAGAACCATGTCACGTTGTGCGAAGTTGCCGATGTTGGCGTCCCAGTACTGGAGAAGCTGGCGTGGTGTGACGCCCTTCCGAAGGCACATGATGCCCGCCTCTTCAGCGTATCGTCGCTCCTCGGCAGAGACGTTGTACGTGCTGACCAGCTTGCGACGCCGCTCCGCCTCGCGCCGATATCGTGTGTAGATGCGGCTGAACTCGGTCGCAATCTTGTCCACGAGAGCTTGGCGTGACTTGTCGCTCTTGGGTCTGTCGAGAATGGCCAGGAACAGCGGATGTCTCCGGGAGCCGGGGTCAAAGGTGAGCACCGGGTCCTCATACCTATCCAGCTGTACCCAATCAATAGTACCGGGAACGCGCCCTTGAATCTTTTGTGCTGTGGCGTGGTTCTTGCCGTTGGCAGCGCGCGCCTCGCTTCGCTCGGCTCTAAGCCTCTGTCGATCCGCTCCGATCCTTTCGACCATAGAAAGGGATCCGATCTTAGGCCCAGCAGCAAGAGGCTCCTTGTAGGCACCTTCGGACACGAATTTGACACGCTCTCCATCGCCATCAAAGGCGATCTTGGTGGCAGCAAGAATGCTTTGTACACAGGCGGCCTGGAAGTCGGTCGACATCGCCGAAACTCCAGCGCCGATGGTCATCGAAAGGGCTTGCTGGGAAAGTCCGACTGGACCCCTGGGAAAGTCCGAATCCTGGCCTGGGAAAGTCCGACTGAAGCCCTGGGAAAGTCCGACTGACACAGTAAACGTGTCGGTTCCGACGTGAGTCACGCGAGGCTCCGCCCTGTCGAGGGCTGCGACGGCGACGTCTGCGAGACGCGCGAAATGGTGCGCGCGAGCATTGATCAGAGCACGACGCTCGATGATGACGCGCGTCGGCCGACCGCCCCCGACGGTGTCAAATGAGATGTAGCCCTTGAGATGGAGCTCACGGAGAACTTCGTTGCTCCGGCGTTCAGAATACTTGAGCAGCTTGGCGAGTTTGCCACGACCAGAAGCCAGCTCATCATCCGTCGCGACGATGAGACGCATCCAAACGGCGAATCCTTCGCTGGTCAGCTCATCAAAGGCAGTAGAGATGCGGGCGGGCCCTACTCCGGGGTGCGAGACTGGCGTTGCCTTCTGCCGTCTTACGATTGGATCCATCGTTTGGATTCCTTCCATTGTGCCCACGTCCGTCTGGGTCGGAAACCGCTGTATCCCTCTGCTTAAAAGCAAACGGCCGACATCCCGTTGGAGGATTGTCGGCCGTCTCTGCTCACGAAGCAAGCGCCCGAGCGCGCCCACCGTCCGCCGCTCGTCCGTCCCTACGTCAAGCAGCGTAGGGAGAAGCCTAACCGGCGAACGTCCGGAGCGAAAGCGTTTTTTCGCCCAGTCGGCTAATTCCTGACTTCGACAAGAAACGCTGGCTCAGACTGGTACGCTTCCAACCGAGCTTGGGAGTGCTCCTCCAAGTAATGGTTGGTTTCGTCCATAAAGTCGATGAACAAGGCTACACGCTTGCCCTCGGCCATCGTCAGGTTACGCTGTCGCTGGATGGCTCTCTTGATATCCCTGCCACCTTCCGCGTTGATGACACACTCGACGGCCGGGATGTCCACGCCCTCGCCCAGGACTGTGCCAATAAGCACGTTGAACTCACCAGACAGCATACGCTCGATGAGCGCGCGGCGTTTATCCTTCCGCTCCCGCCCCGTGATCTTCTCGTTGGGCACACCCACGGAGTCGAGCCATCGACGAAGCGTGTTAATGTGCTCCAACTCACGCGCGAGGATGAGCACCTTCATGCCCATATCCACACTCGCCTTCCGGGCGAGCCGAGCGATCATGCTATTGCGCTTGTCGTTGTTCGTAAGACACATCGAGCGCATCATATCGCTCCACCCCGCAGTCTTGAAGCCGGTCGGTGTGGTAATGCGATACATCTTGACGTTCTGGCGCATCAGGTAGCCAGCTTCAATCAAGTCCGACATGGACAAGTCGGTTCTGACGGGCCCAAACACACCCTTGAGCCAGATGATGCCGCGCTCCGCTTCCTTCACATCGTCCAGGAAGACGGTGGCAGAGAGCGCGACCTTGAACATGGCATCGAAGTCGTATGGAATCTTGTACCACTCGCCCTCGCCCCGGATGTGGTGCGCTTCGTCGCAGATGAACACGTCCCGCGTGTGAATCAGTTCCTTGTAACGTGGATCCATCGGGCGTCCATTCTTCTTGCCTGGGTCCGAACGTTTGCCGCGCCAACGCGCGAGCGATTGAAGCATCGCCACGATGAAGAAGCCATCCTTGTACTCGGAGTCCCCAATGTATCCAATGTCGAGTCCGGGCAAGGACTCCCGCAGGGAGGCAACCGTCTGCTCCAACAGCATCTGGCTCGGCACGCCGAACACCCCGGGGCGCCCGATTCGACGGATGACTTCAGCCGCTGTCTTGGTCTTGCCCGAGCGGATGGGCATCTTGAGAATGCCCAGTCCTGGCATCTGGCAATTGAAGATGGAGTCGACCGCCGCCAGCTGGTAGGGACGCAACTGGATGTCTGGATTCCACGCGATGTCCACGCGTTCGTGGTGGGCATATCGCTCATTCACGACCTTGTAGGGCAGCTTCATCCGCTTGAGCTCTCTGGCGATGTCGATGGCCAGGCCTGCGGGCGCGAAGTACCCTTCTGGCTCTGCGTACTGAAGCAGATGCTCCTTGCCGTCCCATCGTTTGGCCCGGAAGGCGGGTGAGAAGTGCGAGCCCGCGATCTTGTAGCTGGTCAATCTTCCAATGGCTCGTGTCACCTTGAGCGAGGCGCCCGAGATGACCACGTGACGATTGGTGACCCGAAGGGTGATCATGGCGCCGTACGATACCTGGCGCCGTGTCAACGCGCTGTCAGCTTATGCTGCGGGGAGGGCGACGTCTGGGCCGACGTATGCGGGCGAACGTCGGCCTGCCAGGTTCAGGCAGCGGCGTGGAGCGGGTGCGCGGAGAGGGGCAGCCGCGGCGGGCGAGGCGGAGTCAGCAGACGCTGGACGTGGCGCGCGGTGGGATGGCACCTGTCGAAACCGTGCTTGGCGCACTTCGGGCACGCGCCACCCGGCCTGGTCCGCTCTGCCGGGATCTGGCTCGTCTGCCCGTTGATCATCACCATCATGTAGCCGCCCATGGCCGTGTCGACGGACCAAGGCGACGTCAGCACCTTCATGAAGTCCACCGGGTGCCCGACCGGCGAAGCGTCGTTGAAGTAGTCGGGCGTCACGAAGTCCGACATGGCCACGTTGTTGATGCGGTAGATGCGCCCTTCGCACGGGTCGCTGAGCTCGTCGGCCACGTGCATCTTCTTGGCCTCTGACCACCACCAGTTGTTGACGCCAGGATCCTTGAGAGCCTCGGCCGCTTCGTGACTCACCGTGGAAGTGATGTCGTCCAGGCTCATGCCGTCGGTGAAGATGTACCCGATGGGCATCCCGTTCTGGTCGGTGGTGTGATATCCGGCCGCCCCGGACACGTCGGACGCTCGGGCCAGCCGAAGCTGGGTTGAGCCGGGCGGAGCGGCGCCCGGCTCGCTGACGGCGGTGACCGACGGAGCGACTAGCCCCCAGATCGGGCAGACGTCGCGCGCCAGCTGGATCTGGAGCGCTGCGCCCACCTCGCTGAGCTGCGCGAGGGTGATCGCCGGAGAGCCCGCGACCAGGCAGAACTGCTTGATCGCAATCACTGCTGCACCTGCGCCTTCACGCCCTTGTCGGCGAGCTGCGCCACGAGCGCGCTGGCAGCGTCCGGCCGGAGCACGCCCACGAGGCGTCCGCTGTCGGACAAGCGCACCTCCTTGAAGCCGGTGGCGGTCGCGGCACCCTTGCGGACGGCCTGGCTGGCGACGTTGAGCCCTCCGCCGATGAGCTGGAGCACCTCCTGGCAGATGGTGCCGGCCGTCGGATCGTCCGCCACCGCGGACACCCAGGAGCAGCCGGGCCCAGCTACCGTGTTGGTGACGTTGCCCGCCGTCTGAAGGTCGGACTTGACCGTGGACGTCGGAACGTTGCAGCCGACGGATGCGCCGGGAAGCGCCGCCGCGAGCACGGACGCGAGGATGATGTTGGCGAACAATTGTTTGACGGTGAGCATCGTGAACCTCCTCAAGAGGTCAGGTGTAGGACAGCAGGTTACAGACAAGCGAAGTGTTGCTGCCGCTGAAGGTAGTAGTCACGAACGTGGACGTGACACCGCTGTTCGAAGCACGTCCGATGATCGTAGAAGACACCCCATCTGAAGCGTCAAAGTTGATGGCCGAATAAGTAGTGTTGTTCCAGTAAATGAAGCCATTCATGATCATGTGTTGCCGCCCGTTAAGCGTAGAGGTGTGCCCGGTGAGGTTGATCACCGGGTTTCCGTCGGTCAGCTGGGTGCACTCGATGCGGAAGTCATTCACGAACAAGCGATTGCACTCGTCCCCATAGATGACCGGACAATGGTTCTGCCCCATCCATCGCAGATAGAGACCACGGATGGCCACGCTGTCGCTCGATGAAGGAACATAGATGAAGGCGAGCGAACCAGGCCCCGCAGAAGCCGCGTTGGGCGAGGCAGGACCGTTGGAGCAGTTGAGCAACTGGCAGCTATTGCCCAGACGGACAACTCCATCGGTGCAAGACACAGCGCCGTAGCCTCCGCCTCCGCCGCGCGCTTCCAGCATCACGCCGTCCAGCTGAACGCAATCGTCCAAGTACAGGCCATACTGCCATCGATTGGAACCGTCGCCGCCAGCGCCGAAGTCGATGTGTACGTCGCTGTGCTTGGTCACAGGGCTGATGAACGCCACTTGGTAGGTGGAAAGGACTCCGACGGGCGATCCCAGGTTGCCGACCTTGAAACGGTGGCCGCGCGTCTTGTTCATGGCGATCATCGCCGGGAAGCCCGCCGCCAGGCTGTCGTTGCTGGTCGTACGCGTCAGACCGTTGTAGTCCACCTGGATGTTGTTGAACGTGCACGAGGCGACGTTGTTACCAACGCAGTACAGCGTCGGGCCGTTGTGGATGTTGATGCCCGAGCCCGTGGTGTAGAAAACGTACAGTCCATCCACGTGCATGATACCCGTCTGGCCGTCGTCGCCAAAGCGGATCAGCGGGTTTTGGGCTCCAGTCGGACGGGCCGCCGCGCTTCCGATGAGCACCAAGTTGTTTTTCCACGTGAACTTGCCGCCGTTCGCCGGGGTGGCCCAGATGAACTTCGGGTCTGCCAGCGTATGCGGCGACGACAAATCCTGTCCATCGGCTACAAAGATGCAGTCTTCCACAGTCCCCGTGCACCCCGGCGCGTAGAGCGCTTGCCCCTCGGCCGTGAAGATGTAGCAGTTTCGCAGGTGGATGTCGGCCCCGTTTCGAGCGCTGATGACGGGCGAGTACACGCCCGGCGTGGCGAGAAACACGCAGTTGTCGAAGGTGTACTTGTGAGTGCCGTTGAGAAACACGGCAGGCACGTCCGCCGAATTGACCCAGAAGATGCAGTTGCGGAAGGTCACAGGCGTGATGATCTCATCGCCAATCGTCGGACCGCCCGTCAAGTCCGACCTGAATGCCGCGGTGGCAGACAGCGATGAGGCGTCGGGCCCATAGATGACCACGTTCTCGATGGTGCCGAACGACAGGTTGTTACCGCCCGTAGCATGGGCGATGCCGAGCGATTCGGAGTTGGGCGCGTTGTCTCCGGTCTGTGGCTTGATGATGCCGTTGCGGAGATGATACGGCTGAAGGCGGAGGACATTGTGATCCAGCAAGCCGACGTAGCCCGCCCGGATGCCGAAGTCTTCCATGATCACGTTGTTGCCGTTGACAGGATCGCCCAACGCAATCGAGCCGGTGCTGGTCGGGTCAGCATCGAGATAGCACCGCATGAACGTGCCACGGTAGATGGCAGAGCCCGTGACAGGTCCGCTCGTCGTGATCCACGTCCGGACGGAGGGATCGGCGCCGGATGGATCGGACACCTCGCCCAGCACGAACGATTGATTGGCCCCCGTATCGCCGCCTGGAGCGATCATGTACTTGTTTGCCGGATTGGCAACACGCTTGAGGTAGTACAGCCCCGAAGTCTGGAACTGAGTGGCGAATTCCGTATTGGAGTAGTCGCCGATGAAACCAGAGCCTTGGTCTCCGAACGTGGCCGTGACGCTCCGGGCGCGGCGGAGTTGCGTGTCAGGCCCTTTCAACAGGAACGTCTGGAGAGTGTCGGTGGACGGATTGAACGTCCCGTCCGTCACGTTGCCCAGACCACCCGCGGGCTGCGCCGCCATGGGCTTCCTGGGAGTGAACGCCGTCATGTCCACGCCCAGACGCGAGACGCCCGAGGGGATTGCGGTGGACGCCAGAACATCGACCACCTGCTGGAAGCCTTCTTGGACCGTTCCGGCCGTGATCCACTTGTACGTGGTGAGCAGAATCTGGCTGGCATCCTCGAACGTCTTGAGGACTCTCTGGTTGGAGTTGTCGAAGCTGACTGGGGTGTTCCCGGTGCCGACTCCGAGCACGGTGCCGAGGAAGCACACCGTGGGCGTGAACTGTAGATTGATCGTTTTGGTGATGATCGGACCTTCCAGGCACACCGTGTAGTCGGCTGCGTTGGTGTCGACGCTGTTCTGGCCCAGATTGCCGGCGGTGATGATGTAGTTGTGCGTCCCGTCCCACTGGCACGTCTGGGACTCGATTGCGATGGCCGCCGTCGTGGCCTCCTGCGCCGGAACGTTCATCCACACTTGGAACGTTCGGCCAGCATACGACGTGCCTGACTCCACCACGGCGTCGACCACGATCTTGATCGTGCCATTGCCCAGGTCGGTGATGCTCGTGGGAGCGCCGGAGCGCCCGATCTGGTCGATCATCCCGCGATACTGCGGCCTGCCCGTGCGCGGATTGATGGTGATCTCGTTTGGAATCTGCGTGTGCGTCAGACCGACATAGTACAGGACCCCCAGGTTGTTCTCGAAGAACATCTGCTGTCCTCCGATGGCCTGGGTGATGTCCATGATGTGGCCCTCGCCGTCCGTCGCGAGGCTCGTGCCCGTCACATGGACGGTGTTTGGCACCGAGGAATCGAGCACCAGGAGCGTATCGAACACGCCGTCCAGATTCCAGTGCGTCTTGATGGACTCGATGACCTGCGCCTGGAGGTACTGGACCACGCGCACGGCGAAGTCCTGGAATCCCAGGATCATCTTGTCTTGGAGGTTGGCCTGTTCGAGCCCGGTGGTCATCTGTCAGTCTCCCGGATTGATGTCGATGAAGTCGGTCGTCATCGGGTTGAGGAACATCTCCACCTCGGACAGCTCCATCGTTCCGCCCGAGTAGTGGCCAACGGCCATCGTGCCGTGGTCCAGAGTCGAATCTGTAGCCGAGATCACCAAGTCTGCCTCCCAAAACACCTGTAGGTTGTTCTGTACGCTTCCCGGAAGCGTCGGCGTGACCGTGATTCGGAAGGTATAGAAGATGTTGGCAACCAACAACTCCGTGCCATGTACGTTGTGCGGCGGTCCGGGATAGTACGTCCCCAACGTCGTGGCGACGCCGGCCGACAGCGCCTTGAGCGTGATGCTATTGTTGGCGATGTCGATCTCCATCCGATAGGCGTCTGCTCCGCCAGGCACATCCGAGCGGTACACGTCCATGTAGTACACGCCTGTGCCTCGGATTCGGAACGTGGCCGTGAGATCAGACCAGTCGTCGGAGATGTTCACACCGTTGTTCGTGTACGTCTCGGTGTCCTCGTCAATCACCGTGTCGAGCAGGTGAAGCATCTGCCCGGACACCGTCGAGGTGCCCGATTGATCGTGCCACTGCGTCTTAATGTTGTCAGTCGGGAACAGGTCGCTGAACGTGACGTAATCCACCTCCACGCGCTCGCCGCACGGCCGCGTGAGCTTGAGGATGTGACGGATCATGTCATAGTCCAGCGTGCCGTTGTCGACGATACGAACGGCATACGTCTGCGAGTCCGGACCTTCCCCGGGACTAGAGAGCAGCCACGGGTCGATTCCCAGATGGTCCTCGCCAAGCGCCGTCTCGCCCAGGATCCACCGATACCAGAACCAGTTGAGCACCCGAACCTGGGTGCCCGTGATCATACGCAGGATGTCCTCGATGATGTCTTCCACGCCGCGCTGCTTCCAGAAGGTCACGGACACGCTGATCAGACGGCGAAGCGAGTCCGGATCCAGCTTGGAAGTGATCGGGTTGTATCTGTCAGTCCATCCAACGATGTTCTTGACGTATACCAGCAGTTGATCGGGCACGGCGTCCAGATTCCAGATGTTCGGGATCTCCAACGCCAGCTGCGTAGTCTGCTCCCACATCTGCTGCGGACCGCCGAACAAACGCTGAATGAACTGCCCTCCATTCGCTTGATCCTCGTCACGGATGCTCTGAAGGATGAAGCGATACATGTCCAGAACTTGCGCCGGAGCCGGGAGCGGCGACGCCGTGAATCCGAGCATGGCCACCATATACGGCTGTGCGAGCAAGTTGCCCACCAGATCACGGATCGTCGCGCCGTTGATCGTCAGCTGATACAGCTCGCCCTCGGTCTGGTCGGACGTTGAGAGGATGATCGTGTCCGACTCCACTTGCATGATCTTGGTGGTCGTCAGTCCGTTGTCCCACGTGAAGTTGGACACGTCCAGGGACAACAGCTTGGAGTCGGTCGCGATGGGCTCGCTGAAGTAGATGGAGACCGTGTTCGCATCGGTCGCGATGACCATCTTGACGAACGGCTTGACCCCCACGCCATAGAACGCGGCCGCATCCTTTGACACCGGGTTGCCAAAGGAAGTGATCAGGGAGCCCGAGGATGAACCGTACCCAAAGACGGGCTGCGCAATCACCTCCGTCCACCAGCCCTCGGCCGTCCCGGCAGGGTCGTACACGATGAACTCGAACCACCCCGGACCTTCGGGCAGGTAGAACAACGCCGTGTTGCCGTTGCTAGGCAATACATCGTTCCAAGTCCCGGGAGCAGGGGGCGAGCTATCCTGCCAGATGACTACGGGCGGACCGCCTACCGGCCTGTACTGGACGATGAAGTTGGGCGCGAACGCGTTCTGGTACTTGGCCTGGATTTGATAGCACTGCCCGTATCCGGCATTGTACTGCTGGAAGATGCCGCCCTGTTTGCCCGATACAGTCGTCTGTGCCTGGATGTAGTTGAACGTCCCATCGAAGCCGGTCAGGAGCGTGGCGAAGCCCGCAATGGACCAGTACGTGCCAATCGTGCCCACCTGGGACATGTCGCTGTCCAGGAACGCGTCGGCGCCGATGAGAAGCTGCTCGCTGTTCACCGTGAGCAGATACGCCGCGCTGTCGAGCATCGGAGACACGATCACGATCACGTACTTGGTCGTGGTGCCAGCCGAGGAAGGAACCTCCACGGCCAGCACGGCAGGCGTCGACAACTCCGCATCGTTGAACCCGTACATGTTCCAGTTGTCCGGGTTGACGAGCGCCGCATTGTTATCGACGGGCGCAGTGAAGTCGACGCGAATGCGCGTGTTCGACGTGGGCTTGGCTCGCTTGATCCGAGTGATCTTCTGTAGATCGCCCGTCATCGTCAGCGACAGCGCCATCGTCTCGGACGATGACATATGTTCGGTGCCTTCGCCGAACAGCTTCAGCTTGAGCGCGACGGTCGCCGATGACGAGATGAAGGCCATGTCAGACTCGCGATCAGATGGTGATGGTCAGCGGAGTGACGCCGGCCTGGAACCTGTACACGTCCGTATCCAGCACGGTCCGAGGATTGGCCAGCGGGTCGGCCGTCAGCAGGTTGCCACCCGATGGCGCATCGAAGATGCCCACCCAGGTAATCAGCCCCCACGGACCGCCCGAGGCGGCAGGGAACACGATGTCAGCCGCGTGAGACTTGGCTCGCCCGGCTGCGGCGGGCCAATGCCCTGCATCGTTCGTCACGGCCACACGCGCGTAGTTGTTCCCGGACGGCTCGACAACGCCTGTGCCATCGCTGTTGGGAGCGGCGGTCATGAGACCCACGTACACGGTCGCCGGGAAGATGCTCGTGGAGCCGAGGAGCGAGTCCAGCACCTCGTTTGCGTACAGATCGATCAGCCCATTCGCAATAGCCATGACGCGCTCAGCTGTGGATGGTGATGGTGAAGTTTCCCGCCGTCGGAAGCTGGCGCGAAGTCAGGGTGATATCTGCCCATCCGTTCAGAACCACCTTGGTAATCGTCGGATCCACGGAGTGGATCTGGAAGTCGATGAAGCTGAGAGCAATCACGCCCCCGAAAGACCACAGGAACGTCACGCCGTCCGGCCCCAGCGCTTCCGGTTGGAGGACCGCCGCCAACTGGTTGATGATCATCTGGCTGGTCACCTCCACAGGCGCCCAGACGTCGGCATTGATGTTCACGGCCAACGGGCTGTAGTTGGTCGCGACCACCTGCTGATTCGCGACAAGGCGCTTGCGGACCGGCGGCACCACGGTCTTGTCGCCATTGAAGTAGGTGGACAGGTTTCCGAGCTGAAGTGCCGTCGCGAGCCCTCCGCCCTTCGCCACACAGATGAGCTCAACCGTCTTGGGTCCGAATCCCTCTTCCACCGAGAAAGCGCGGCTGAACGGACTAGCGCCGGTGGAGTCGACGTAGTTGAGCGTCATGTCCGCGAGGTCATCCGGACCCAGCGCCACGTCACGATCACGGAGCGACGCGGGCCCTTCCTGCTTCGCTTGGGCGAGGCTCGCCGCGCTAGCGCTCTGCGCTTCTGCCCACCCGCTGGCCACGCGCGGATTCCAGAACTTGTTGATGAACGTCATTCCGGTCTTGTCGACCGAGATGGCCAGCGCGCCGACGTTTCCGTTGTCGTCGGCGCCATAGCGATAGTTGACCTGGATATTGCCCTGCCCGATGTCCGGGATGGCGCCGTTTTTGCCATCTCCGAACACGAACTGCGCCACGTTATCCGGTCCGAGCTGGACGCGGTACACCAGGTCTGCTCCGGCCGACGTCAGTAGCTGTAGAACATTCGTCCACGGTACGGCGTCGACCGTCAGCGCGTCGCTATTGAGGATGAAGCCAGTCTGCGATGACGTAAACATCTGTCCGGGCGCACCCGTGGAGCTGCCCAACGTCTCGCCCAGCACCGACTTGCCCTGTACCACCTGCCCAATGACGTACTGCTTGCCTTGGTCGATGCGGATACGGCCGAACGTTCGGCCAGGCGTGGGCGAGCCCGAGACCGACACGACGCGAATGCGAAGCCAGAACGCCTTGATACCATTCACCGTGAATGGATTCCAGTCGTGCGTCAGGTCCTGAGGGAGCGTGTACCCCCACTGCGTCTCGGACTGCGAGACGGTGAACGGCAACTCGCGCCAATCGGTCCCAATACCATAGTCAGATACATTGGTCGACGGCACCGACTGCCCGAGGAGTCCCGTGGTGACGATGTTGGTAGTGCCGTTCCAAGTGCTGACCACATCCTGATACGACGCGTTGGTCTGGAGCTGAACACGCACAGTCGCGCCGGCTCGGTTGTTCGGACCGAGGAGCGACGTGACATCGAACTGGAGCTGGCCACCGCCGATGTTGGTAACGGAAGTGGGCTGCGCGTTCTGGAAGTCTCCATCGTAATACTCCAGGATCTCAATGGAGACAGCAGGTCCTGTAGTAACGCTGCCCGTTCCGGCCACGAGATTGACCTGGTCCCACATGACCGTGCTATGGCCGATGTAGAGCATGTCGCCAGCCTTCTCGGTGCCAATCCAGTTCCAGTTGGCACCGCCGATGGCGTTGGCGTTCGTAGTATTGTCTGTATACGTGAGCGCCGTTCCATCGAACGTGAGCACGCTCGTAAGCTGATCGGAACGGTCGATGGTGATGCCGGCCAAGCACTCGTATGGAACGGCCGGAGTGGTGCCCGACTGCTGCGTGGCGACTTGAGCGAGCTGCGGCACGACGGTCGTGGAAGTGTTGAACGGACGCGTGAGCTGGAACACGACGTCGGCCTGCGCCGGTGTCGCCGGGCGCATCTCGTAACCGATCAGCCGCAGCATGTTGCGGATGGTCTCGGGCAGCTGCGCGGTCGGCAGCGTGCACTCGTTGGCGATCATGTCGATCAGCGTGTTGTTCAGATGCCCGACGAGTGCGGCCGCGCGCAGGAACTGGATGAAGGGTTCAAAGTCGGATTCGTCGGTCAGCTCCGGCAGGTTCTCCCTCTTGTAGAGGATGAGCGCCTCCAGAATCTCACCATAGTAGAACACCGACCAGTTGAACGACGGGACCTTGATCACATTGGCAGCCATGTCACACCGTCCCAGTCGTCGTCGTGGTCGAGATGGTTTGTGGGAAGCTCATCTCAAAGTCCCGTTCGTTATCAGACTCCATGTTCCAGTACACGAACGAAAGCACCAGTTCGCCCGCGGTAGTCGTCGCCCAGTTCACGGAGCCTTGGACGAGCTTGTATCGCTTCTGCGCCTCAAAGCTCTGGAAGATGGTCACCAGCCTCGACATGATCCTGGACTTCGACACGGTGTCTGAGATGGTGAAGATTGGAGTCAATCCCAAGCCTGGATTCTGCTGGAAGGCGTTGTCGTTACTATCGTCCAGCATGGCCGTGCGAATGATCTTCCGGTCGTTGTCATCGCCAGAAACCATCGCGGCCCCGCCACCGGGACCGACGCCAACAGGGATTGCCAATCCAGTCGCCATGTATCACCGAGGCAGGCCAGGGTTGGAGCCGCCCGAGCCGGGGATGGAGCCCATGGACGAGCGATGCGGGCCGGTCGCCTCCACGTCAGAGCAGCGGCACATATCCAGGCCACGAGGCTTCTCGTCCTGCTCGCCGAACCATCCGCCGCACTCCTCGCACAGGAGCACTTGCGGCGCGAGCCGTCGGAGCGCGCGACGGATACGAACCAGCTGGCCAGGGATGGTATCCACCACAGTATTGGTTTCTTGGTGGATACGCATCGCGTCCTGTAGGATGGGCAGAAGCTGTCTTGTGATGGAAGCCTGCTCTTCCAGAGTCTGTACGTGCTTGTTCGTGATGACCTTGATCGCCCACACGATGGCAGCGGCGACGGTCATGATCGCACTGGCGGCGGCGGCATCGGGGAATGTAATCGTCATGGTGCTTCCTATCCTACGATGTCACCCGCATTTCACCACGGTCGACTCCAGCCCGGAAGGCGGAGTGATTGGCGGCCCCGTAGGCGAGCCCGGACCCGAGGTGGAGTGGGTATGGTTGGTGAGGTAATTGGTGATCTCATCGCCAAGTCCTACGCCGTGCGCGTTGCCTCCCAGGTCCACCTCGTCGGCATTCACGACGCATTTGGCGCCGCTGGCGACGTTGACCGTGACTCCGCTGCTATCCAGCGTGACGGTGTTTCCGTTCTTGTCGGTAACGGTGATGCCGTTCTCATCGAGCTTGATGGAGTTTTGGTTCTGATCGGTGACCGTGATAGCAGGCGTGCTATCCATCACGATGCTGTTCTGGTTTTCGTCGGACACCGTCAGCTGCTTTTGATCGGCATCCATGGTGACTGTCGCCCCGTTCTTGTTCGTGAGCGACACGGAACCATTCTGGTCCACCTGAAGGCTCGCCTGGTCGCCGCCTTTGTTCTGCCACTGAACGGTGAGCGCCTCTTGCCCCTCGGTGTCATCGAACCAAATGATATGGCCTACGGGCGTGGCGAAGCCACGTCGCTTGCCGTAGTTGGTCAGGAACGGCGACGGAACAGGGGTTGGCGTGTCGCCGTCGGTATTGCCCCATAGACGCGTACCGCGCCACCGAAGGTTCATGCTCACGATGGAGACGGTGCCGGGCTGCTCGTCGTCGCTCGCCCCGGTCACGGCGACAATCTCCACCAGCTCGCCCACATCCGGTACCACAAACCATCCCCACGGAAGGTACGGCTTGATCCATTGGGGCAGGTCCTGGTCCTCGCCATCGAGTAGCGCCTGGCACGCTACCCTGATCTGCCCGAGCTGATCAGGGTCCTCATTGGCAGTAACGACGGCCAGATGGCACTCTTCAACAACTACAGACATGGCTAGCTGGTCTCCCCAAACACGCTGTTCGCAGGCGATTGAACCTGAGTCGCCGACACATCCGGGAGCGAGGGGACCACACGCCGTGCGCTGAAGTCCAGCTCATATCCGCTCCCTGGATTCATGATGTGGCGAACGCGGGTGAAGTAGTACGACCCATCGAACAAGGTTCCAAGGCCGTGCAGATTGTGAGTCTGGCGCGCCATGATATCCTCGATGCCGATGATTCGCCCGTTGCCGATGATGAACAGCTCCCGATAGCGCCTGAACCAGTTGTTCGCCCAGAGGGCGAGCGCTTGCGGGCTGTCGAAAAAGCGGTTGGTCTTGACCTCAAAGCTGTACTCTTCCAAGAACAGCTTGACGGTTGAGCCGGAGCCGGCCGCCGTGAGAATCTCGTTGCCTTGTGGCACGAGGGTGGCAGGCGCCGACTTGTTCGCAGACGGATTGGGAGTCGTCGGATCCACGAACACGTCGGGGGAATCGTCGTTTTCCTCTTCCAAGACGGCCGTGATCAGCTTTCCAGTCTTCCAGTCCTTGGTCTCAGCCTTCATCTTGGTGACGGCGTGCTGGATGGCCAGCTCGGCGTCGAAGGACATGAGCGTGCTGTAGTCCTGCTGGTTGTACTCGAATGTATACACCTTGTCTTGGACGTCGGACTGCTGGAGCTTGTCTGGGTCCTTGAAATGGAGCGTCCAGTTGCCTTGGTCGTCGCCGTCTACCCAGAACAGGAAGCCACACAGATTGGCGAGCCCGCGCACAAAGTCATAGTCCTTCATGTGCGCCTTCTGGATGAAGTCGCTGGGCGGGTCTGGCGTCTGGTCGATGTCGAGGATGAAGCCATAGTCGGCTGCGCGAGCAGACACAGCGTCGCTGTACGTGAACTGCTTGAACCGACGTCCAGCCTTGGACTTGACCACCTTGAGCTTTGGATTCTTCTTTCCGACCACCTTCTGGTCCTTCAGATTCTCCGGCGCGGTATCGGACATCATCGAGTCCTTGGTGTACGCGATGACTTCCATCGACGGAAGCGCGTTGGCCGGGAAGCTGGGCCGGATGCGGCGGATGATCGCCCGTCCGATGTGGTTCAGCATCGGTCCGTAACCCAGCCAGAGGTCCAGCTCGTTGCCAGGTACGAACAACTTGCTGTCCCGGACAAGGAGCCGGCCAGTGCTGTCCGTCTGCGGGTCAGAAACTGTCAGCTTGAGCTGATCGTGCATTCCATCTGCGGATTCGTACTCCAGCGACTGAATACACGCCCTGATACCGTCTGCGATTCGGTTGCCGTTGACAGCCAAATCGAAGTTGGGGGCATTGACTCCGAGGTCAGAAGGGCCCGGCATGGTTCACTCGCCGCTCCGAGGAGTGATGTTGACCACGAAGGATGTATATGGCGTGCTACGAAGCTTGAACCAGGCAATGCGATGGTCTCGCGTGTCGCTCTGCTTCCGGCCGAAGGCTCCCGCGAGCTGGATGGACTGCTGCTGTGGCACCGACGTTCGGATGCCCTCGATGGAGGGCAGCACGACGATGTCACCGGTACCAATCAGCGGCACGTTGATACTCCGCTGCCGGAGTACCACACCCAGCATTGGGTTGCCATACTCTTGCTGCGCGAGCAGCTCATAGTAGTCGCCCTCTTTCGCTCGGGCGTAGCGCGTGTCCGTGTTCTGCGTATCATCGACGCTGAACGGCACATACACGATCATGTTCATCGTGAACGTGACGTGCCGGACGTCGCCCAGGAACGTTGGCTGGTTGTATTCGATGTCGGTGACGGACTCGATGATCACCTGCTTGGTCAGGCTGCTCGACGTTCCAAGCATGAACAAGCACACGGGCGGCCGACGCACGATGCTATCGAGCTGGGACCAACTCACCAGCTTGTCGACCTTCGCGGCCGGGTCCGACGACGTGATGTCGCGCATGTAAAAGCGCGACTTGAGCGACAGCGTCTCTTCCTTGCCGTTCAGGAACTGGAGGATGGGATTCTGGCGATTGAGCGACGTAGTGCGCGAGATGTTGCTGCCAGTGTTCCGGGTGAAGCCGTCGTGCGGGAAGTCACCGATGAACACCTCGCCAGTTTCGGTGTTGGTGATCGTCCACGTCGCCGTCTTGAGCAACGCCTCCAGAACGGTTGCGCCGACGCCAATTGCTGCCGCTGCGACTCCCATGGCTACATCGTCCCCAATCCACCGACCGGGACAGCTCCCTGCTCGGCAATCGCGCGCCGCTGCCACGGCGTCGTTTTGAAGCCATTACGCTCGTGGATCTCTTGGGTGTGCTTGGCGCTGGCCAGAGCCACCTCGCGCCCGTCGATCTTGGTACAAGCGTTGACATCGATCTTGCGCTTGTCTTCCAAGTTGACCTTCACATCGACGTTGGGCGTCTTGTTCTTGTCCGCCTCCTTGTCGGCGAACGCCTGCTGGATCTTGTCGAGGAAGCTGCCCTTGTCGTCCTTGGCAACCGAAGGCTGCTTGCCCAGAGCGTTGAAGTCGGCGCTCGCCACCTGGTCTTGGATGCTGAAGCTCCCTTGTGCGGCGAATTCTCGGAAGCCCTTTGGCACCCAATCGCTCTTGCCCACGGCATCGGCGAGCATCACCATCGCTTTCACCGTCTCGTGGATGTTGTTCACCACGTTTTCGATGATCCATAGAGCGATGGACTTGATCAGACGAAACACCGGAGTCAGCGCGTCCAGCAGCATATCGAAGGCGACGATGGCCTTGGATACGAACCAACCAACGATGGAGCCCAGTACGCTGAACAGACCCTTCATGAAGGGTGTGAGGAAGCGGAACGCCTCGATGACTCCGCCGATGGCCTGTGCGGCAATCTCTCGGAACGTAGTCATGAACGTCTTGAGTTTCTCCCACGCATACATGGCATAGGGCAGCACGTAGTCGATGAAGGACTTGGCGAACGGCTGGATGGCCGTATCATATACCCAGTTGATCAAGTCGCCGATGGCGTTGAAGATGCGCTTGAACGTGTCCCAGACGCTCTCTCCCTGGTTCCGGAAAAGCAGGAAGACCGCCACGGCGATCAGCCCCCATCCGGTCATCGCGGTGGCGATGAACTCGATAACAGTAGCGATGGCGCTAACGGCCGGGATGACGACCGAGGTTACGAACGCGGCGACGCCCGCGAAGGCGATGAGAATGGGCGCGATGAGCCCGCCGACGAGCACGAGGATGGTCACGACCTTGGCGATGGAACGAACAATCTCCGGGCTGGCCGTGCCCGCCACCTGCTGCATGAAGGCCATGAACTCCGCCTTCACTTCGCCGATGGTCGTGATCACCCAGTCGAATCCATCCTTGATCCCGACGGCGACGTTGAACGTCGTGGCACCATACTTCTTGATGAGCGCTTCGTCAGTCTCCGTCTTGGAGTTGAGCGCTTGCATCACGAGGATGACGTTGTTGAGCGCGTCGGTGATGATGTCGAACGTGCCCGACATCGGCTTGAGGAAGGCACCAAACGCCTCGATGAAGAACACCTGGACCGACGACGCAAGGAGCGTCATACGCCCGGCCAGGTTGTCGAGGCGCCGTTTGGCCATCTGGTCGGCCGTCCCCTCCGCGTGGGACAGCTGGTCAAACAGCTTGTCGATCTTGCCGGACTCGATGCCCGCCTGGAAGGCGTTGAACGCCTTCATGCCACGGTCGCCGAACAGCTCTTGTGCCAGAGCGGCTTTCTTGACCACGTCCGTCTCGCCGGACATGGCCTTGTCGATCTGCTTGACGACATTGATGATGTCCAGACCGCCATCCGCGGTCTTGGCCATCTCGATGTTGTGCGCCTTGAGCCAGTGAGTTGCCTCCTGCGACGGCTTGGCCAGCTTCTTGAGCATGGCGGCAAACGAAGTACCGCCCACAGAGCCTCGGTTGCCCGCGTCGGCGGCAAGACCGAGCATGGTCGCCGTGGTCGCCAGATCAATCTTCATGATCCGAGCGTTGGCGGAGGCGTATTTGAACGCCTCGCCCAGGGAGACCATGTCCGTGTTGGTCTTGGTGCTGGTCATCGCGAGCACGTCAGACACAGAGCTGGCTTCCTTGAAGTCCATGCCCATGCCACGGATGACCTTAGAAACGATGTCCGCCGACGTCGCCAGGTCGATGGAGCCGGCCGCCGCCGCGTCGAGCACGCCCTTGATGCCAGACATGGTCTCCGGGACCGTCGCGCCCGCTCGGGCCATATTCTCCATGGCCTGGCCGACCGACGTGGCAGAGAACACAGTCTCGACACCGAGCTGCTTGGCTTTGTTCGTCAGCGTCGTCATGTCGGTGGCAGAGGCAAGCGAGACGGCGCCCACGGCGCTCATCTGCTTCTCAAAGTCCATTGCGTCTTTGATGCCAAGACCAAAGCCCGCGGACAGCGGAGCGAGCGCCATGCCGAGGGAGCCCGCGATGCCACCTACCTTGCTCACGGCGTTGCTGATCGACGCGGTGGCGCTCTCGGTCTGCCGCCCGGCTGCGGCAGCTTTCTTGCCAAGAGCGTCCACCGCGTCACCAGCCTGCTGCGCCTTCGGGGGAAGCTGTTCAGTCGCCTGGCTCAGGAACTGCGACGCTTGACCGGCCTGTCCCATCCCCTGGACGGCCTGATTGACGTCCATCGTCATCACCGCACCCAGGCCCATCTTGTCAAGCGCCATGACCGTTCACCTTCTCTTGCGCCGGGCGCGCTCGTTGGCGGCTTTCTCCGCCTTCTGTTCCTTCTCCAGCTGTTGCCCGAGACGTTGGATGTACCACGCTCGCTCAGCCGAGTCCATGTTCATGACGTCCGTCCAGTTGAATGCTCCCTTCGAACAGTACGTCAGGGTGAAGATGTCTTCCCGCAGCTCCTTGAGGTCTGCTAGCGGGAAGAATTGGAGAAAAAAGCGTCATATCTCCAATCGATGGGCTGGAGAGATTCCTTCTCACACCGCTCGCACGTCAGCTCCAGCGCCATCTTCGGGCCCACGTTCATGTCGTCCACCGCGGACACGAGCCCCTCCAGGTCGCGCTTGTGGATGTAGTCCATATCAGCCTCGGTCATGGCGGTGTTCTGCGGGTTGTCGACGAAGCCGACGATGGCCCCGCGAAGGACAGCCAGCTTGGACGTCGCGTCGGTGATCACGCCGGTGGCAGCCATCTCGACGGAGTGCCACGGGGTCGGCCCCATCCGGAAGCCGGTGACCTTCTTGCCCCGGATGTCGACGGGGCGCTGGAGCGTGTACGTCCAGTACAGAGCATCGGGATGCTCGACGGTGATCACCTCCAGCGTGTCCAGGTCGGCCGGGAAGAGCCACTTGTGCTGGCAGAACGGGCACTGGACGTTCATCTTGATGATGTTGCCCATAGCCTCGCGACGCAGGTAGCAGTAGGCGTAAAGCACGTCGCCCATCGACATCTGAGCGAGCTGGACGCGCCGCTCGGTGACGTCGCTCTGCTTCGCCGGCATGTCCGGCCACGTGAGCGCACCGAATTCCGAACACATGCACGCGACCACGAGCGTGACGTGCTGGGCCATGTTGTCGCCCTTTTTCTTGAACTTGGCGATGGCCTTCTCCTCCAGCGTACGCCAGGGCCGCGCGTCGATGCGCTTGACCAACGGCTCGCCCGACGTCGCGACGATACCGCCGACGGTCGTGGTGCCTCCGGCGTGGACGATGGAGCCGACCGGAAGGCGCGGCCCCAGCTGCCCGAGGGTGGTCTTGCCGCGCGTCTTCTTGGTGTCTTCGGCCGGCTTGTCGCCGTCGCCCTCGGGCTTGGCCGGAGGGGCGAAGACAGCGCGCCCCGGAAGCGGGGCGGCGGTCGTGGTCGGAGCGTCTTTCTTGGTATCGGTCTTGTCGGTCGGCATGATGTTTTCGGTCGCCTCCAATTGGCTTTCGCCTTGTTAGGCCCACCTGGTGGATTGGTGTCGATCAGAGCGGGATGATGTCGTCGATGGAGATGGGGAACGTGATCACCTGCATGTTGCCTTCGTCGCCCATCTTCATGCCGGGGATGCCGCGGCCGGTGACCCAGACGCCCACGAGCGTGTAGGAGCGGCCTGCCGCGCCGGAGAGCCGCGGCATGACGAGGGTGCAGGGAATCTTGTACGTCGGCAGCACGGGGTCCTGCCCCGACTTGTACCACAGCTCCATCGCGATGATGTCGGCATCGTGGTGTGCGGGGATGCTGATCTCCGTGGTCGTCGGGGGACGGACGCCGCCAGTGGCCGCCGTACGGTCGGGCAGCTCGATGCGAGTGAGCTCTTCTTTCAGCTCGCCAATCTCGACGGCAGTGATGGGCGCGATGCCCACCGGCAGGAACTGGAACTGGTTGTCTGCGATGTGGTCGGGTTGGATCGCGCCCTTCATGGCCTCTCCTCCATCCTTCTGGCTTGATGCGAGATGCTGGCCCCTGCGTGCCGCCGGAAGGGCGACGAGCTAGGGGCCAGCACGGGACGCATCGGTCATTCCTCGTGTCAGCGGCGTGTCAGGGCGCCGTGGGCTTCACCTTCGTGTAGAAGAACAGGAGCGAGTTCACCAGCGCGTCGTCGGTGCCCAGCGTCCCGTTGTGGGGCTGCAGCGACACGGTGGCGGTGGCGGGGCCGCCGTTGGTGGGCAGGGCGAACGTTCCGCCCTCCACCGACACCAAGACGTCCTGGATCGTGTTGGCGGTGGCGGTGGCGTTGAAGGCATTGGTCGTGCCCGAGAACGTGGGGCCGGCGCCGTCGGCGTCGCCCGGCAGCTGCTCCCACACCGAGATGTCGAAGGTGGTCGCGTCGCCCATCGTGGCGCCGGTCTTGGATCCGCGCACGAGGAAGCCGGCCGGCTGCGTGACGTCCATGTCGGCGGGAAGCAGCAGATCCATGAAGATGGCCGTCTGGGTGGCGGCATCGTTCCACCTGACGGCCATGTTCTTGCCGCCGTTCACCACCAGACCGGGGCTGCTCGTCGCCTGGTCGGTGAACTTGGCGAGCGGGGTGCCGTCCGCCAGGAGCGCTCCGCGGAGCCCGACCTTGAGCAGCGAGCCCGACAGATACAGCGCATCGATTGCCTCCACGACTGCGCCCAGAAACTCCTTGAGCGGCGATTCGCCCGTGTGGCTGTAGTCGTTGCCGGCGCCCGCCTCGCCGATGTCGTCCGGAACCTGGAGCCCGGAGGTGCCCGCGATGTTCGTCTCACCCTGATCCAGCATGTCTCTTCCACCCTGTCGAGGCGCCTATGGCGCGTTGAATGCCGATGTTCCCTTGGCGCTCACGAAGCCGGCGCCGTGAAGATGCCCTGCTTGCCGATGCGGATGATGAGGCGCTCGGTGGTGTCGGCCAGCCACAGCGTCACCGAAGCGATCTTGTTCCCCGCGGCGCGCACGGCAGGCGTGTTGAGCTCGCTGTCGACCTTGATCACGGCAGCGTCGGTGAACTTGGTCCCCTGGAGAGCCCGCTTGTTCCACTCCGGGAGAAAGAAGTTGTTGAGCGCCGTCTTGACGGAGTTGTCCGACTGGCTGTCGTTGATGGCGAACACGATCCAGTCGAAGTTCTCCAGGAACACGTGTTCGTAGTACGACATCTGCTCACGCTGATGCTTCCACGTCCACGTCGTGTCGATGCAGATGGTACGGTCACCCCAGAGCACGTAGTTGCCGGCGGACTTCTTGATGATGCCGATGCCGACCGGGTTCAGGTCTTCCTCGTCCAGCTTCCGCGTGCCGGTGGGGAGCCTCAGAAGCCGGGGCAACGTCGCGTCCTGGCCCGCCTCTGCCTTGTGGTAGCCCTGCCAGTTGGCGGCCATCGACGCCTCGCGACCGTGGATCATGCCGGTGAGCGAGATGAGCTTCATCTTGCCTGCGTTGGCAGCGATGGGGTCCGGATCGGGCACGTAACCATACGACGGGTGCGTCACCACGCCCATGTCGCTACGCCCGAGCGTATCGTTGATGTACTCGATGACCTGGAAGTCGTCGTTCACGCCGATGTTGGACGGCACCTCGACTCTGTACTGGTAATTCTTGGCCTCGCAGTACGCCTTGCCCGCGTTCTGCACGGTGGTCGAGGTGATGCCCGGCGTGGCCATCTTCACGAGACCCAGATTCAGCCCGATCAGGTCGTTGTAGGGCGAAGCGTTGGTGTCCCACGGCACGGAGGTGTACGCCGCGTCGGAGATGTCCGCGTTGCCGTCGCGACCGCCGGTGAACTCCTGCGGCGCGACCACCATGAACTCGGTCGCCTCCGAGCCGGCGTTGCCGGTCATGGTCATGTCGTTGCCGCCCGCGATGGTGATGGTGTTGTGATCGTTGGCGACGATGCGGAATTTGGTGCGCTTGGCGTTCACCTTGTCGGGGTACAGGTAGCCGCCCACGAGAGTGTTCGCCATGAGCGGCTTGAACACGATGGTGATCGTGTCGTTGGCGGCGAGCGCCGTGCCTCCGGCGGTGAGCGTGAACGGAGGCGCCCACGCGACATCCGGAGTGAAGAGTGTGCCCAGGTGGAGCGTTCCGGTGAAGGATCCATAGCGGTCGGACTTGACCGTGCCCTGGGTGGCGCTGGTCATCGTCACCGTGATGATCTGCGGCAGGTGGGCATCGGTGACGGTGCCGAGCGCGAAGGTGGGATCACCGCCGCCGACGCTGTTGACGCTGAACTCGTTGATGACCGCCGTGAGCACCGTCGGCTGCGACAGCGCGGCGGTCGTCATGCCGTACACGTTCGCCGGACGGACCGACGGCGTGTAAGCACCAGTCCACTCGTCGGTGACCGTGATCTCGTCGTTGCCCTGGTCGTTGTTGATGACGTTGACCCAGTAGTTGGGGGACGATGGATCGCAGTTCAGGTTGTCGTAGTTGTCCACGAGAGAACCATCGACGTACACCTGGAAGCTGAACTCTCCATCGCTGTCGTTCTGCCCATCTGCGATTGCGAGCGACAGCGCCTTGCTTCCGGTGAAGTTGGCCGCTTGCCCGTCGGTGTTATCCAACGTCAGGTAGTACCGCAGATCGGTCTGGGTGGCCATCGCAGTGGCCATCGTCGAATCGGCGGACACCGTGATGACGCCTGCCGAAGTGTTGCCCACGATGGCGAACTTGGCGTTGGGGAGCGCATCGAAGATGAGCCAACCGCCCTTCCACTCGTCGGTCTTCCACGCGTTGGTGAGGTTGGTCGTGAGCGTGGTCTGTGCCACCTGGGAGAGATTGCTGATCTTGGCGGTCCAGCGCTTCCACTTGCCACCCCATCGGCCGCCGTTCGCGGCTTGCACGAGGCCCATCACGGTCTGCGTACCGGCGATGCGCGCGTACAGCACCATCTGTGCCGGCACCTCGTTGCCGTCCGTGACACGAACGGTGGCGATGCCGCCCGCTCCGTTGGCCAGGTTGTAGAAGTCCTGCGCGGCGTCGGGCAGCAGCGACTCCGGGATGATCCCGCCATGTCGCTTCGCCCACAGCGTGCTCGTCGCGCAGATGGACAGCTTGTTGACGGGGCCCTTCTCCAGCAGGCCGGTGTAGCCGACCCAACCGAGCGCGGCCGGCGTGATGCCGGCGCCGTCGCTCTGTTCCTCCACCCGGACGCCTGCGGCACGGACTGCTCCAAACGTTCTCATGGCCTGTTAACTCCTCTGTCAGCCTGGAATCTTGAGGTTGCCCGAGCCACCGAATTGAAGTGGGTTGATCGTGGCGAACACCTGCTCAGCTTCTACCAAGTAGAATACTGCGTTGGTGATTCGGACAGCGACCCGCGCACCATGAAGACCAGCGGCGCTCGGGACAGTTTTCTGCTCGACGTCTCGATCAACGATCATGGTGAACTCTTCATCGAGACCCACGACCGTCAGAAGCGTGTTGTTCCAGAAGAATGAAGTGAATGCCTCCGCCATCCGCTGTGCATCCTTCTCCTTGTCCGTGATCATGCGGATGTCCATCGCCAAATCGACTTGGGTGCCCAACGGCAACTTCCAGCCCGCCCCCGTCGCCCGATTGAAGCACGTGTCCGAACCAAGAATGTAACGCATGTTTTCTTGGTTGACGTTCTCAATGTTGAGCGCCGGGAGCCGCGCGACCTGGCTGAACTCTTGGTCCGTCGTCAGCGACACGACAGGACTGTAGATGAACCTCACATGGAGACGGTCGCCCACGCTTCCTGGCGTCGTCAGAGCGACCGTCATCGTGGTCGGATTCCACGCGCCCGAGATGTCCGTGAGCATCGTCGGGTCCGTGGTCAGGTTATACACGGAATCGATGCCAGTAATGACGTACTTCGTGGGCGTTTTGATGGTTACTTGGCCAAGATTGTCACTCTGCTGGAGCGCGTAGGTGTAGTCAGCGATAGGCTGGACTCCGGCCTGGAGCGCAGGCATGAAGGACCTGACCACATAGCTCTCGATGTATTCGATGTCAGAGAGCCACAGGACCTTGATCCAGAACACCTGCGGGGTGTACGCCGGATTGGTCGTGGACAGATTGATGACCACTTGGATGCCGCCGTTGGCCATCGGAAACGAGGCGATGTTGTTCGCCACGTCCGCCTCGGTGTTCCACTCGCCCGTATTCGCCGCGCGCCAGCTCGCTCCGTCCCAATAGAGTTCATCGGTGCCATCGGTAGACAGCCTGAACTTAGCGAATGTAACCTGTGCCTTGTTCACCGTGAACTGATTGTCATTGAGCTCAAATCCAATACACTGCTTCATCGTCGTGGGACGCACGAGACGCGTCTTCACATACAAGCCGGAGGTGGTCGGGAACACCCCGGGCGCCGTCGGGACCAGCTCCAGGCGCGGCTGCGACAGCGGATCATCGGCGTTCAACCGAGTATTCGGCCCCAGCGTGAGCTTGGGCAAGCTGTTCGGATTGAACGTGTGGGTGGTGATCAGCTTCTTGAGTCGCCTGCTCATTTGAACGCCTTGCGGATGGAACGATTGACCACCTTAGTCACGCGACGACCGACCTTCTTGCCCGTACGCGTGACGGTCCTGTTGGCTCTCTTGCCGAACTTTGCCACCGACTTGCCCGCCTTCTTGGCGCGCCTGGCTAGAGTCCTGCGGAGACCGCGCGTGCTGCGCTCTAGGCGCTTCGCCGTCTTGGCTGCCTTCTTGGCGGCCTTGATCGCTTTGCCAACGATGGTCTTGTCGGCGGCTCTACCGGCCAGCTCGGCAAACACGGCTTCGATGGCCTGCTCCCAATTGAGCATGATCTTAGCCTTGAAACTGGCATCGTTGAGTGTAATTGACACCCAAGGACGGCCAGGAGTGGTGATAACGGTCGTGCCATCTTCCAGCGGATACCAACCGCCGGGGCGACGATTCCACAACTCCGCGGCTCGCCCGGTCAGCTGGTCCGGGCGAATGGCCCCCGTGCTCGCCTTCCAGAGGTAGAAGAACATGCCGCGCATCGCAGGCGTGACCTTTGTTTGGAATCCATCGTGGAGCGCCTGTGCGAGATTGAAGCCTTCCTCGTCTTGCTTGAGGACTCCGGCAAACACCGTGTACTCGTCAACCACTTCGTACGTCTGGCTACCGTACAGATCGGCGAAGTCCACGAGCGGCTTGCTGGAGCCCTTGATAAACACCGTCAATGCCGCGTTCGCGGCCATCCCCCTGCTCGTCGCGATGGTCTCTCGGAGCGCCTTGGCCGCGGTCATTCCATTGAGCTCGGTGGCTTTGGCCATGTGCCTCTTGAGCACACGCTCGAATCGCCGCGGATCGCACGCTGCTTGGTACTCCTTGAACCCAAACTTCACCACCCGAGCGGGCATCACGTGCCTCGGACGGGTTGGCGATCCTTGAAGAATGCCTTGACCATGGCCGCTCCGAACGCACTGGGATAGTGCGCCATCGGCTCCAGCCGGGCGATGTACACCTCGCGCGTCACCATGTTGGGCCCATCCCCGAAGGTGACAAAACGATCGTCAATGTGTAGGGTGATGTTCAGGAAGCGCAGATCCAGCGTACGAAAGACCACATAGCCGTCGGAATCGTCCTGCGTACCAATACGAGTGATGTCCAGACCGGCTTCCGTTCCCCAGAACACCTGTCCTTGGCAGTAGACCGTGTCGCCGAACGTCCCGCCCTGGACGGGCTCCCGATAGCCAGGATCTTCCTCGGCCACGCCCCTCTGAAAGGACTGGATGCCAATTCGGACGGGGTGCTGAAGGTTGGGCGAGGTCATCGGATGTAACTGACGTTGGCTGGCGCGGCCATCGCGATGGGCGAACGGTAAGCCTTCATCGTGAGGAGCACCTCTGGATTGTTCGTCCACCCGGCCCATGCCGACGGCCGGACAGTCTTGGTGTTCCCACCGGCGAGCACATACTTGATGTAGTGCCCATCGGTCCCTTCCTCCTGGATGTTCCCGAGCACCGGAGGAAGGGGCGGAGCGGGGCTGGCCGGATTCACGTACACCGGGGTGAGCAGTTTCTCCAGCGTCAGAAGCAGCATCGCACGCTTGATGGGCTCGGGCACAGAGCCGTCCGGCTCTGTGTAGCCGAAGGTGCCATTGACCACCTGGTTCTGACGCCCTTTGCGGAACAGCATCCGACCAATCTGCATCGGCGCGACATAGATGTCCATGTCGCCGTGCCTATTGTCGAGCAGCTTGATCCGCGGGTTGTCCCGGTCTGCAGGGTTGTTGTACACTCGATAGTACATGCGATCCAGCGGGCATTCGCCCGGCACGTCCCACATCGAGTTGAGCCAGAGTTGGTCGACAGAGATGATCGCGACGGGCAGATGAAGCGCGTCGCTGTCAGTCCCATCGAACACCATCTGAAGTCGCTGTGGATAGAACCACTGGCGAGTCGCGCGCTCGATGTACGCCTGCGCCAGGCGAATGGCGCCCACGATCTGTAGGTCGGTGACCGTGTCCGGAATGCCCACCGCCCGTACATCCGACACATCGATGTACGGGAGCGGCGGAAACGGCGCCGGAGCGGGCGGAGGGAACGGAGGCACGGACCCGCTCATGGCTCAGAGCACTCCGGACCAGAGCGCCTTGTTCACCGGCGCCCAACCATCGGCGCCCTGCCCCGGGATGGGCTCCGCGTGCTCCACGGGGCCGCCTTTGCCCTTGTACGTCTTGACGACCGTCTTGGGCTTGTAAGTGGTGACGCGCTGAACTTCGGACAGGTTGCTGAAGGTGAACACGCCCGTTTCGGCGTCGCGTTCGTACGTAGCGGCGCTGTACATGTACTTGCCGCGCTTGTCCTCGCTCTTGCTGTAGATGTTGACGCTGAGGACGACCACCGAGGAATACACGTCCACCACGTACGCGTAATCCTGCTTGGGGTCCATCTTCAGCTGATCCATCACCCACTTGCGCGCGGCGTCGCTCATCGCCTGGGTGAAGTCCTGAACGGACTCCCCTGTCACGAGCGGGATGTTGGCCTTGTGGACCACCGTCTCGTGCGTTACCTGCTTCTGTTCACCTTGGTCGCTCATGGTCGCTTCCCTTCGCTTGTCGATTGTCGCCTAAACAGTGGCGACGGACAAGCCGCGGAGCGCCGGGAGCGAGCTAGCGCGGGCGACCTACACGAGACATGGCGATGCGCATGGACGCGCAATTCTTGTGAGACATGACTACCAACTTGACGCCATTGGCAACGATGGTCAATCGTTCGCCGCCGTTCTGCCCGACGTCAGGCGCTACACACTCCATCCGAATAGACGGGTGATCGAAGCCAACGGGGCGAATGATGCTGGCTTGGTATCCGTGTGGTGACACCATCGTTACGGCCGTCAACGACAGCTGTACTTCAGAACGCGCGAGCTTTGGAAGCCACTCGCGCGCCTGATCCTCGCTGGCTAGGTCGACCGCTACGGTGCGGCCATCGTCGTGGTGGAGCTTGAACATCGCGCAACCGGATGCGCGCGGCGAGTCACTTCTTGTGGAACGGGTTGCCGTCCGACTTGGCCTCCGGCGCAGTCGGCGAAGCGGCGACCGGGGCAGGCGTCGAGACGGCCGGAGCGGGCTCGGGCTGCGCCGGAGGCGTGGCGGGAGCGACTGCGGTGGACTCGGGCTTGGCCGCGGCGGCCGGACCGCCGGACTGCGCCGGAGGCGTGGCGGGACGCACGATGTCGAGGATCACGACCTGCTTGGCCATGCCCGGCGCCTTCTGGAGCAGGTTCAGCTCGTCCTTGGTCACGGTGCGCGTGGAGTTGGGCTGAACGTGAAAGGCGCCAGTCCGCCCCTCCGCCCGCTTGATCTTCGCCGGCATCTCCACCTGGATCACCGGCGCCGTCGGGCGGAACTGGATGTGATACAGCTGGTCGGGCGTGTGGTCCGCGGCCACGCGCGACACGCGCTCCATCACCGGCCTGTGACGACCGCCGCCGCCGCTCATCGTGTAGGTTCCACCACCGCTCTCCTGTACGACGTCGACACCATCGACGCACAGGACCGCACCCACCGCCACGCTGTTCACGTTCGCCGACATGGCCCCTCACTCCTCGGCCGGAGTCACCGCCGCCATCATGGCGTCGATGATGGCCGTCTTGGTCATGCTGAGGTTGATCTTGACGCCCATGGCGGGCAACCCGTCCGCCTGGGCTCGCTGGATGAGTTGGCTCTTGTTGAGCACTTCCAGCTCCGCGCGAGCGTACGACGGCAGCGCCGTGGGCTCGCCCTCCGTGGTCTCCTCGGCCGGCTCCTCGCCCTCGGACGCCTCGGGCTCTCCCTCGGCCGGCTCCTCGGACTCGTCTGCTGCCTCGGTGCCACCCTCCTGCTCCTCGGAATCGGGCGCGGCTTCGTCGGCCTGCTCGACAGGCTCGGGCGCCTTCGTGCTGGCAGCGCGCGCGTCGAGGGAGCCCGACAGGATCGTGATCTCCACGCACCCACAGGACATGTAATGCCTGATCTCGGCGGGGTTGGCGGAGATGATGGACGAGCCCTTGAGGAGGGTGCGCCCATTGCTGGTGAACGACTGCGGGCCCGTCTCCTTGATCTGGATACGGGCGCTGAGAGGTGCATGTGCCATGGCTGATCTCCCGGGGCGCTCGGGCGACGCCCCGCCATTACGTCAGCGGGGCGCCGTCGCGAGCAGCGGAGGCTACAGGTTGAGACCGATGTTGTGCCCGTAGGCCACGGCGTCGACTTCCTCCAGCTGGACGTCGACCTTGGTGGTGATGGCGTACTGGTTCACGCCCTTGAAGATGTCGCGATCCTTCTCGATGCGGACGTCGCGACCGATGCCGATGATCATGTTGTCCTTGTGGGTCAGCATGATCGTCGGGTTGGACTGGTAGGTGACCTTGACGGTCGCCCCGCTGCTGATGCCGCCGCCGACGCGCGTGATGCCGCCGCCGCTGTAGTCCACCGTGTAGTCGGTGTTCTCCACGTACGGCGTGACGGGCGTGTTCCCGAGCGTCACGGGGGTGACGACCACGTTGGTCACGGGCCCGTGGAGGAGCGACGTCTTGGTGGTGCCGGTGAGGACGATGTGCTCCACGACGATGGGCTGGAGCGCCCAGAGCGGGACGGGCACCGCCTTGATCCCGAACGGGCCCTGGAGCTGATCGGGCGTCTGGGTGGCCGCGTCGTCACCGAGCTTGCCGATGCGCGTGGCCATCTTCTCCTGGAACATCTGCCACAGGTCCGGGCTGAGGAACCAGCGCAGGTCCTGGAGGCGCCGACGGAACTTGATCGGCAGAGCGCGCATGATCTTGCCGAACACGCTCAGACCGATGTTCTGCCCCTGGAGGTCCACGACGTGGCCGGTCATGCCCAGCTTCTGCCAACCGTCGACCAGCGCCACGAAGGTGTCCTTGATGTAGCGCGTGCTGTCGCCGCCGTCGATGAGGTCGGACTCCAGGCGAGCGGGACCGAGCTTGTTGCCGGTGATGTACTGCTCCTCCAGGTCGTTGCCCGTCTGGGTCGCCATGAGGCGCACGATGGTGTCTTCGACATCGCGCCCCTCGATGTTGATCTCCGCGAAGATGTCGCTGATCTCGAAAGGCGTCATGACCTCGTGCGGCTGGAGGGTCACCTTGGAGGTGGTGACGCCGCGACGGCGGCGCGGATCGGTCGCCTCCGACTTGGCCATGGCCGCGCGCTTCCCGACGCCGATCTTGTCGATCTCCAACGTCTCGTTGGTGAAGCGCACCACGCGAGCGTTGTTGCGAAGGATGGTGATGTCGATGACGTAATCGATGAACTTGTTCGACTGCGCCGGGTTGAGCTTGCCTGCCGTGGCCAGCGCGTCGGTGGTGACCACCGCCTTGTTGACCAACTCTTCGTTCGTGACGCCCGTGCTCATGATCGGTCTCTCCTCTTGGTCTATCGTCCTGTGTCCGCTGCCCCTGGTCGCCTGGTTACAGGACGCCGTTCCAGAGGGACTTCTTCACCGGCGTGGCGCCGCCCTCGCCTCCGCCCTCGGAGTTGCCGGCGGGGCGCGCCTTCTTGACGTCGGCCACCTCGCCTTCGATCTTGGCGAAGCGCGGCTCCAGCCCCTTGGCGACCGCCGCGGCGATGTCCTCGACGGTGAGGCTCTTGGACACCTCCATGCCGCCCGGAGCCGGCTTGATCTCGCTGGGGGTCGACACCGAGGTGGCATTGGGCAAGTTCTTGCCCGGACCGCCCGCGATGGGGTGGTCGCTGTCCGGGGCGACGTCGCCCACCAGCTCGTCCAGGAGCCCCTTGAGCGCCTTGAGCTTGCCCACGCGCTCGGGCGTCATGTGCTTGGCCTTGACGATGAGCGCAGCGAGACCATCCATGGTGAGCGGCGCGTCGCCCTCGTCGCCCTTCTTGGTCTTGGCCTCTTTGGTGTCCTTGTTCTTGGCGCCGTCCACGTCGGTCGCCGCGCCGCCCGGCCCGGAGCCCGCGTTGGGCTTCTTGTTCGGCTTGGGCGCGGTCTCCTCGTCCGTCTCGTTGGGCGACACGAGCTTCATCGTGAGGTCCACGCCGGACTTCTTGGCCTTCTCCTCCATGTCCTTCATCTGCTCGTCGGACATGCCCGCGGCCTTGAGGAACGCCTTGAGCGTCGTGCCCTTGGACTTGTCGACGTTGACCGTGTCCGGAGGCGAGACGCCGGCCAGCGCCGCGACGTTGGCGACGATGGCGGTGACCTCCTTGAGGATGTCGACCGTTGCATCGCCACCGCCTGCCGCCTTGACCACGACCTTCTCCGTGCCCTGTTCCTGGGTGCCCATCTCTGCCTCCGTCTGGCCCTTGTCTTTGGTGACGAGCCATTCCTGTTCATTGGCTGGCTCGCCAACCAGGCTCACCTCGCCCACCGCGAGCTTCAAGAATCGCCTGGCTGCTTTCTCGCTCATAGAAGTTGCGTCCCGTTGGTGCCCGCGTTGGATGCATCGGCGGGCAGCTTCTTGACCGTCGCCTTACCACCGATGCTGAAGCCCTTGATCTTGCCAGCCTTGACCAGTTTCCACACCGCGGCGTCGAGCACCTTGACCGTCATGATCCAGGAGCCAGCCTTGATCTGTGTCGTTCCGATGGTCAGGTCCAGAGGTGCGATCCAACTCTCCACGAGCGCGAATCGCCCCTGCCAATTCTTGAAGTCCTTGTGCTGGAAGCCGAGTTTGGTGACGACGTTGTAGCCCGCCACGAAGGCATGGGCCGCCTCCTGGATGACATCCGCGTCATAGATGTCAGCTTGGGCGTCGGTTTTCTCCGGGGCGAGGACCAGCCCCGTGACCAGCTGTTTTTCGTCGTTGGACTTGATGATACTGACGTCCAGAACGACATCCACGCTCTTAGTTGTGGCAGCCTCGCTCTCCCGGATGGCGTTCTCCTGGTCGATGGCGCCTTGTTTGGAGTCGTGCTTGCCGAGCACGCGCGAACCGTCTTGGGTGTACAGCACCCACTTGTCGCCTTCGTGCTTGATGTGCTTGGTCACCGCGTCGGCGCCGTCGTCGGCCGGCTCGCCCCATGGCTCGTCGCACTTACACGTCCCCGCATCGGACTTGGCACAGTCGCACTTCTTGGTCGGCGGGTTGACCCCGGAGGCGCCCATGCCCTGCTTGGGCAGCAGCTTGCCAGCCTCGGCCAGCGAATCCGACGTGGCTCCACCGCCCTTCGTGATATCCACGATGCGTAGGAGTCCGCCGACGATGTTCTGGTACAGGGTTTCCGCCGTCTCCACGAGATGGAGGATACGGCGATGTGGTAGCAGACACCTAGTCGTCGGCCAGATCTGCGTACGTCGTATCAGAGGCGATGTCCACGGTCGACCGGCAGCGGAAGTGGTACGGTGGAAGTGCCAACCCTTTGTCCGCCAACGCCTTGGACCCGCCCTTGGCCCGGATGGCGCTCATCTTCGCGCTTGATACCCACGGATGGGCGGCGCGTACTTCGTCGGGCGTCTTGGCCGCTCGGAGCGCCGCCATCTGATTCACACCATCCTGGACGGCGAACGTCGTGCCATTCATGTCCTCACAGAATGGCGTCGTGCGACTGTCCATTGGGTTGACAATCTCATACGTCGTCACCTTGATACGTGCGAACGATTCCAGCTGCCCCTGAACACGAGCGTTCGTAACAGAGTTGGCCGCCAACCCCTCAAAGTAATCCTCGTCTGTACCGCGCCAGCCACCGGGAGCGAAGACACCCTTGAGCTTCTGCTCCACGATGTCTTGAACCAGCTTACCGGCCGCCTGCCTTCCAAGTCCTTCCAGGAGGGCTTCGCCCACGCCTTCCTTGATGGCCGCGGCGACGTTCTCACCGTAATGCTCGCCAATCCAGAGCATCTCCTGATTCTGTAGAGCCTCGATGGCGCGCTTGTCTTGGAGATCAAACGACATCTCCAGATTGGCGTCCGGCAACGGCTTCTTGGCCGCTTTAGCCACCTTGGTCTCGGGCAGAACGTACTGGAGGGAGGCGGACGTCTTGCCCGTGGCCTTCTTGAATCCGGCGATGCGGGCAAGTCTGTACGTCTTGGCGAGCGACTGTACGTACACCTCCTGTACGTCGCGCGGCCACTTGTCCATCACGGCGTTCACCCGTGACGATGCTTGCGCCCGGGAGCCTCCGCCGATGATGACAGACTTCGCGGCCAGCGCGGCTTCCTTGGAACGGATTCGCCACTTGGCGAGCAGATACTCACGAAGGCGTTGTTCACCACGAGCGATTCGGGCCACCTCCGAGATGGCCAGCGCCTTGGCGACCAGCTCGTCTGATCGCTCCACATAGGCGTGTACGATGTCGATGTGCTTGGAACCGCACTCGCACACCAAACGTTCGCGCACATCCATGGTCATGCCGCCTTGGCTTGCCTACGAAACAGATCTTCCACCACGCCCTGGAGCGTCAGAAGCTTCTTGGCAACAGACACGTTGTCTTCGTCGTCGCCGATGACCAACGACAGATCGTCGCCCAGAATCCCCAGCGCCTTCAGCGCGGTGACTTGTTGCCCAGGCTCTGAAGGATCAGCTTCGTTCTTGACCGCCTGTGCCATAGTGAGACTGAACGGAACATCGGCCGGGAAGGCATCCGGGAACGGCGGAAGGTCCTGCCCCAGAATCTCTTCCAGCGCCTGACGGGCGATACGGGGCGTCATGCCGCCGGTCTTCTCGGCGCCAGCCACGATCTTCACGAGCGCCATGTTGTCGGTCGTGTTGGGCGTGTTCGACTTGAACTGATGGAAGACCACGCCCATCTCCGGGAAGATGTCCCGGTTCATCATGTCGTCGATGAGCGCGCGCTCCGGCGAGAACACCTGCTCATCGCCCAGCGAGCGCGACGCCTGGATGGTCGCATAGCTGTAGTCCTGGCTCACGCCGATGAACGCCGGAGGGAGCCGGAACGCCCGGCGAACGCGCTCCGCGTTCTTTTCACGGTACGTGGTGAATAGCTCATCCGTGCGTTGCGTCTTGACCAGTTCTTTGGCGTCGATCTTCACCTGCCCACCGTCCACGCCGGTGTCCGTCTCGAATGGCTCGCCCTCCATGATGATGAACTTGGAGTAATTGTCGCTGCCCTGGATGTTCGAGTCGGTGAACGACATCAGGCGATCGATGGTGCCCTGTGTCAGCACGCCGTTGGACACCATGATGAGCATCGACGGGATGTTGTTGTTCCTGAACGTGACGTAATTGATCTCCTCGGCCGCCCGGTCGCCAAAGATGGAGAGCAGGTTGCCGATGTATCGAGGGAGACCATACGGTGTACGGGCGCTGTACAACTTCAGATGGATGATCTCGGTGGCGGGCTTGCGCCCCGCCGGCAGCGGAGGGTACTTGTCGCCCTTCGGGTCCATGGTTCCATCGGGCCATTTGGCAAACTCGCCCGTCTCACGGTCCATGTTCCTCGGATCCAGGTGCTCCTTGAACCACCTGATCCGGTATCCCATCGTCGTGAAGCGCAGGTTAGACGCGGGCCAGACGGCGCGCGTCTGCACGAACGGCCGAAAGCGCCGCCACTCCTTGCGCTTCTTTGCCACCACGCTGCCATCGAGCTGCAGCTCCAACACAGGACGGTCCACCAGCATCTCATCGAGGTCCAGAATGCCCATCCTCATCTGATACGACGGGATGTGTACGAATCCGACGATGTTGCCATCAACGTCCCGCAGAACTTCGATGTAGGCGTTGCCCGTCGCTTCCAAGTCGCGCCGGACGCGGCGGCGAAACGCGGTGAATGACTCCCGCGTGGCGTACGTGAAGAAGTTGGTGAGCATGACGCGCTCGGCATCCGCCTGCTTGCCCAGGTCGCCCGCGCCTTCCGCGTTGCCTTTCGCGTCCATCTTCAGACGCGACACGTAGCGATGCCCCGTCGCTTCGCAGTTGACCTCCATCGCCTCGATACACTGTCCCAGCTCGGAGTTGTGCTCCACGAGCATAGTCAGCGTCAGCATGTCAAACGGAGGCTCGATGATCTTGCCGTTGAGAGCCAGTCCGCTCCAAGGATCTTCGGGCAGCACGTTGGACGGCTCCGGGGTGGCCGCCTTGGTGACGCTCGTCTCCTCCACCATCGAGCGCTCGGCATCGGAGCCCGCCCCGCCCGGCTTACGCTTGACGACATCGATGATCCGAACGCGCACTTGGCGCACCGCGTCCTGATTGGTCGCGTTGGCCCGAAGAGTTGGACCGCTCGTTTGACCCGGCACCTCCAGGTCAATCGTTTTGTCCTTGATGACCGTAGTCTCGCTGGCGCCCTTGCTCTTGTCGTCGCTCATCAGATCAACCCCGGCTCTTTGTCCCTTGTTCGACGTCGCTTGCCGAGCTTACTAGCCAGCACGGCCAAGTCAAAAGCGTCGAACAGATCATCGTGTTGATGATTTGGGAAGAGCACGAGGTGTTCGATCAGGAGCAACTGTGACTCCCTGAAAAACATCTTCTTTTCCTCGAACAGCGAGGACAGCTTCCAAGCCCGAGTCACCTTGTCCTTGTCGGTGATAACCGGGCGAAGCCTGATGTCTGGGTCGGTGTCCTTGAGCGTTTGGTATTGGGCCGCTTGATACGCGTTGGTCTCAATCGCGATACGGATTGGGTCCCAACGCTTCGCATACTCCTTGATCTTGGCCGTTTGGGCGCCGAACCTCAGTTGGTCCTCGTAATGGTCCAAGACATAGAACGCAGTGCGGTCCTTGTTGACGCCAATCACCACGATGGCGAACTTGTCGTTGGTTTCATCTTCTCCAATCGCCAAGTCGACGCCCATGAACACCTGAAGTCCCTGGGCGTCAGGCCATTCCGTGTCGGGAACGCGCTGGCAATCGTCGTACTGGAAGATTTCACCCTTCATGGCGTCAGTATCATTCTGATACTGGGCGTTGAAGATGATCAGGCCGCTCTTCTCTCGCTTCGCCGTGAACCACTTGGGCGGATACTTCTCGGGCCACGGCGACCGACCGAGTTCATCCAGCGCCTTGATGATATGCACGTGGTTCTTGAGCTCGTGAGAGATCAAGTGCCCATAGTAGTCCAGGTGGTGATAACGCGTCCCAAGCCGATGACGCTCACCGCGGTGCGGCACCTTCGGGTCAGGCGGCTCCAGCGTCGGGTCCAGCGTGGTATACGCCCAAGACACCAGCTTGTCGCGCTGGTGCTGCGTACGGCTGTTCTCCTCATCGACAATGTCATCCTCGATGATGACATCGTAATGCTTGGACACGATGGTTCCGTCAGCCCCGACGCACGTGATGGAAGCCTCCTTGTTAGGGCTCCGCCGGGGCAGGACCTCAATCTCACGATTGTCCCACTTGGTGACCTTGCGAGCATCGTAGTACTGGCCGAACACCTCGGCCAGACGTTCGTTCTGCTCAAAGTGTTTCTTGATACCACGCAAGAATCCCTCCGCGTTCTGCGCCGTCTTGGAGGCGATCAGGATACGCAGGTTTGGATCCTTGAGAAGTAGATGAATACACTTCGTTTCCGTACAGAGCGTGGACTTGCCCGCTCCTCGGAAGATCAGCTGTAGGTTGTCGGGGTGGGCGAACTGCCACTTGAGCATGGCCACGTGGAACGGCATCACCGTCAGGCCAAGCACCGCCGCCGCCAGGATATCAATGCGATTGTTCTGGATGACTTGCCGTCGAATCCACTCGTTGTTCATCGAGCGGCAACGGCGGTAATACTCCACCAGTTCGCCGTGGTCGGCTACTGCCAGCGCGCTGGCAGATAGCATGCCCGGCGAGGCGGCCTTGGCCGGGACCATGGCCGACGCTCAGGCCGTCTCGACGGCGTGGGAAGCGCTGACGAAGAAAGCCACGCCCTGACCGGACGAAGGCGCGTTCTTGAGCAGGACGATGAAAGGCATCTCGTCCATCTCCACGTTGATCTGGAAAGCCTTGCCGGCCCCCGCGCCCGGATCGCCCTGCGCGTCCCAGCTGCTGTTCAGCACGTACAGCTTGGCGTACGGATTCCAGACGTAGATGTCGAAGGCGCCATCGCTGTTTCCGAGCCCGACTGGAACGCTCGGCCAGTCGGACGGATCGGGCGGCGGATCGTCGGTGTTGATCGGGATGGCTTGGATGGTGGCGTAACGGAAGCCCACCATGTTGACGGCCAGCGTGTTGTCCGTGAAGGTGGTGGGATCATCCGCGGCGGTCGCCACGCGATGAAGGGACAGCGTGCCTTTGGTTGCCGGACTCTGCATGGTTCCCTCGCGTCCAGAGGAGTCGGGCGCTGGCCCGTCGCCAGCGCCCTACCAGCCGCCGCTCACTCCTCGGCCCACCAGTAGACGACGTGGTTGGAGCCCGGGTTGAGGTCGCTGTCGGTGCCGACCACGAACTGATCGTTGACGCCGGGCGACGGCGACGCGCTCTGGCTCGCCGACACCGTGATGCCGGAAGCACCCGTGATGACCGAGCCCGTGCCGCCCGCGGTGCGCTTGAAGGTGGTGTTGGTGGACGACATCGCGTCCTGGTATTCGCCCTCCGCTCCGGTGTCGACCTTCAGCGTGACCCTGGTCGCCGGGAAGCCCAGCTGGACCGTTCGCGCCGTCCCGTCGCTCTGGAAAGACCCCGACAGTGCCTGCCTGTATCCGCTCGCCATGTGCGCTCTCCGTTGTCGATGCGGCCTTGCCGCTGCTTTCGACTTCAGAGCCTACGCCGGAGCGGCCGGGGTGCCTAGCGCGCTGGCTTGACGGGCGGCTTGGGCGCCGGCTTGGCTGGCATAGCCGTCGCCTTCTTGCGCACGACGATTGGCGCCTTGGCGACGGGCGGAGGGGGCGGCGCGGGCTCGGGCTCCTCCACGGCCAGAAGGGCTTCGTCATCCTCTTCCACGGCGTCGATCAAGCCAGGGCCGCGGTGGAGCGGTCCAGTCTCGACTCTGGACATGTCCACGTCACCGAACTTGGACATCAGTTCCGCTGTACTGCCGGTCATCTCGGCAATCTCTTTGCGCAGCTCATCGTCGGTCAGGCCTGCCACGCCTTTGGTTCCAACGGTAGTATCGGTTGGAGCGGAGCCTTGCTGTGTCTTGCGGAAGATACCCAGGTCAAAACCACGCTCCAGCACGCGGTCCGTAATGTCCACACGAAGTCGAATGGCACCAACGAAAGCGTTGTAGTGCGCTTTGCCGCTACCGCCCGAGCTGGCCGGATCCAGCTTGGTAAGCAGATTGTCCACCAACCTCAGGTTGTGCTTCTGATCGAGCAGGTACTCCACATACACGTGCTCGCGCGACTTGCCACGGAAGTCGGCCGCCTTGGCCTCCAGCATGAAGCGTTTAGCTTCCGCAAACGCTTCGGCATCCAGTCCCAGCGTCGCCATGATAACGTCGTCGGACTCGCCCGCGATCCAAGCCTCGATGATGGTAGCAGCCAGCTCCACCTTCTCTGCTTTGCTGAGCGCCATTTCAATCCTCGGCCGCCTCGATGGCGAGATGTGGCGGAAGCGTCTGTGCGTCTGCCAAAGCCAAAAGCTGGTCCAACTCCGCGGGCTTCAGCTTGTATTGTTTGGCGGCCATCAGATTGCTCCCCGAAGTCAGAAGCATACGCTGAACCCGTGCGGCCATCAGCGCCCGGCCATCCCGAATCGCTCGGGCCACCATCGACTCCGACAGTCCCAGATCATTAGCAATCTTCAGATTGGACTTGTCGGGATGCGCGCGTTTGACGGCATACACCTTGTCCCGAAGCGCCCGGGTGTACTTGGTCTCTCGCTGTGGTAGCACACGCCCTTTGGAAGCTAGAACATGTTTCCAAGTCAACCCGGCCGCTACCTTGTAGACCAGGTTGTATGGCTTTCGTAGCTCACGCGCCAAGTCGGCGGGCGTCCTGCCTTGCAAGACCGCCTGCTTGATGTACTTGGCTTCGCGCTCGGTGATGTCGGCTTGAACTGGCGAAGGCATGACCCGTCCCGGAGCGTTACCGCCCCGCGGGCTCGGGCGATGGCTTGATCGAACGCTTGGCCGCGCGCACATGAGCACGTGCGGCGCGCTCCACGGAAACGACAGCCATCCGAAGGTCACCACGCTTGCGCTTCAGCTTGAAGCACGCATCATAGATGAACAACGTGGCAGTCCACCGACGCTGCCCGACGGTACGGCACACCAGAAGCCGAAAGATGCCCCGTTGTGCGGCGTATTCCACGCCGGTGTCGTACACTCGCTCCTGGACCGGAGCGCCCAGGAACAAGAGCGGAGCGACTTGGTAGACCACGGACATGCCGCGGTAGCGCGGCATCCGAGACGCCATGTTCTTGGCTGCTCGCGCCGTAGACATCGTCACGTAGTACCCCGCCGCGTTCGCCGTGACGTCGAGCACCGCCCTGTTCCGCTTCAGCAACGCTCTCAGATCATCGCCCAGCATGTTATGCCCTCGCCTGCCCCCGTTGATCGTACGTGGCAGAGACGCTCGCCCTGGACCGTCGCTTGGACAGCGGAACGCGAGCAGCTTCCTGCCTGGGCCCGGTGTGAAGAAAGTGGAACGGCTTCGCCCCCATCCGGTGAAGGGCGAAGCCGTCCAAGGTACATCGAGGTGGCGGTGTGATCAGCGCCGCGCGGCGGCGGCCGGGGTGGCGGCCGGGGCGCCGGCACCAGGATCGGTGTCGAGCTGCTGGGCGAGGGCGACGAGCGCCTGGATGTCCGTGTCGAGCTTGGCGTGCGCGGCCACCAGGGCGTCGTGGGCCTGCTGCGCGGCGGTGGAGGCGGCGGTGTAGGCGGCCATCTTGCTGGTGGCGTCGGACCAGTCGGCCTGGACGGTGGTGGCCAGGTCGGACAGCGACGGCGTGCTGGAAGCGGGCGGAGCGGCCGGGGTGTCTGCCGCGGGTGGTGCCTGGGTCGGGTCGGTCGTGCTCATGGGCGAATCTCCTTTGGTCTGGCTTCCCTGTTCGGGCGAAGCGCAAGGATACCCTACCACAGGCGCGCCAAATGGGCTGAGCTCGATGCAGAGTCGGCGCGCCAACTCCGACACGCGGCTGTCGGGCCGATAGCTCTCACCGAACACCACGCGCTTGATGCCCACGTTGACGATTGCCTTGAAGCACTGCCAACAGGGCATAGCAGTCACATAGATGTCGGCACCATCGACTCTGACGCCGTTCCGAGCGGCCAGGATGATCGCATTCCACTCCGCGTGATTGACACGGACGCAATGCCCATCCTCCATCATGTGTCCGTGTTCGTCACAGTGTAGGTCGCCCCGAACGGCGCCGTTGTATCCAGTCGACAGGATGGCCTTGTCGCGAACGATGACCGCCCCCACGTGCTTCCGGTCGCACGTCGCTCGGGTGGAAGCCGCGACGGCCATGTACATGAAGTATTGGTCCCAGCCAGAACGCGCCACGACCACGCCTCACTTCTTGGAAAGCTTGGAGATGTTGGTGTGAACTTCACGACCGTCACGAAGCACGTGGACGTTGCCGCCCTTGTCCGGCTCGGTGAGCACCTTGACATCGACAGCCTTGCCGGCTCCGAGGTCCATCCTGACGATCTTGTCTTTGTGGTCGATGACTTGCTGTCTTCGCATGATTGGCTCGCTACAGCGACCGGGCGAGCCTACGCTGATCAGTGCTTCTGGTCATCGGGCGGCATGGGCTCGCCTTCGGCCGCCGCCTCGTTGGCGACTTCACCGATGTCTCTGGCCATGCGCGCGGCGGCCGACTTCCACTTGGCTTGCTCTTGGAGGCTCATGATGAGCCACACATTCATGATGATCTCGCGATCAGCCGCCGTCGTCGCGCCGCTGGCGATGATCAGCGCCTCCACGCGATTCACGACCGCATCGATCCACTCCGCCGTCGTGCGCTTCTCTTCACGCGTCGACAGCGCCATCTGCGCCTCCTGAATCATCGTCCAAATGTTGGCCGCGTCATCCATGTTCAGCTTCATCAGATCTGCTCCTCTCGTACACGTCTCATCCAGCGTTCTCTATCGTCATCGTCATACTCTGGATACATCTTCAGCAGTCGGCAAAGACACACGCCGCGCGCCTCCAGGTCGCGCCTCATCGGACCGTTGTTCCACGCCAAGATACAGATGTTGCGCACCATCTCAGTCGCGCCTTGAGGAGTGATCATGTTCCTGGACATGGCGTAGTCGACCAGTCGATGGTGCGGTGGTCCGTGGTTCGTTCGTACCGTGATGTGCTCCATCGAGCGCCCGTGCTCCAGATAGCGATGTGGCGTCGTCGTGCCCCAAGTCCATTTGATGTCGTCGTGGACGAAGCCAAACTCCAGCAGACGAGTCCTGACGTACTCCCTGAATCCACGCACCATCAACACTGCATCCCAAAGCTGAAGCGGCGCCGCTCTCAGGCTAGTCTCGATGGCATCCAGTTGCTCGCCACGCACCCTGATCTCTTTGTCGACCGAACGCACCAACCCATCGACAGTTCGATTGACAATCTCCAACGTGCGTGACGTCGCCGGTCGGCAATCCGGGGCGAGCCCGAGTGCGCGTCTGACCTTGGTCATCTTGACGTTGGCAGTCTGCGAGATGAGCTTGAGATCCCGCATGACACGGGCTCGTGCCTCCATCGACGGCTCACGCGACTTGTAAGGCTTCGCCCGCTCGAAAGTACGAATGAGATCAGTTGCCATTATCGTCCTCACGAAGGTCGAATGGTCGCTGTGGGTTAGTTTCAGGGTCGAACAATCCATCGTAGTCGCCTCTGTCGATGTCGATGAACTTGTCCTCCCATCCGGAGCGAAGGCGCAACGCGTACTGCTGGGTGGAGCAGCTCCAGGTGATGGTAATCACCGCCCACTTCCTGCCTTCGTACTCAATCACCGGGAAACCAACCCACATCGGCGTACGCCTCCGGCCGTTGGATACCGGGGCGCGCCTCGGCTAGCTGGCGCTTGGATCGCTCTTGCCTTGCCGACATGCCGGCGCCGACTCGCTACGCTCGTCTGGAGTAGAGACTTCGTTACTTTGTAAGATCCCCTATAAGTGCGCACCATATGCCTTGTCTGGACGGCAAGCGTGCCAGAATCTTCCAAGGCAGGTCGCGTCTGCTGCCCCGTAGGGGCAGCACCCCTTTTGCCGTTGTGCCCTTTCGGCGTCGCCCGGCCTGTCAGATCCAGCACGTATGTAATGCTACAGGGAATTCCACTTTGTGCCCGTCGGACGTCAAAACCACAAACGGACATGTGGAGCGGCTGGGAAAGTCCGACTGGACCCCTGGGAAAGTCCGAATCCTGGCCTGGGAAAGTCCGAATCCTGGCCTGGGAAAGTCCGACTGACACAACTTTCGTGTCGCGGAACGATGTGTCTACGCCTTGAGGCGAGGCGGCCGCAGCCCGGACAGGGAGGCGAGCTTGAACGGCCGGATGGCGCCAGGGCCGGGGCGGCGGCCATTGGGGTTGATCTCTCGGAGCGTCCGAGCCGTGGCCGCAGCGGCTGCCGACTGTTGGAAGTGTCCGTGGGCGTGGTGACGGCGTGCTTCCTGTTCCATCGTCTCGGCCAAGTCCAGATGGATAGGGATCTGTTTGTCCACGTTCGCCTCCTACGCGGTCGGAGCTGCCGGGATCAGCCCGAGGAGCAGCGAGACGTTCACCTTGTTCCGAGCGGTCCACGCGACGTTTCCGCGTGCGGGGATGACACACTCCGTCGCAGCGGTAGCCCAATCCCTCGCCCGGACGGCGGTGGTGAACTTCGGCCACGTGCGCGGGAAGCCCGCGCCGAGAGCCCAAGCCATGGACATGATCGCGCGTTGCGCCGCCTCCGGCAAGCTCGCCAGGTCCGGGAAGAATCCCAGGAGCACCTCTGCGTCCTGATCGAAGCGCTTGAGGCACTCATTGTCGATGTCGCGATCATCGAGGTACAGCGCGCCCGGCACGTGGTAGTACGTCGCCAGCTCGCCCTTCTTCATCGAATGGACGCGATTCCACTCGATGGTGATCTGTTCGTCGGTCGCCAACCCTTGATCGGTCGGCCGACGCCAGTTGTAGGACATCGCCGCCTGTGCCGTGAGCAGAAGGAAGCCGATGCCCGTGGTGACGTACCCTTCGACATCCAGGTACATCTCGTGCTCGCGCCCTTCCCACTTTGCGTTCCAGTCCAGCCAGTCGTTACGGACCGCGGGGCACGGGTTGGAAGCGGGCTTGATCGCCAACGCGCGCTCGATGGCGGGGCGAACGTCGATGGCCGGGCGGCCGGGCGCGAGGCGTTCCATCGCCCTCTTCAGCTCTTCGCAGCGTTCGATGGCCTCATCGCGCTGCGCCGTACGCTCGCCCACGCGCTCTGCGAGGGCCAAGTTGGACCTGACCGCCGCCGCTCGGTCGCTCTCCAGAGTCCTGACCTCTCGTCTCAGCTCCACCACCAGCTCGGACTCGGCCGGCCGAGGCGAGCGCCTGAGGAAGTCGTGTAGAAAGTTGCGCATGGCTCCCATTGGTTTGCCCTCCGACTATCGGGTGGTGCGGACGATCAGGAGCAGGTTCAAGAGCGCTGCCGCCTCGGTCGCCGCCTCGATGTAGTCCTTGTTGCTCTTGCCCGCCGCTCTGTCGAGCCTGTCCAGAGCCTTGCGGGCGTCTCGACGCATCGTCTGGGTGTTGAGCACGGTGTTGTAGCGCACCATCAGCGTCGCCATCATCGGCCCGATCAACGCGCTGGCGACATAGTGCGCGTCGATGGTGATGCTCGCGTCGATGTTGCGCTTGGCCTTGACGGCGCTCTCCATCGCCCTCGGGTTGTCCTTGATCGCTTCGTCCGCCTCCGCCCGGATGGTAGCCCACTGTTCGCACGTGAGCCCTTCCGGAGCGCCGCACCCCTCGCAGATGCCCGTCTGGACGGAGCGCGTGTGTGCCACCGGCTTGTCCGGAACGGCGCTCCACTCGCCCGGTTGCTCCATCAGCCCCGGGGCGCACGGGACGCGTTGGACGATGGAAGGGATGGGCGACCAGCAGGACATCATCTGTCCCTCCGCCTCATTCCACTCCACGTATACTTGAGCGTGGAAGTCCTCACGACGGACCTTCTGCCCCGTCGCCATCGCGTGCATCTGTGCTTCCATTCCGTTCATCGTCCCATCTCCCTTCGGGCACTTCATCCATGTGCCCATACCATCTCGGTTGATCATACCAAGGGCCATCCAGCAGCGTTGGAGCGCAGCGCCGAAAGCCCACGAGCGGTTGGACGCCGATGCCCATAGGCGTACCGACCCACCATCCAGGCGAGCACTCTCGCAACCAGCGAACACTCACCATCGGCCCGAAGCATCGAGCCGGGCGGGCCCCGTCAGGGTCGCACTGTAGCAACACGCTTGTGCTTCTCCTTGTAGTCGAGGTGCCCGACCTTCCGGCGCAGAACAGGATCCCAGAAACCCCAACTGTTCTTGTACACGCCGGTTGCGAGGAGACTCCAGCACGCGCCCGACTCCAGCTTGTCGATGCGATGGAACTGCCCCGCTTCCATCCTGTATACGTCACCGGGACGGCGCGTGATCGGGTTGGGGATGGTCTTGTAGGCGGGGCCCCAATCGTGGTGGTTATCCTTGTCGTCGCCCGCGCCACAGTACTTCTGCCTAGGCATCTGGTCTCCGAATCGGCCGCACTTGCCGCATCGAGTCCCGCTCTCCACGACGTCGTACTGCCAGTCCACGTATGTGTTGACGAGACGAAGCACCGTACAGTCCCATGGATGATCGTGCGGGTCGTCATCGACGTCGGCCCGATGGATGTGATCGAGGTAGATGTGTCCACCGCCGTGTGGAGCGCCGCGACACTCGATGAGCGTGTAGCGCGTCATGTACACGGAGTTGTCCGAGCCCGTGAACGTGGTCGACCGCAGACCGCCGTCGTACACGCCAACGATGTACGACAGGAACGCGTTGATGTCGCGCTCCTCCCTGTTCTGGCCGAGCCAATGAACGTCCGAGAAGGCTCCGTCCAAGATGGTCGACAGCAACGGAACGTTCACCAGCTCATCCAACGTGGGATCAACAATCACCATCTCATCCTCCATCCGGGCAACCGACGCCCGCGTCAGGGCAGTACCACTCGCCATCGGGCGACCGGCACGCCGTCGCGTCACCGCACCCATCCAACTCGGGCTCGCCGCCGCTACACGTGGCGCAGACGATGGCGGCGGCGAGCGTCGCCAACGCCACGATCAACGCGAACCAGTTCTCAATCGGGGTCCATCGCATCTCATCACCCTCCCTCGCCGCACCATCCCGTGAAGTGGAACTCAGCGCTTGCCTGTTCCATGTACGCCTGCGCTTCGTCGTCGGGCACGGACATGGCATGGCGTTCGCTTCCCCGGGCCAACGTCAGCTCGGTGAAGCCCTCGTATCCATCGGAGGGCGCCGTGGCGATGACGGCCCACAGTTGTCCTTCGATGTCTACAGCCTTGAAGTGTACGGTGAATCCGACGGTCGATGCGCTCATGTCGGCCCTTACTGTAGAGCCGGAGCGCAGCGATGGTTAGCGCTTTGGGCGCGCTTCGTACGTGGTCTCGCAGTTCAGACGGTTGGCCTTCCGTCTCGCGTCCATCTCGGACATGCCGCTGTCGTACCAATGCCCGCCGTCTTTGCCGGCGCACCATACGCCCCATCCGCCACGTTCCAGCAGCGGGAACGATTCAGACGGGGCGAACATCGACCAGCAGCGGACGGCGTTCAACGCCTCTGCCAGCTCGTGCTGCCCGGCGGAGTCGGACGTGTCCCGGGCTGCCCGAGCGTAGATGCCGAGCGCCTTTGCCAGCGCCGTCACCGCCGTGGACACCTCGCGTCGGACGTCGGCCGCCTCGGTCTCCGTGAGCGGAACGGGCGGCCCAGGCGGCGACTTCGGGCAGCCATCGAAGTGCCCGAGATGCGGCGAAGCCAGATGTCGCAGCAGCCACTCCATCGCCGCTTCCAGATCCTCACGTGAAGCCGGAGTCATGGTAATGTACGGCTTGCGTTCGTGTCGCATACTTTGGAGCATGCTACGAAGGGCTACCAACGTTTGGATGTGCTGACGAATGGCCCGAGGGAAGCGTGTAGTGGCCTTCATCGGTCGCCTCCTTCATCGAAACGACGGCGGCCAGCGCGGCCAGGCGGCAGCTTGGATTCATCTACCACGATGACACTCGGCCGCAGCCAGCCGTCGCTCTTGCCTCGCGTTCGGATGGAAGCGACACCGTTGGTCGGCACATCCGCCGGGCGCCAGATCATGCCGCACCCGTGGCACTGGTGAGAGCGGTGCGGAGGGTTGGTCCACCCGTTCGCGGGCTCCGGCGCGTCCACGTGCGGAAGGAAGCAGCGCGGGCACTGGAGCAAGATGTCGATGGGACGGCCATACATGTAGACCGTCCGAGCGAGGCAGAGCAGCCCGAGCAGGAGCCCGAACAGGGCGATGGCGACATGAGGGAAGTTCACGGCTTCGTTCCCTTCGGACGCGTCTCCACGACCTTGCCGACGCTGGAGACGACGTAGCCACCCGGCAGCTGCCACGAGGCGTGATGGAGCGTGTGCCCGACGTCGGTGGTGTCTTCATCCTCGGGCACCTCCAAGTTCAGTACCACCGCCACGCGCTTCGTCGGGCCCGCGGGCGTCGCCTTCGGCCCCTTGGCGATGGCGGGCGGAGCGTCGATGGCGCCCTTGATGTCGGGGTCCACCTGCCGGTTGTGATGCGCGAGGAGCGCGGCCGTGGTCGCGCGGAAGCTGGCGTTGCCGTCCACCTTCGCCAGCTCCGTCAGGAACGTCGTCAGACGCGTCCACGCGATGTACGGCAGAAGCTTCGTACCGATGAGGTTGTAAACGTCGATCACCGTCTTGTTCGATGCTGCCATGGCTGATCTCCTTACTGTAGAGCCTGAAGCGAGTCCAAGAGCGACGACATGACCGCCTCCACAGCGGGCTCGATGTCGATGCGAGCGTTGCCCGCGATGTTGATCACCAGCGGACGCTTCAGCAAGTGTCGATAACGCACGATGTCGAACACGGCTGCGCCGATGTGGCCTTCCAGCGCGACATACAGACGGTCCGCGTCGTGACGATACAACGGGATGTCGACCATCCGACGCTTCGTGGAACGGCACGCCGTCGCCGTCAGGCGCTCGCCCGGCGAGTTGTAGTCCACGGCGATGCGGATGGTCATGTCGCTGTCGCGAACGTTCGCCCAAGTGCGCGGAGGGTAATTGGGCGAATGGGACTCGGCCAGACCAAACTCCTCGGCCCAATCGGGGCGAGGGCCGTCTTTGGTCCTGAATCCCTTCGGCATCGTGCCGCCAGTCGGATACCCTCGACGGGCAACGGCCCGGAGCGCGGCGATGTCGGCGCCTACTTGAGCACCGCTGATGAACTTGTCGATGAAGTAGCGGCTCATGGAGTCCACTCCAACGTAGCTACGCCGTCACGTACGTGCAGAGACATTCCAACTCCCCACTTCTCGTTCAGGATCCAATCCTTGATCGTTTGGGCGAGCACCTCATTACCTTCGCGCTTCCCCTCCGCGCACAAACGAAGGTGCTCACAAGCCAGTTCCATAACTTCGCTCTGCCGTTCGTACCTGTAGATGTACCAAGCCATGCTACACCAGTTGGCAGAGGATGGACTTGATCGTCGACATACGCGGGTCACACGACATCCCGCTCACACCCATCAGGACCGGCAGCGGCTCCAGCCTGAGAGCGGCACGACAACCGGGACACGTGACGCGCGCGTTGTCTTCGTACTGCCCCAGGATGATGTCGCGACCGTATGCGTTCAAGTCGTCGCACGCCGGTCTACAGTTCCAATTGATCGCGCCGTACTTGTGGACATCGCCGCTCATCGTCGTCTCCGTGGGTGTGTGCCCTAAAAGCAACCGGGGTAGCGCACCTGTCTCGACGGCTACCCCGGTTGGGCGTCCCTGTCTTACATTCCTGCCTCGCCGCGTTGGGCCTCCGCCACTACCACCGAGACGCCTGGACGGCGGCCTGTCCTCCCCTCCCTACGCGCGGCGCGGCCAACCGGCTGGGCTACGCTCCGCCAGCCCCGCTGACGCTGGACGTCGCCACGCCGATGCCCGTGGAGTCGACGCCTGTCCCGAAGTTGCCGCCCAGCCCTGTGCCCGACGACGCACCGCCGAATCCGCTCGTGGAGGAGCCTCCGCCCGCTCCGAGTCCGCCACCGACACCGCCGACTTCGGAGCACAGGTTGTTCCCACCGCCCGAGCCCGTCAGGCCCTGCGGCAGCGGACCCATCGAGCACGCGTTGGAGCACAGCGTCGAGGTACACGAGGAAGGATCCACGTACACGCTGTTGGGCTGGTACTTGTACTTGGACGGACTGACCGCGCTCGGGCTCGGTGTCTTCCGCACGATGGAGCCGATGAGGATGACCGCAGTCGATTCGTTCGCCGCAGGGATGGAGTACGTGCCCCGCTCCACCGTGGCGCCAACCACCGTCGTGGCCTGCCACTTACACGTATACCACAGCTGTTCGTACGGTGTACACGCCGTCCAGAGCGCTCCGACAGCCCCGAAGATCAGCGGCGTCAGGATACACGCCAGAGCCGCCCGAAGCACCTTCTTGTCTCTTGATCGCATCGTCTCGTTTCCGTTCTCCCCCAGTCCACTCGTTCGGTAAGGGCGCCGACGTCGTGGGGCTGACGATGCGTAGGGCGAATGTGACTATGCGGTGGTGATCAGATGCCACTGGTACTTCGGCCGGGAGAGGCGGAGCGCTCCGCAGGCCCGGTCCAGACACTGTCTAGCACCCACCACGGCGTCCGCCATCATCTCGTTTGGAGACACATCGTTGGGGCTAGGGTCGCGCAGTCTCACGCTCCACGCGGGCTTCTCTGCTACCAAGAGCCAGTAGCCTTCGGGCCCCTGCCGAACCAGTCGGCATCCCGCCCTACGTACCAAGTCTACATCGAACATTGCCGCCGCCGCCGTCTCTCCGACGACCACGAAGCCATAGACCAGCTCGGCGCTCGGCTCCTCGCCGGTCGCCAACGGCACGCCCAGCTTCCGCAGAAGGTCCCGGGCGGCATCTTCCGGGGTGGCGCCCTCGCCGGTCTCCGTGAACTGCGGCGTGTCTACGAAGGCGATGGCCCACCAGCGCTTCTCGGACACGTGGAGGAGCATATGGAAGTTGGAGAGACGAAGCGCCTGGTTGAGTGCGGTGTTCATGCGTTGGACGTACGGGGCGACGGACCCGTGGGGCTGACCGACCGACGGGCGAATGGACCTGCTGTGATGTCGAGCATCTGAATGACGGGTGGATGTGGCGACGTGCCGACGGACCTATGCGGTGTGATGTGCACCCAACCATAGCCAGCAGGCAGTGGGGGCGAAGACATTACACACACAGTGGGGCCCCTGGGGTGGCGCCCTTTGGCTGGCAGCCAATCGTGCTATGGTGTCGACGGATTCCATAGCACCCCACATCCATCGACCAATGTTCTGGCGACGACATACGCGCGACACTGATTGATGTAGTATCGATGAACGCGCTTCCATAGGGCGACGTATGTATATGTAAGCATTGGATAGGTCCAACACTACATAGCACTATGGATTGGTATGCTGTCTGGTGTGCTCACGACTGTATGGCTGCTGTGGTGGTGTGTGCCATGCGTGTGTGCGGGGTTGGTCACACAACACAAACACATCGGTCTCTACTCCATTGGGCAAGACCGGGAAGCTAGCTAACATGGTGTACCAATAACATATCGTTCCCTAAGTATTCCATACCCATCGTATACGCGAGATGTTCCCCCTTTATTACGTACGGGGGAAGAATTCTGGGCCCAGGTATTAGGACACACCGGGCGCCTCGGTCTCTATAGGGGGCGCTACTAGGGCTCTGGCTCGTATGGTTCGGGCGGGGGATGTGGTTTGGCACGGTGTGGGTTCGCCGAATGGTGTTGGGAAGCGAACAACGAGGATTGGCCACTTACATAGGCTCGGTGGCTCCATCCCGGAGATGTAATCTGCCAAGCCGTATTGGACACAGCCGGAGCGCGCTCGGAACACTGTCTGAGCTTGTCGGCTTACGTCGTCGCGAGTGGATACGCGGCAAGACGCGGATTGTGGCCATAGGCGGATGCCGAATTTGGCATGCTCCGCGGGCTGGCTCCGGAGGGGCGCGCTACGGGGCGTTGGCTACGCTTTCGTGGTCGGAGCTGTTCGTGTCAGCTGTGGGTCGAAAGCGTCGTGGGTTTTGGCGACTGGCCCCTTTACTTGTGCCAGGGGACAGGTTAGACTATCCGAGCTGGTCCGAAGGGCCAGCGGAAGGATGACGACGATGAACATCGAGCCGGGCGTGGTGGTGATCAAGCTCTCGGAGCACGGCCCCATCTGGGAGGCGACCTGGTGGCACACGAAGTTCCACCTGGAGTCGACGGCGGAGAACCTGGAGAAGCCGCTGCTGCTGGCGGACTTGCGCCGGAGGGACCCAGGGCTGACCCACTACAGGGACATCAACGGGACGTTGAAGAAGCTGTAGCGCGACGTCCGAACGGAGCGCGCGGAGGGCCGACCGCCTCGATGGGGGTCGGCCCTTTCTTTTGTCACCGAGGCAGCGGCAGGACGCGGTAGCGCAGCCACTTGCCGAGCGGCGCGGCCACCTGGATGATGAGGCCAGCGTCGGACAGCTCGTGGAGACACGCGGCGAGTCCGGAGAGGCGGTCCGTACGCGTGGAGAACTTCGACAGGTGGTACAGACGACCCACAGGATGCTCGCCGGAAGGCTCCGTCAGCCGCTCGTACATCTGCTCCACGTCCAGATCCTGGGTTGACTTGAGCGTGGACAGCGTCTGAACGATGGCGTCCCGAAGCAGCTTCTTGCCCTTGTCGACGTCCTTGAACAGCTCGTCTTCCCACGCGTGGAGATCCACGAATTCGGTGCGCTCCTCCACGGGAAGCACCGAGCGACCGGCGCGTGCGCGCAGGTCCTGAAGGCGGAGCGCCTTCACGCCGTGGCTGGCGTTGGCTTGTCGCGACGCCCACACGAGCCACTCTTCCATGTGTCCGAGCAGCCGCGCGTCGCGGAGGGTGAGGGCGACGTCTTGCTGGTGCCCTCGCAACATCAACAGCATCGACAAACGGATGACTTCATCGTTCATGGCTGGTCTCTCCTGGCGCCGGGTTGGCGCGTCGGGAGCTTATGCTGCCCCGGGTGAGCGGTCGCTGCTTACGCTTGAGGGGTGGAAAGGATGGACGCCAGGAGACGCGGCGTGACGTCTGCGAGGAAGTGATCCTGACAGCAGTAGAACGTCGTCCAGCGTTGGATGAGCCGCGCTCCGCACGTAGGGCACAAGCCGGCTCCGATGGCACTGTCGATGAGCAGGCAATGGGCTTCCCACGGAGGCTCGCGCGGCGGGTCGACTACCTCTAGTGCCATCTGTCGCCCGACAGGAGCTTGAGGAAGTGGAACGCCTCGCTTCCAGCGTAGCGTGCTCGTCGCGCTTGCTTGTCGATCCAGCACCGCACCAACCATCGCCTCCGCTTCCACGGAGACCAGGCCGAAGTAGGCGTGTCGTTGCGAGGCGTCACAGGCATGACGTCAACGACGTCCATGCACACCTCCGGCCGGCAGGGGCTCGGGCGAGGGCAGGCACGCGTACAGCGTCGTGAGCGCCGCTGCCACCGAGATGAGCACGCCGGCCGTCACGCGGCGTCTAGCTCGTCGGGCCTGGATCAGGGCGAGGCTCGCCCGTTTCCGGCGCATGATCTCCGGATCATTGGGCGCCACGGGCAGGTTGTAGAAGTCGTCAGGGTGAAACTTGAGGCTGGTCGTCGGCTGAACTCCCATGCCCCCTTACATAGAGCTGGCAGCCGAGGCGCCGCAAGCGGGCGAACAGAGAATCCGGGGCTGCCCTACTCGTCTTGGCCGGGGATGGGCTCGGGCTTGTCGTCGCTGAACAGGCGCTCGACATCGGTGCCGTTGATCGTCGTCAGGGGCGCGTCGGACATGGACAGGAGCGCGATCAGCTTCTGGATCTCGCGGATGACCGCATCGTTCGGATACATCGGAGGCTCCGGCGCGCCCTTGAAGAACTCGATGGTGCCGAAGCGCATTCGGTGCCCGCGCTCGTGCTCGTATCGCGGCTGGTAGCGGCGCAGCTCGTTGATGTTGATGTTCACGAGACGTTGGTTGACGTGCGCACGGACCCATCGTTCCATGTCCGTCTTCCACACGGAGACATCGTGCTTGTATCTGGCGATGTCCTTCTCGCGACGCTTCTTGAGGACGGCCAAACGCTTCTTGAGCTTGACGATGTATGCCTTGGTCTTGATCTTCGTCTCCATGGTCGTTTGCCTCTCTACGGCCTGATGGCGTGGGTGTGGGCCGTGCCATCTTCGCACAGCGGGCAGTCGACGCCCTGGACGCGCCGGGACTCGACCGGGACCGCGCGAAGATGCTCGATGCCCTTGTAGCAGGCTTCCAGCTGGACGCGAGCCTCGTTGAGCGCCAGCTGCTCCTCGGCCATCTTGGCGGCTCGATTGGCCAGAACCTCTTCCAGAGTCCTGATGTTGGCCTTGATGTGGTTCGCCTCGATGGACAGCGTGTCGATGGCCTTGGAGAACGGATGGTGCCCCTCCATCCACGCGACCTTCGCGCGAGCGGCCTTGTCGGCGTCGTTCAGGCCCTCTTCATAGCTGTGCGCGCCTCGATTCTTGAAGCCATCGTGTGCGGCGGCGAGCACCTGCTTGGCGTCCGCCTCGGTGAAATGCTTGCCGTCGATGGCGGCACGAACGATGTTGTCGATGTCGGCGTTGTACGCGTCGCGGGTGCGATGGCTGCGCGGCGCGTGTACCTCGTCCATTCCACTTCCCATGGCTGTCTCTCCTGTTCTACTGCTGAGCGTGGCGCGCCTTCGGAGGCATCGTTTGGCACCAGCAATACATCTCATACTCGAATGCCGCGGCGTCACGTCCGACTGGATCCACGTGCCGAAGCATCCACGCGGCGGACGCTGCCCGGAAGCCGCGCCGCGCCGACTCCTGCCGCTTCTCTTGCTTGGCCTCCTCCTTCACTGATACACCACGAGCCCGAAGATGAGCAGGATGGCCCAGAGGATCATCGCCGCCAGGATCAGCGTATCCGAGATGACCCACGAGCGCATACGCTTGCTAAGCGTCGCCACGGCTACAGCTTCCGACCGTGCTTGATCGGTCGCGTCTCGTTGTACGCCATCTTCTCCCTGAACACTCGCTCGATGTCGATGTGGTGCTTGCCGCAGAAGTGGAGAACACGGATGAGCTCATCGGCCATCTCGCTCGGCACGCCGCACGGCTTGTACGGGTGATTGACGTCCCATCCGCCGCCCGGCAGCTTCGGATATGGATGGTCATGGCGGATGGTTCGCCACATCGGTTTGCCATCCATCACCACCTGCCTGTCGGGCTGCCCTTCGCCCATGAACATGATGTCCGAAACCATCAACGGCACCTTCTCTTCGTACCAGACGGCCGTCAAGTCGACGCCATCGCGGATGTCCTCCATTGCCTCGCTCAGCTCGGTGTGCATGAGCGCAACGTCTTCCCCGGGCGTGGCGTCGGTGAACTGGTGTGCGACCGCGATGGACAAGCACTCGTCGCGCAGCTCGTTGAGGCTCTTGCTCCCGTATCCCATGTCACTTCTCTCCTTGTTCCTTCCACACCAAGTCTTCCCAGGCGTGGGGAGCCTTCTTGGCCCGCTCGATGTAACGATACAGCTCCTGTGAACGAATGACAGCCATGCGATACTGACAGCCGCCGCCAGCATACACGGCATACTGGTCTTCCTTCGGCCGAAGGCGACACTCATGAAGCGAGCGAACAACGATGCCCATGGCCGCTCTCACGGCTTCATAGCGGCTGTTGTCGAAGCGCGCCCCGTCGCCCGGCTCCATCGGGTGTACTTGCCAGATGGAATGTGCGTTACCGCTGTCGCAGCGGAGGCTCTTGCCGTCCTTGCCTCGATAGCACTTCCCGGCATCGACATCCGGGGCAAAGTCGCTCTCGTGGTGCGCGATGGCGAGTGCTACGTTGATGTACCACCTGGCGCAGACGCGCGGCTTGGCATGCTTCTGGCACGCGTCCAACGCCGCTCGGGCGACATCGTACGCGATGAGGTTGTACCGCGACAGGCGCTCGCCAGGCGTTTCGGCCCATCCCGGTACCGCCTCGTGACGCCAAGTGACCGGCGACAAGTAGGTGATCACCGAGAGTGCGAACGCGAACAGATACTGTGAGAGAGTCATCGCGGCCCGAAGATACCGCCGCGGCGTGGGCGAGCGCTGGCTTGCGTCAGGCCTCTTGGCCTTGGTTGTAGTAGGCGTACATGCGCTGCGTGTCGACGATGCCAGCCACGAGACGGCCGGTGTCCATCTCCATCCAGTAGACGCCGTGGCGGATCATCGCGTGCGCCTTCCTCAGCACCGTCTCGCGACCGGGCGGAGGATTGGAAGCGTCGGTGCGCTGGCCGCCGTCGATGCGGATGCCATCGCCGATGATGGTGCCGATGTGCTCGACGTGATCGCCGTTGGGAGCGAGGTGGATCTGGTTGCCGCGCACCAGGAGCGTGGCATAGTCCGGATGCGACGGCTCGATGTACGCAGCTGCCTGCTTTGCTGCGTCGATCAGGTTGGTGATGGCGGCGCCGTACTTGTACTTGCCGCGTGGAGGGAGCGCGATGCCTCCACCCTCCTGAATCGCCCACCCCACCAACGCGCATCCCGACGCGTTGTCGATGGCCGTGATGTCGGCGGCATCGTCGTTGGCCACCTCCCATTCGGCCACCAAGCAGCTGTAGCGCTCGTCGGGCGCGCTTACATTCTCGATGCTCTCTGCGTACTCTGCCACCGCTTCGCGCGGATCATCGTCGATGAGTGCCATGTATCGCCTCCAATCGGGCGATCCTACGGCGGTGGCTGCTAACCACCATAGCTGACGTGGCAGATGGCTTCGGCCGTGAGCACGAGAGAGAGCGACACCGGGCCGACCGCCGTGCCAGGGAGCCACAGGCGAATCTCGCCGCCCGGCGGAATGGAGACCGACGACGTTTGGCTTGCTTGGTCGGTCCACTCGGCGCGTACCGGGCTGGCCGCTCCGGTGCTGTTGAGTGCATCCACGGCGATGCGCATGTACTGGGCGCCAGCGGGCGGCAGCTCGGACAGGTCCACGACCTTCGTGCCGGCTTCCAGGATCATGCGCCCGTTGGGCTGGAAGACGCTCACCTGGATGGACGGCGGCCGGAACGTGTCTTGCTCGGGCTCGCCATCCTCCTTGTTCGTGAAGGTCGAATGTACGACGGCCAGCGATTGAGTCGGAGTGGTCATGCCTCCGAGTCTAGCGGATTGCCTGACACGTCTGTGTATCCCTTGACGAACACGGCGATGTCGACGTCGTACCTGGGACGCCAAGTCTGGCTACCGATAGACTCCATTCCCAGCTTCCTACCTGCCATGCTTACCACGCGCACGTTACGTCTGGTGAGCTTGTCGACGAACACGGAGCCTGGATGGACCACGAGCGTTCCGACGCGCTCCCAAGCGTCATCGATTCGTACGTGTATGCCGCCATACGCTGTGGTGATTGAGCCGTCGCCAACCACGGTGTCCTCGAACAGCACGAGGTATGCCGGGTTGGCGGGGTCGCACCACGGCGCGCCTCGCCGGATCACCGTCCCCTTCGGCCATCGGTCTTGCGACAGACGCGTTCGGAGCGCTTCCAGCCTCACGTCGGGCACCGAAGCGTACAGAAGCATCGGCCCGTCAGTCCGCACCTAGGCTGGCACAAGTCACACGAGACGATGACGTTGCCGTGGTTACAGATGTTAGCGGCGAGCGCCTTCTGTACGTCGCCTTCGGCCGCTTGTTCGCTGGCATTCGGACCGGAAGGCGGAGCCGGGCGAGGCGGCCCCGCCGCTGCTGGATCGGCATCGAGCGCCTTGTCGCGGGCGTCTTCCTCACCCGGCTGTACGCCGTGTGCCTCCGGCACGCCATCTGTCGACATCGTGGGCTTGCCCGTGATCTGGAAGTCGCCCGCCGCGATGCCCTGTTCGACCGTTTTGACGATGTCTCCAATGTCACCCATGGTATCCTCGCGCACATCCATCCACCGTCAGGGACGTAGGATTGTGTTCACAGTAGATGGCGACATTCTCGTACACGACACCAGGCCCATACACGAAATGTCGATACAGACGAAACTGACGATGTCGTTCAAACATGTGGAACTTCGCTTGATCGTCGGCCCAATCCAGGCTTCGACGATTCGAGCGGCCATCGGGCAGCGCCATCATTTCACCATAGTATCCACAACGCTCGATGTGCCCATCGAATTCGATGAAGCACGGGATTCCGCTCGGCTCGGGCGTGACCGCCGGGAAGCGCCGTCCCGGCAGCTCGTGAGGGAGGAATACGATGCTGACGCCCGGTGGAACCACGAATGCGTTGCTGTAAGTTTCTGTGTATGCCCGATGTACCTTGTGGATGTAGTCCGTGTCTTCAAAACTCTGCGAACCACTGAGCACGAACGCAGGCAGCGGTCTGTTAATGTCGATGCGAGCATCGTTCGGACCGACGGGGTTGTCATCCTCGTCATCGGTCTGCGCTGCCGCGGCAGCGCGTCGGCGGAGCTCATCGAGGTCCATCGATCACGAGGCCATAGCGGCGGTGTCGGGTTGACAGCAGGAGGGGCGCGGGCCCATCGGGCGCTCCCTACGCGTGGAGCGCTCGGGAGGCTGTCACGGCGGTGTCACGCCGTCAGAAGGATGTACAGATGCGCAGAACGTTGGCGCACGGCGGCGGCCAGATGTCGGGGCCCCAGCATTCCACCCCGCCGCCACCGCCCATCGGGCAGCACTGGCCACATTCCATGCCGAGAACACAATCGCAGGCCGACGTACACGTGTTGGCGTTCATCGTCGGCCTGGCGCAAGCGTCGGGCGATTCGTCGATGCTCGCATCGCCTGCGTCCATCGGGTCGCCCGCGTCACTTCCGCCATCCGCCTCATCAGCGGCATCGCTGGAGGCATCGACAGCGGAGGCATCCGACTCTTCCATTCCAGCGTCGCCCGCGTCGGCGCTCGCCTTCCCGGCATCGACCACAGGAGCGGCATCCACCTCGGGCTCGCCGCCGTCGTTGTGCTCGTGTACGCCCGCGCCGTGCGTTGTGCTTGGCGGAGCAAACAGAGCGTCGATGTCGCCAGACAGCCCGCAGCCGACCAACGACATCGTGAGGAGCAGCGAGAGTGCGAATGGCTTGTGGTTCATACGCGTCCCCTACGGCCAATTGGGACGCGTCGCTGAGTGTGTCAGCTTTTACGTTCGCGACGTACGCTCAACGGAACCACGTTTGGTGGCGGAGCGCGCATCTCTGCCGACTCGGAATCGAGCCCGCGTTGTAGATACTGTCTGGCCAAGACAGCCACGGTTACGCCGCGGCGTGCGGCCACTCGCATGAGCAGCCGATCCATGTCTTCTGTGAGGCAGATCGTTCGCGCTTCGGGATAGCGCTCGGGCGACGCCTTGGCCAGCCCGGGGCGCCTCATCCCCAGTGCCCGTATCCGTGGACGCGCATCACCTGGATGCCAGCGATGAGCACGGCGACGAACAGGCACATGTACATCACGATGGTTACAGGAAGGAACCACCGATTGCCGCGCCATCGCACCCAAGTAGTCACTGCTCGCAGTCTCAGCTCCAGCATAGCCCCCATCTCCTTTGGTTGGACTGATAGGGCCGTCCGGGGCGGCTCGCTGTGGCTACTCCGCGCCGCAGTTCAAGCGCATGGAGCCGACCCAAATGACGGTGTCGTACGTGTACGTGCCGGCGGTAAGCCCGAACACGGACAGCGAAGTGGAAGAGCTGATGACGAGGCTGCCGCCGGTCAGCGTGCTATCCGTCAGCACGATCTTGTTCCCGCCCGAGCCTCCGACGGCGGCAGTCATCGACGGCCACGTGGACTCGATGGCAGCCAATACTGCTGGCCCGTTGGCGGACGTCGTGCTGCCATTGAACGTCAGCGTAGTGCTGCCACCGCCATTGACGTTCATCGTGAGCGCCTTACCATCGAGCGTTCCGCCCATTCCGAACAGCGAGCCAGACGTGACGTCGTTGGTCCCGGTCGTGCCGATCTTCGGACCCTGGATGGCCGCGACGAAGTATCCACCGCCATAGGTGATAGCAGCTCCAGCGCCGTATCCGATGTTGTTGATGAGCGTCGGACTTGCGACGGATCCATACGCCGTCATCGATCCACCGTCCGATGGATTGATGTCGAAGTATCCATCCGGAGTAGCCAGCGAGATGGCGCCTCCAGTCGACGTATCGACAGCCACCACATCCACACGAGCGGAGCAGAAGTCACCGCTTGTAGACACGGGCAGGACCATCACGGACTGATTGCTCGCATCCATGGTCGTGACGCGCCCCGACGTACGCCGCTCGGTGCCGTCGACCAGCGACGCCAGGCCTTCTGTCGGCACCGGGAGCACGAGCTGCTGGGTGATCTCCATCACGCCGGGAACGCCCGCGTCCAGCTCCGTGACGCCCTGGATGGACATGGTAGCGTTGGATTGGTCCCAGAGCAGCGGCGCGACTGCCGAGGTAGGCAGACTGTAGTAGCCAGGCGGAAGCGTTCGCGTGGACATGCCGATGGGCCGAGGTGACGGCGCTCCGGCATCGGCAGGCTCGGACGGGCACGAGCACGCAGGGCACGACGTCGGCGCCGCAGAGGTGACAGGCGAGGCGGAGGCGACCGTCAGTTGCGGCGTGCCGTAGCGCGTGTGGAGGATGTTCGAGACGATCGCCAGGATCAGCGCGATGACCGTGCCGACCACGTGGATGAACTGGCGACGGCGGGCGATGTCTTCGGGCGAGGGCTTGTTGTCTTCGGGCTTCGTGTCCATCGTACTCTCCTTGTCAGCTCAGCGAAGGCGTCTGTGCGATGTTGATCTCCACGCGCATCGACCAGTTGATGTTCCGACTGGCCATGCCCGTGATCTCAATCTCCAGGGAGCTTTCGCCGTCGCGATTGTAGTACATGTTCGTGACGCCGGCCGGGACGCTGTCGCCGGTGAACGTGGAAGCCTTCAGCGGCGCTCCGCCCGCTCCCGGGTTGAACGTGCCACCGAACGTGTCGAATGGTCCATAGCTGTAGTTGGAAAAGCTATGGCTACCATCGTTGCCAGCCAAGTCGATTGCGATCGACCCGCACGCGGAAGCGGGGATGGGAAACTTGGCCATGATGATCGGCGTAGCATCCGGCGTGCTTGCCTTGGCGATGATCCGGGAAGGGACCGCCGGAATGTCAGCGATGTCGCCGCCATCGCCGAACACGATGTTGCCGAGCGCATCGACCCAGACGATGATCTTGCTGCTCCATTGGAGCAGGACGGTAGGAGAGCCCATGACTCCAAGCGTACTTGCCGTGCTCGGAGCGTGCTAGCGTCGATGTAATAAAGGCTCGGAGCGACGCTTGCGATGGAACTCACGCTTGATATGGTGACGTTTCCACGGACGACGCGAGGCAGGGCTGCCCGGGCGAGGCGGCACACTAGGACGTCGCCACTTGGCGCGCTCCTCATTCCGAAGCAAGACGAGGTAGCCAAAGTGGAAGTCATCGAACGTCGCATCCATCTCGGTCGCCATCGACATCAGCGCTTCGCGCGTCATCGTCGACAGATCCAGCGTCGCCGCCTTGGCCGCCTCCGCCAATCGTAGAAGCATCCTGTCAATCTCTTCCTTGAGATTGTCGGGCATGCCAATGTCGTGGAGCGCCTTGGCCCACTCATGAATCCATCCAGGCACAGGCATGCCGTACCTATCCAGCTTGCCTACTTCGATGTCACGAGCGAGCTTGGCATAGGCTTCGGTGATCTCCTTGGAAAGCTCGCTCGTGGTAGTGTATCCACCCGAGTGGATGGCGCCTCGGAGTGCTTCCGTGCGGCCTGAGCGACGGCTGCCTACACTAACGCTGATAGGCGCCGCATCCCTGATCTTCGCCAGCGTCTCGTCATCGATGTCGAATCTATCCACGATGACGAACGTTCCAGGGCGTTCGCCCTTGCGTACCATCACAGCCACGGACTTGTCGCTGCTACCAGGCTTGGCGAGATCCACCGCAATCGCGTCCACGGCGCCTTCGGGCCAAACCATCCCGTCCCTGGCAACGCGCGCCTTCAGCAACTCTTCCTGCCACGGAAGGAACTGCGGCAGAACGTCGGCCGGAGCCGGGCGCCGCTCGGGCTCCTCGGCCGCTCCCGGCAAGCCCTCCGATGCCGCCGCTCTGAGCGCTTCCAGCTTCATCGCTTCCTGCCCGCTCCCGCCAAACGGAAGCCTGACGCCGGTCCGCTCGCTTCGTCGTCGGGAGCGGGCGTTGGCCGCGTTGGCGCCGTCGCCGCCCACGCCATCGCTTGCCGTACGTTCTCTGCGGCTCCAAGGAAGATGGAGAACAGGTAGTGCTGATCGCCCGCTCCGGAGCGACGGGAACACGGAGCGACCAGAATCGCGTCGTGCTGGTACTGGTACCAGCCAGGCCCTTTGAAGACAAACGGTCGCCCGTCTGGATGCAGCGTTTCCTGGGCGTGCGCGATGGTCATCTCTGCCGCCGCGTGCGCCTCCACCAGGAGCGCGGCGACGTCCACGACGATGCGCCCGCCGTCGGGCCCGTCGATGGTAGCGTCTTGCCACTCGTTGTCACGTTCGTGTGCCATGGCGTCGTGAAGCGAGCTAGCGGCCGGGCGGAGAGCCCGCTGGCTTCGTCGGAAAGGCGGGCGCCGTGAACGACACCGAGACGTCGATGCCCGTCGTGGGGTCCAGCGGGATGGGCTCCGCTCCTCTGTCGGCGTTGAGCGTGATGTACGTCTCGCCCACGTCCGTGACGCGCGTCTGGATGGCGCCAAGCCGCCCGAAGCGCCCGTTGATCGTGATCTCGGGCTTCACCCCGAACATCCCCTGGAAGGCGCGGGACACTTGAGCGATCTGGGCCGCCGTCGGGGCGTCGAGCATGACGGCTCCGGCGAGCCTCGGGTGTTTCGTCTTCATTCGTCTAGACATTCCCTTCCACCCCCAATCGTTACATCAGATGTTTACATACGGCGCGTGGCCTTTGGAGGACATAGCGGCGATGGACGCGTGTTCGTCAGGACGGCGGATGCTGATACATCTGAAAACCATGTTCCCGTCCGTCCGCACATCCACAATGCGCCACCTATCGCCGCCAAGAGGGTGGCGGAACACCCGCTCAAGTCGATTACCTTGTCGGGCACCCAGCCATCGCACTTCCGAACAGTCGCCCGTTCGCCTCGGGCCATCCACACATGTACTTCGGTATCATCAGATACAAGCGTGGTGTCTTGTCGCACGAGAGCCAGCCGGTTGCCCTCTTGGTTCCGCATGTTCCACAGGAACGTTCCTGCCTTCCAAACGGCCGGAGGGGGCGGAGGCGGAGGGGCGAACCTGGACCTGAACGCATCAAGCTTCACAGAATCACCTTCCTGGAACGGCTTGCCATCATCCTGCTTGGTTTCCGCCCACGACCACCCCGACCTATGACGGACGGGGCGCGCGTTGGCAGGGGACGCCGCGCTGTCACGGCGTCCCGCCTAGCTCACTTCCTGCGGCCGTCGCCCTTCGGGGCGCGCCTCGGAGGCGGAGGGGGCTTGTCGCTGCGCAGGTAGGTGCTGATCATCGCCAGCGGTTCCTGCGGAGCCACGAGCTCCCTTCCTCGCACATAGTCGTCGACGCTGAGTCCCGACCAAGCGGCGATCGCCGCGAGGCTGTCGACGTCGGGCCGCTTTCCCTGCGCCATGCGTGTGAGCGTCGACGCGCTGATCCCTGCCTCCTGGGCGAGCTGCTTCCAGTTCTTCCCCCTGGCGATGCGGACCGCGTCGAGAGCCGAGAAGAACGCATCGGCGTCGAACGCCCCCGCACGGATGGCAGGCGGCTCAGTTGCAGGCGAGGACGCCGGCGGGCGAGGGGGCGCCGAGGGATGCCCCGACCCGGTGGATTTGACTCTTGCAATTCGGTTCGCCATGTGCAATTTGACTCTAGCAACTGGCCGCTGCGGCAGCAAGCGCCCAGTGAGGAGGGGCGAAGCGGGGCGGTGGCGCAACGCCTCGATGTCCTCAAGCGTCGCTCGGGCCATGTCCGTCGCGACGGTCGGGTTGGCCAGCAGCCACTCCTCCAGGTGCGCGAGCATCGGGATGTCGCCGTACACGATGGTGCCGTCCGCCTTCTTGGCACGCAGCTCCTGGAGCAGGATGACCTTGTCCGACAGCGTAGCGCGCGCCTCGGCCGCCCCGGTGGCCGCGTGGAACGGGTTTGGCGTCCGAGCCGGAGCGAGACGCCACGAGCCGACCTTGGCGTGTCCCACAGTCTTGATGTCGAAGTCCAGCACGCCTGCGTCGCCCATCTTCGTCAGGAGCGCGGCCAGGACGGTGATCTGCTGGCTCCGCTCCGGGGCGAGTGTGAGCGCCCCCAGACGGTCCGCTCGTGACAGCGCCTCGTGGATCTCCGCCGCGGAGTAACGCTGTGAACCCTTCGACATCTCCGCCAACGTCACGCGGATGTTGTTACGCATCCCCTCGGTGTCGATGGACGTCTGGCGCTGGTAGCGGCGCGGTCGGATGTCGATGCTCTCCAGGACGGCGCGACCATCCTCCACGAGAACCGTGAGCGCCTCCGTCACCAGGACGATGCCGCTGGCACCCAACGCAGCGGCGGTCTCCGCCACGAGTCCGACATCGCGGTGCCGCATACGGTCGTGGATCTGCTCGGCCGTGGCGTATCCCTCCGCGGGAAGCATCGCCAGCACGGCATCCCGGAAGCGCGCGGTGATCTCCTCGCCCTCGGGCGTCGCCGGGCGCATCTCTTCCTTCACGGAATCCAGCCCCGTCGTGTCGCGGTGGAAGTCTTCCACGTACAGCGGCCCCTCCCTGCCCATGACGTTGCCGGGAAGGTCCGTCGAGATGACCAGACGCCCGTCCCCCTTCCAGTCGTACATGACATCGAAGGCGCCATCGCTGTCGGCGGTGATGAGACGGAGGCGAGTGCCCGGCTGGATGTGGACCTCGATGGGCTTGCCGCCCTCGACATCATCGAGCGAGCGCGACGCGATGACCTCGACGGCGCGACGCTCGCCCGGCTCGTGGAACGGAAGCGAAGCGATGTAGGCGAACGTGTCGACGGGCGACGGCCATCCGGGCGCCTCGCCGATGGGGTCGAAGGCAAAGAACCAGAACAGCTGGTCGTTGTCCTTTGCGTCCGTCCCGTGGAGGCGCGTGGTCCAAGGCACGAGCTCAACGCCAGGCCCCTCCGCCTTGTCCACCTGGATGGCCGGCAACACCAGGAGCAGGTAGTCTGGATGCGGGTACCACCCCGGCCCCTTGTACATGAAGTCCTTGTAGTTGGCCTCCGCCTGCGCGACGGTGATCCGCTCGTGGCTGTTGGGCCGGAAGATTCCCGGGTCCACGGACTTGTACCCGAGCATGGTGAAGATGGCCGGAACGATGGAGCTGTGAGGTTTCATGGCTGATCTCCTCGGGCGCCTTCGGGCGCCTCTGACGCCGAATGCCGGCGAGCCCGAAGGCTGCCGGCACGCGCGCGTATGGCTGAGACGGCCCAGCTAGTCGTGTTCGCCTTCCTCGGCCAGCATCGCGGCCGGTCCGTCGAGATTGGACAGGCTGACCACATTCGCCTCCACGAAGCGGTAGCCGTCGGTGGGACGCCCGATGGAGCGGTACATGAACGCGCGGCGCGGCGCGGCCATCGCCAGCAGCGTAGGAACGGGGTGGATGAGGTCGCCCCAGTTGACGGAGCCGCTGTTCGCGGCCCATCGGCTGTACAGCCGGGCGAGCCTCGTCATCTCATCCACCCCCATCGGCGCCTTGACGTCGGCCGGGAGCAGGCCGGGCACCGGGGAAGGGACGAGGATGACGCCCGTGTCGAGGTGTTCTTGGGCGTCGACCAGCCCCACGAGCTTGCCGGTGATGTCTAGAAGCTGCGCTCTCACCTTCATGGCGTTATCTCATGTCGTGCTTGATGATGTAGTCGTAAGCATCGTCGAACAGCGCCCGGATGGGATCGGCCGCGCTCCGCCCGACGGTCGCGATGCGCGTCCAGGCGGAGTCCTTGCCCATCTCGGAGTCGATGGCAACTCCGTTGTCGATGGTGTAGAACTTGACCCGACGGTTGAGACCGACCGAGACCACGAAGCGCGCGATGGAGTGCTCCGCCTCGGGCGAGATGTTCACGTGGCCGAGGCCCACGCACATGATCGCCATCGTCCCGTGCCCCCGAACAGGCGACTGCCGAGGCTCGGACGTCGGCGCGGGCTCCGGGGTGCCGTCGAGGTCCAAGCCGTCGGAGCGCCGCATCACCTGGACGCTCCGAGAATCGCCGCGCCGGAAGCCGCCCGGTGGAAGCGTCCCAGGCGGGGTGTCCGTTCGGAGGGCCATGTACTTACGCCAGGCGATGGCCTCATCCTCCGCGCCCGGACCGCCGTGGGGGCCGGACACGCCGGTGCCCTTGTAGTGGTATCCGTGCGCCTCGCTGGGCTTCTTGGTCCACTCGCCACGAGGGTGCTTCAGATACCACTGCTGGATCTTGATGATCCACTGGTTCCCACGCTGTCTCTCGGTCGCCATCAGCGCGCCTCCATCTTGGAACGAACGACATCCGCCAACTTGGCCTTGGCGTGGGCGTACATCGAAACGAAGTAGCAGAGCCGGCAGAAGCACACCAGGGCGGCGAGCTTTGCCAGGCAGTAGACCGTCTCCATCAGCCGTTCTCCCGGCCGGGCGTCTCCAGGACGCTCGGCACGGTCCCGGGCGTGTAGCCGAAGGTGGACGCTGCGGGCTTCCTCCGCTGGTACGCCGGCCGCTTGGCCAGCGGGATGGTGCCCTTGTCGGCGTACGCGCGGATGGCGGCATCCCGCGTCGCCTCGGTCCGCTTCTTGAGGAGGGCCGTCACCGCCTCCACCGGCACCGAGCGCGCGCCCTTCCGGCCGTAACCCGTCCCGCACCGGGCGAGCCTTCGGCGCAGGCACCTCGGGCTCGCCTCCATGTTCGGGATGACGCCCTGGTGGAAGGCCTGGCGCGTCGTCGCCCACCGGCAGCTGACGCCGTCGGCCAGCGCGAAGGGCGCCTGGTGGATCTCCTGGGTGATGTCCGTGAGGGAGCGGAAGGGCTCGTGGCGGTTGGCGAGGAGCATACGAGGCAGGGAATCGATGTCGCGGTCCTGGTTCATGGCAGTTCTCCTTGTCGGTTCTTGTCGCAGTCGGCGCTCGCCCCGGATAGGCTCCGAGGCGCGCGGCGGCTGGGGAGCGTTTCGAGCGCGCTCCCGTCGCCCGCTAGCCCTCGCCTCCGCCTTCGGTGATACGGAGCCACGAGACGATGGCGCGGTGTTCGACGCTCGCCCGATCGATGGAGCCCGCGGCGCAGGCGCCGTAGATGATGACGTTGGGGTACACGACCTCACCATCGTGGATGTCGTAGATGTTCGCAGGGACGTCCGGATTGTCGACCAACTCGGGCGGGTCCGTGTGGTCGCCGCGGAGGCGCATCACCTTCCCGTCGGACACGTGGAGCACATACTTGAAGCCGTGGTTGCTCACTTGGACGCTCCCTTTGCGGCGAGGGCGCGACGCTCGTTGGCGAGGCGGAGCCACGGCCGCTTGCCGTAGTTGTCAGTCTTGGGCGCTTCGGGTGCCTTCTTGGTGGAAGCGAGCGTGGCTGCGTTTTCCGCGGCCATAGCGCCCTGGATTACCTCGCCCGCGTACGCCGGAGCGTTCTTGGCCACCTTCGGCTCCAGCACCTTGTGGATCTTGGTGGCCCGAACGCCATACACCACCTGCCCGGTGCTACGGCGGATGTCGTACTTGGGCGGAAGCTGCCGAGCGTCCGTGGGCCGGGCGGGCGTTTCGTGGCGCTCGATGATGGTCCCGTCGAGGAAGCCGCTGTTGGAGTTGTTCCAATACTGGACGCGCGTGCCAGGGGTGAGCTGGTCGAAGTCCTTGCCCGGAGGTGTGCCGATGGCCGGCCCGATGGGCGGAGGCTCGGGCGTAGCGACGGGCGCGGGCTTCGCGCGGTCCCAGGCCTCGTTGATGAGACGGACCACCTTCGCGGGCGTCTTGGCCATCGGGAGCGGCTGGTTGCCAGGAACGGTCGACCAGTAGAAGCCGCCCACCCGCTCGTCCCGAAAGCCGAAGATGTGGATGCCGCTGCCGCCGTCGTTGGAGCCGTGGACCTTGTAGTGGGCGTCCGTGAGCGCCGTCCGTACGGCGTCGCGCTGGGGCTGGTCCGCGGCGGCCGGGATGCCCCGGGGCGCCTCCGCCTTGGGAGCGGACGGCGGAGCCGGAGGCGGGGCGACGGGAGCGGGCGGAGGCTCGGGCGCCTTCGTGGCGGGTGCTTCCGTGGCGACGTTGTCGATGAGCGTGGTGAGCTTGACATAATCGCCCACGCGCGAGAGGCGCACGAGCGTCCCCTGGAAGCCCAGAACCTTGTATTGGTCGCCCGCCTTGTGGTTGACGCCGCTCGTGGCGGCGCCCGTGCGAAGGTCAACCTTGAGCCACACCTTGTCGTTCCGCTTCATCGTCTCGATGTCCATGTTCCCGAAGCTAACGCCTTCCCATCCACCCGTCGAGAAAAAAGCGACCAGCCATCCGTTTTTTCTTCTGAGATGGAAGCGCTCGGGCGGCCTGGCCCGCCGTCCGAGGCGCGTTACAACCCGCCGTGGTGCCACGCTGACACAGGGTGCCACCGTCCTGCAACCGAGCCCACCTGCCCAGGCCGGAGTCCATCAGGCGTGACAATCGTTGTGCCTGCTGACACAGCATCGGGCGACACAGCCTACCTGGCACGAGCGCTTCGCCGCCGTTCGCCGGGCGAGCGTTCCGGCGGCAGGTAGGAGGATGGGCGTGGAGGTAGGATAGCGCGACGCGTCGGCGCTTGATAACAGGCGCCAAGGTAGGAGCCCGAAACGACACGAGGCGCCTCCGGCCGGAGCCGGGGCGCCTCGGAGGGCGGAGCGAGCCGAGCGAGCTAGGGGTTGGGGTCCCAGCCCGCCTTCGCCTCCGCTTCCTCCACCTCCGCAGCCAGGGCGGCGCGGGCGTTGATCTCTTCCACCAGCGCGTCGAGGGCGGGCTTGGCTTTCGCGGGAACGTCGATGAGGACATAGCCAGGCATCGCGGGCTCCTCGGACGTCGCGGGCAGGATCTCCATCTTCGACACAGCTTCCATCATCCCGGTGTCCGTGTCATCCGCATCGCGCGCCGTCTGCTCCATGTTTTCCTGGAGATTCGCGGCCATCTCCGGGACGAGGGAAAGCAGCTCCGTCCAGCGCGCCCACACGGCGGGCAGCTTCCGCGTGAGGCCGAACTTCGCCACGCCGTTGAGGCTCCACCACAAATCGTGGGCGGACTGGTCCTGGAAGCGACGGGCAACGGGCCCGTCCGCCCGGCCATCGTAGAACGCGAGAATGATGGAGCCGTCCTTGTCCGTCGCGCTGCTGTACTCGCCGCGCCCGATCGTGGTCTTGGTGGTCGTCATTACCATCTCTCCTGTTAGAACCTTGGAACCTTCTGACGGCGCGTGCCAGCTCGCCCTTTCGGGCGGCCGGCTCGGAGGCTCGGGAGCGTCGTGTGTCAGGCGGGGATGTCGACGTCAGCCATCTCATCGGAGAGCTCACGAGCCCAGGCGGCGAGGATGGCGGCATCGATGGGGCCGATCCAGCCATCGCTACGGCGGCGGCTGGCCTCCTCACGAAGGGCGCGGAGGGCATTGAGGTCGTCGCAAACGATGTCGATGTGGCGGGCCATCGGGGCGTCCTTTCCGGCGCTCTCTTGCGCCGTCGAGGGAGAACCTAACCTGTACCTGGATCCATAGCTACCAAAAAGCGACCCATCCCCAAAAAAGTTCAGAAGACACAGAATCGATGGACGGCATGTATGTGCGGAACGGAGTGCCACCGTCCTGGTGGCATGCGGCCTGTGATGGGCCCGACGTATGGCCGAGGGCTCGGGAGCGTCAGGGCGGTGGCAAGCCGGCAGGCAGCCACGCCGTCCGAGCCTCCGTGGGTCGGAGGCTTAGCGCCGCCTCGGAGCGGAGGCGAGCGCCCGAAAAGCACAACGCCCCGCTCCCTCGTGGGGGAGCGGGGCGCCGATGGGCCTGGACGAATCCGAGGCTACTTCGCCGCCGCGACGGCGGGCTTGGCCGCGGGCTTCGCGGCCACGGCCGGCTTGGCGGCCGGGGTGGCGGGCTTCGCCGCCGCCGCCGCGCCGGTGGCCTTCGGGGCGGGCGTCGCCGCCGCCGCGGGCTTCGCCGCCGCGACGGCCGGCTTGGCGGCCGGGGTGGCGGGCTTCGCGGCCACGGCCGGCTTCGCCGCCGCCGCGGGCTTCGCGGCGGGCGTCGCCTTCGGAGCGGCGGCCGGTGCCGCCGCCTCGGCTGCCGCCTTCTTGGCGGCGCGTGCCGCGTTCGCCGCCGCCAGGTTGGCGGAGCGGTCCACGGGCGGCTTGGCCGCCTTGGCCGCCGCCTTGGCTGCGGCGTCCGACTTGGCCATGCCCTCCAGGTGCTCCTTGCCGCGCGTCAGCTCCGCGATGGCCTTGGTCACGGCGTCCGAGCCGAAGCCCTCCATGATCGGCGCGTACTCCGTGAGCTTGCCGATGACGCCATCGATGGTCCGCTGCGCGTTGACGCGCTTGAGCCAGGGGAACGCCTCCGCGCCCTTCTTGGCGGCGGGCGTCGCCTTCGCGGCCGGGGCGGGCGTCGCCTCGGGCTCCGCGGCGGTCTCCTCGCCCTCGGTGGCCTCCGCGGTCTCCTCGGCCGGCTCCTCGCCCTCGGCCGCCGCCTCGCCCTCGGTCGCCTCGGGCTCCGCCTCGGCCGTCTCCTCGGCCGCCTCGGTGGCCTCCGCGGTCTCCTCGCCCTCGGTCGCCTCGGGCTCCGCCTCGGCCGTCTCCTCGGCCGCCTCGGGCTCCGCGACGGTCTCCTCGGGCTCCGGCTCGGGCGCCGGGGCGGGCTTCGGCGCCACCGCCTTCTTGGCGGCCGGAGCGGCGGCGGCCGGCTTGGCCGGCGCTGCGGCTGCGGGCTTCGCCGCCGCGGGCTTCGCGGCGGGGGTGGCGGTGGTCTTGGCGGCGGCGACGGGCCTCTTGGTGTCGGTCATGGTCGTGTTCTCCTTGGTCTCGGTCGAAACGCTGGCGGCCGGCTTGGCCGTGGTGGTCTTCTTGGTGGCGGGGGTGGTGCTCTTGCGCGCCTCCGCCTTGTGGGCGATGGTGGCCTCCGCCCTCGCCTTGAACGTCTTGCCCTCCGGCCCCATCGAGCCGAGGAAGGCGAGCGCCTGCGCGGAGCCCGTGAGCCCGTACGCCTCCGGCTTCGTGTCGCACACCGCCACTTCGTACAGGCGGTCCAGGATCGTCGTGTAGTCGGCCTGGTTGTTGTCGGTGAGCTTGGAGGGGAGGGGAGTGGACTTGGGCGCGGCGGCGGTGTTCATGGGTTGGCTGATCTCCGTGGTATCTGTCGTTTTTGTCTACGGCGCTGAGCCCGTCCGCCCTGCGCCGTTCCCCCGCTCGGTCCGTCGATGGACCTGGGAGCGGAGTCTAAGGCTGTGTCTACAGAAAGGAAAGCGAAAAAGAGTCCATCGCCAAAAAAAGTGATCTCGTGCTTTACTTCGTGGTGCGGAGCGCCAGGAGGCGACGCCCCTCCGCCCGGTCCAGGGGCATCCGGACGGTCTTGCGGATGCGGCGCGCGATGAGGCTGGTGTCCACGCCGCGGCGACGGAGCGCCCGGAACCACTCGCGGATGCCCTGGCTGCTCTTCCGGACGTTACAGTACATGCAGAGGGTGATGAGGTTGGCGTCGGAGTTGTCGCCACCGAGCTCAACAGCCAGGAGGTGGTCGACGGTAAGCTGAACGCCTTCCTCCGCACCCTTGCCACAGCAGACGCAGGCGAAACCGTTCCGGTGGTAGATGGAGAGACGCTTGGAAGGGCGGAGCCACTTCCCACCGGAAGCAGCCGGATGACGCTTGGCGCCGGACTTCTTGGCGGCCTTGCGCGCCTTCGCGGCCCACGAGGTGATCTTGTTCGTCTTCCGGCCCTGCTTCGTCGCGTCGCTCATGAGAAGGAACCTAACCTGTCCCTGTCGACAGCGCTAGGAAAAAGTTGACCATCCCCAAAAAAAGTTCCAGACGACATCTAATCGTGGACAGAAAGAAGGCGCCCGGCCGGAGCGGGGCGCCTCGTGGAACGCTCGGGCGGAGGCTAGCGCCGGGGCGTCTGGCGGCGCCAAGGTTTCCCCGGCGCCGCGCGCTTCCAGATGTCGTCACCCTCGTCATCGAACTGGACCGTGAGGATGTCGCCGTCGTATCTGATGGCGTAAACGTGGTCGCCCCTGCCCCTGCTCACGTAGTACGCGGACACGCGCATCGGCAGCTCATCGATGGCCTTCCGGGGCGCCTCTCTGCCGGCATCGTCCGAGGAAGGCGAACGCCCGCGGCTGGGGTTGGGCGTAGGCTCGGGCTCGCCCATCGCTGCGGCTTCGTCCCTCTTTCGCTTGGCGAAGCCAGCCAACTGTGCGGCCTGCAACCGGATGGTGTCCCAATCCTTCGCGCTTCGCTCGTGGTCGCCTTCCAGCCGCGCCGCCAGGACGTTGACGATCGCACGCGCGTTGGTCATGGATTTGCTCGACATCTTCGTGCTCCCTTCTGGCGCCGCGTGCCGGCGAGCCGCTAGGGCTGGCCGGCCGGGCGCCTCCGCGAGGCGTGGGCTAGAGGCTGCTGACGAAGGCCTGGACCTCGCCTTTGGCGCGCGCCTTGGCGAGCGCGGCCTGCTGCTGGAGAGTGTTGGGGAAGCCGTGGTGGGCGAGCGCGGCGTCCACGCTCTTGTGGATGAAGTCGCCCTGCTCCGGCTTCCAATCATTGTATACGTCGCGACGGAAGCGAGCGTGTGCGGCGTAGAAACGCCCCCGGCACCAGATGTCGACGGCCATACCGTCATGGGTGATGGTCTGGACGAAGCGGTGGTTGGTGTTCTTAAACATGGCTTTCCCTCCTGTTTTCAGTTGACGCCGGTGTGCCACTCATCCGTAACGTCCACGCCGTATTGCTCCGAAGCGCTTTCGATACGCTCGATGAGCTGCGCCTTGGATCCCTTGCCCGAGACGTCAAACTCCAACGCGAGCTTGCGGAGCCGAGCGAGGCTGAGACCGTCGAGGTAGGCGCGGCGTTGTTCGTTGTTCACGAGGGAGAACATAACCTGTCCCTGTCTACAGGGCTAGGGGAAAGTTGACCAAGGACAAAAAAAGTCCAGAGAGCCATCGGGCGATGGCTACTCGGTGAGCGCCGTACGCTCGCCCGTGGTGTTGTCGATGAGCTCGGGCTCCCAGAGGTGGGAAGCGGCGCCCGGGATGGCGATGCCCCCGCCACGCGTGTAGCGCGGGTGGTGGACGAGGGTGGTGAGCGGCTTCGCGGAGCGGTCCACATCCAGCCGAGCTGGAACGGCGCCACAGATGTCGCTGACGTAGTTGGCCACGATGTGCTCGGCCGTGTCCCGGTCGAAGTCTCCAAGGTTTACGTTGTCCGCGAAGACAGCGAAGAGACGGCCGGAGGGCCGGATGGTCATAACGGGCACGGTAGCCTCACTTGGTCCAGGGGTTGGGCTTCTTGGGCGCCTTCGGGGCGGCCGGCTGCTGCCCGAGCGGGCGGATCCACGCGGTCGTGTTCGGCGCGTTCGCCTTGACGGGCTTCGGGTTGGGATTGGGCAGGAAGGCCATGTTTTCCTCAGCGCGCCGCGTAGGCGACCTGGTTGCCAACGAACGTCGTGGAGAGCGAGCCGGCCCGGAGAAGGGCCAGGACGCCCGCGCGCGCCACCTTGATGTTGATCTCCAGCTCGCAGGCCACAAAGTCGACCGTGGTGAGGCGGCGCTCGGAGGTGCGCTTGGAGATCAGCGTCGCGATGTCGTTCGTGTTGTTCACGAGGGAGAACATAACCTGTCCATGGATCCAGCGCTAGGAAAAAGCGACCCATCCCCAAAAAAAGTTCAGAAGACACAGAATCGATGGACGGCATGTCTGCGGGTGGAAGCGCTCGGGCTCGCCCGCGGCCGGCTCTCCTTATAGGCAGGCGACACACGCATCGACGCGGCGCGTCGTGAAAAAAGTTGCTACTGTAGGCATCTTTCCGCTTTACTTCCTGCCACAGCAGAACATTTGGGCAGCATGCCATCGTCCTGCACACACCTCCACGCGTCCATGCATCGGCCCATCAGGCCTGACAAGCGTTGGCAGACGCAAGCCTGGGTCACGCGGCATGGCCATACGTGGGACGGCGCACCCGGGAGCGCTCGCCCTCGGCCGCACAGGTAGGATAACGCGCCCCCGCCCCCCCCCCGTCCCCCCCCCCCTCCGCCCCCGTCCCACCCCCCCTCCCGCTTCTGCCCCGCGTTGTGTTGCGCATCTTAAGCCCC